ATTAACCGTGTCGCAATGATAGTTAACACACCCATCAAACTTTGATGAAAGGTTATCTGTTAATACTGCGAAACGAACGTTATTACCCCATACCTTCTCCCATTTAGGATCGTTAGGTAAACAACCCGAACGCCAGTCGTCCTTAATCCAATTAAACGTAGCACCGGTGTCGTTGATATCGTCTACAATAAGAATTTTCTTTTCTAGTGGTCCGCCTGTAACACGGTCTTCTTCTTTTTCACGATAGCCAAACGCATCTTCTGCCATCCAAAAGTTGCTTTCACTTTCTCTGTTATCATCACGCAGACTTACCTTGAGTGCTTCGCAACGAATACCGGTCATGTTTGAAATAATAGTAGCAGGTACATTACCGCCTCGTGTAATACCTACAATGTAATCAGGCTTCCAATTATCATAATACATTTGTAAAACAATGTTATTACACATACGTTCTACATCTGCCCAACTGTAATATTTCTTTTTAATCATGATGATTTCCTCTTGAAGTTACCGCTAATAGAATATCTATCCTTTCCTGATAAATTTTTTCCTGTGTAGTGCGGTATGCTACTAGGAAAAATAAACATCGTCCCTGTGCTTGGGTGTACAGTCTTTTCATATGATTCTGTATTTGCAAATAGTTTAAAATGCAGATCACCTTGATTGTCAAGTACACGTGGATAATATACAAAAGATATATCACTACCGTGATGATTATGAAAATTAGTACTACCGTTTGGCTCAGTTTTATGAACCCAAATACCTGTTAGTTCTAAATCATCTCCATAGTACTCTTGTACAGTTCTTTCTAGTTCTGCTTGTAAATGTGTGCAACCTGCAGAACTAGGATAAACTAAATCTTCGTAATGTGTGTCATTAGGGTCATTATCAATTCTGTTATCACAAACTTCAATTTCTTCAACGATTTTATCGTGAATAACATTTGTAATAGCAGTTTCTAGTACATCAATTCTAGCAACAGTATGTACGGTTTCTTTTTGAGGCATAGGAGGAACATACTCTTTTGTCCAAGGATAGGTTTCTGGATATCCCATTCTAATAGCACCTTCTCCTTTACCATGCCTATCTGGTTCGTATTTTACAAATTTAAATGTAGGCGTAAATCTATGTTCATTCCTTAAAGGAGTAGCAGTATGTAGGATATTGCTTTTCCAAATAAGCATACGTCCTGGAATAGGAGGTATTGCCCAAATAGTTGGATAGTCGCCTGTTCCTTCTAAGTTACCTTTTTCTTGTTTGTTAATAATAAACTTAGTTTCGCCACCGTCATTGATATCCCAGTTATTATTTGCATAAAACATAAATGTCCAAGCATCATCGTTTTCGTCATCTACATGATAATATGCTTGTTCTCTTGGAGCAAAAATGTTTGCGTGTGATCTTTTTAAAATACAACCATGAACCTCTGGTACATACTTTTCACAAAACTCCCATAAAGCATGGAATATTTTTGTGCCTAAGTAATCACCAGTACTCATTCCAGTTGGCGGTAAGTCAACATTATCAACTTCACCATACATATATAACATATTCTTAACGTCTAAAACAAGTTCGTTAAGGTGTGGCGGCGACCACACGTCATCAAAAATTTTCATTCTACCATCTAGTAGAGTTTGTACTTTAGGCTCCTGCATCTTTTTCTTTCAAATACTCCTCATTATGGATCCAACGATATCCTTCGTTTCTAACCCAACGCATAAATCCCCATTCTTGAACTTTACGTCCCATAAAGAATAAACTCCAACAAGGGATTTCATTTCCGTTTTCATCCTTTTGTAATTCTAACCAATGCAAGTCGTCTGCTTTACGCATACGAAAATGCCCAGGTCCTCTCCAAACTCTTGTACTACCACATACGTGACCTTCTTGTGCAAAGATTGGAATATGTTCCCAATAACCACCTTTAAGAATAAAAGTTGCATAACTCCATGGGTGGTCATGTAGTGTGGGCTCATCACTTACAAGAACTTTGTGTAGTGTGATATTAAAAGGAAAGTGTTTTCTATTTTTAAGAAATAGGTAATAACGGATAAGGTAAGGCACCTTTCCGTCTCTGTCTGTAATTACTCGACGCCTGCCGAGTTTGTCCATAATTTTAGAAAGGAACATCATCATCTTTCCTACTGTTATAATCATCCTTACACAAGTTATATATTTCTAAAAACTTTTCATACTGTAGTTTTAGGGCAGGGTATAACTTAATCATATCTTCGATCTTATATTCTGCCGGCCAATTATCGCCATACTCTCCAAGTGTTATACTAGATGGAAAATCACCAGTATCAAAAGTTGTATCAAAACTTGTGTCAACATTAACAGTATAAGTGCCATCGCTTTGTACGTAACTTGTATCTATTGGATATGTAGTTGAATCCATTGTTGAATACGATGTAATTCCGCCTACAGTTGCACCTGGGCCTGTATAATCGATATTAGTATTATCTAGTGTAATAGTAAATTTCTTTTCATCATCGTCCATTATTAATCACCTTGTAAAGTGCTTGACCTGAAAAGAAGTCTTCTTTTAATTTTGTAACTTGTTTAAGTAACACTGGAAGATAATTGTCATAGTTTTCCATGTAATCAGTAATTCTGTCAACTAAGACTCTTCTATATTTCTTGTAAGCAAAGAAGTCTTCTGTCCATTCGCTTGGATACTTAAATTCATCTAATCCCATTTCGCTATAACTTAAACGATCCGGAACCATCGGAATAGCATTAACTAGTGCGCCTTCATACCAACTAATACCAAGTGTTTCTTGTAAGTTAGCACTAAACACTAGTTTTGCTTTACCTAGTAGGTTATGATACTCATTCTTTGTTAACGATTGTTCTTGACAAATAATAAGTTCATAGTTAGGTAAATGTTCTTTTAAGTCTCTAAATATTTCTGGTTGTTTCTCTGGAGCAACTCTATGCGGAAACAGAATAATATTTTCTTTAGGCATACCTTTGTAAGAGTCTAAACTATTTTTTAGATACTCCATAGGCCATCCTACACGATGAAATTCTGTTTTATAATCGCCATATGCATATGGCTTCAATTGGAATGCTTTTTTAAACATTTCAATATGGAATTCTGTAGCAAAGAAGTTATCATGATAACATTCTAGCATACTTTGTTCTGCAAGACGTACCCAAGGTTTATCACCAATTAGTCTGCCCAAGAAATCTTGTGGGTCATAACTACCAGCGTGCCAGAGGCCACCAACGCGAATATTAACACCAAGTAACTCTGCCATGTAACGTAGTTGTATAACTGTAGGATTCCAGGCATCGGTATAGAGAAAATAATCACCGTCCTTAATTTTACCATTGCAGAACATCTCTCCAATTTGTTCTAGTTGTTTACTCTTGTAAACATTAGTACCGCCAAAGTTAAGAAATGCCCCAGGCGTAGTAGCCTGAGGCGTCTCTCCTCCACTGATAACAGTGACTTCGCTATTAGTAGCACGTTGTAACTGCTTAGGAAGATGTTCCTTCCACTGCTTAGTATAACGTGTATCTACTGCTTCGATGTCAACTATATAAATCAATGAAACTTCCTTTTATTAAATTTTCGCTTTGGCTTTCGCGAAATTTTTGAAGGATCTAAATAACTTTGGTAAGTGCGAGACTTTTTATTATAAAGATCTGCTTCGTTAAAAATAAACCCGTTGAAACGGCAAAAGTCACGATAACTATCTAAGTCATCGAAAATTTGAACCACGTCAGGGCGTTTATCCCAATACTTGCTCATTTTAATGCTTCCTTTAGTTTCTAGCATATTCAATGTGGGCACCGTTCTCTCCATCTTCGGAGACATCGATGTGGACTTCACGTCCAGGGTGTTTAGCACGGATTTGTTCATACAAATCATCTGCCATCATTTCACAACTCTTATAATCTAGTTCAAGGGTTTTCTCCTCATAAAGTTTTTCTAACCATCTTTTGAATTGAATAAATTCGATATCTCTGTCGTTGTGTGTAACTGAGATAGCGACTTTGAAATGGAATATGTGTCTGTGGGGATATCCCAAAAACGAAACATCATATTCATCACCTGTTGCAAGACTAGGATCATCTAGTGCCGCAGGATACTTGTGGATTCCTTCCTTTCGGAATGTTACCCAAATCATTCTCTTTGCGTTTTCCATAATTGCCTTTTCGTTATCCTCTCTCATCATTCTCAACATATAATTGTGATAAGATTCTCTTACTGTTTCCATTTATTATAACTTCTTTCTTAGTCATTGTCAACCGGATTATCGTTTTCATATTTGGACCAATCTGTAAATTTTGAACGGTCTTGTAAATCGTGTACCTGATGAATCCAAACACCGGCATTAGTTGCTTTAAAATCTTTGTCGTCAATTTTGATACACGCATTATAATTAAGTTGATCAATGTAAGGAATTTTTACACTAATCTGACTAATAAAGTTTGTTTTTTCGTTGTAACCGCTTTCTAACACCCACTCATGATATTTTACATCATAATCAAGTGTTACATGATATCCTTCTTTAAGCAAACCGTAAATTAGTGTATCCCAAGCCTTGTTAGTTTCTTCTTCACCATTTGGTAAAACTATTTCAAAACTTTGATTAGCACCCAAGTAAATATGGTCTACGTGCTTTGCTTTTGCTTGTTCTAATACTTCATCTAACGGACGACATCCAACTACAAATAGTGTATCCATATCGTATGCTGGTGTTTTCTCTACTTCATATCCAGTAAAATAAACAACATCATCTTTTACAATGCCGTCTGAGTAATCACGTTTCATGATTGTAATCTCTCAATTTCCTGTTTAACTATTAATTTCTCTTGTTTCATTTTCTTAAGTGCCGCATCATCTATATAATTACTATAACCTCTTTGGATCTCTTTGTCAAGTGTTTTATGCTTGATTATTAGTGCTTCCAATCTGTTTTCTTTAGTCATATGCTCTCCTTAATATAACATTATAGTGTGTCGTTGTCAAGTCCAAATCCTTCAATATCGCCATTAAATGCAATACTAATCCTATCTTTCTTGCTCCAATTTTCTTTAACTTGATGATTAATCCAACCTGGGAAAGAAACTAATTTACCAGTTTGTGGAATAACTGTAAATCTACAACCGTTATAAGAATTGGCCGCTTGAATTAGTTTAGGTGGTAGAGCATAGTCTACGATATTAGATGGGGGGAATAAAACTAAATCTCCGCAGTTTTGTTCGGCTTGTGGATAGTATACACAGGCTACGAAGTGTTTAGGGTGTAGATGTGTTTCTACAATGTTTGATGTTTGTTCTAAAGGCTTTTGTACATTTAGCCAAGCCTGTGTGGGTTTAATTTCATACCCATCAACCAAGTTCCACAGTTGTGTGAGCATTTTAAAATGTTCTCTTACCGCTTCTACTAGCGGTTGAAGAACAGGCTCGGCTAAATTTAAATGATTACTTTGACCTCTGTGCTTAACATTCTTGTATGCAAACTTAATAAGTTCGTCATTGTTAATGTCGCTAAGGTGCTCGTCTGAGAACGGAGTAGTAAACAAGTCAACTATTGCCATTCTCTGATCTCCTTTAAATTTTATTTTTAAATTTTAAAATAGCATCTTTTAGTGCTAGTTTGATTTTCTTATGCCTTTGCAAAAGTTCTTTTGAAGTCCATGAACGATCTCCGTCACGTTCCTGTTCCATCTCTGTAACTTTTTTATCGTAATATTGATGCTCTTCTTCTAAACGTTTTAGTTGCTTATTAGATTTGCTCATCTTCTAACTCCTCGAGTTTATGTTCTTGTTCTTCAGTAAATTCACTGTCACTTGAGTCATCTGAAGTTGTTGTGTCTGCTTCTTCAAATAAATTAGCAAACTGTGTACTAGCATTAACTGTCTTTTTACCAGTAGCACCTCTAGTGCCAATAACTGACATCCAGAATCTTGAAAATTCTTCTATGACCGCATTCGCTTCGTCTCTGTTGTCAGTTGCAAATATCGCTTCCACAACATCTCTAAAAAATAACCTGTCAAAACGTTCTTCGACAAGCATCGCTGGAATTCTGCCTGCGTCATATTCTCTGTTTGCTTCTTGTACTGCATTAATGTGACTCCATACATTATGACCCATTTGGATCGCATATGAAAAACTATCCCAAGATGTTTTTCCTTCTTTACCTACTTTATTTAGATCGCCTGGTGCATAGATACAAACATCTTTGGCTGTTAGTCCTGTTGTAATAGGCGAGTCTTTAAAACTTCCGTGTTTGTTTTCACGTACAAATGCTTGACCAAACGGTGTAAGGTCTTGTGCTAAACCTTTGTCGTCAATGCTAGGTACCATTCTGTATACCCATTTACTTCTATCTTTTGTTTCAAGTTCACAATAGATTTGACCATTTGCTGTTGCTAAGAATGGACTAGCACAGTCAAATGTAATTGTAAAGTTTTCGTTATGATGTTTACGAACTGCTCTTTGTACATCAGTTAGTAGTGTTGCCCACTCTAGTTTACTTGTACCCAAGAAGTGCATAAAGTCATGTTTGCCTTTTTCAAGTAATCCATCAAAACGTAGTGCAACAATACGTTTTAATGCTAGGTGAATATCACACATATTCTGACCACCCATTGACCACCCATTAAAGTGATCAGTATACTTTTTAGGATCGCAATAGTCTTTCATTTGCTGATACCAATCTTCTGCATCAGCATGATTCTCACCTTGTAGTACATTTAAGAATTTACAATTACCATTACGATTTTTCATAAAGTAATCGTTATTAATACGTGTGGCATTTACTGCTTCTTGGTATGTACTAATACCAGTTGCTTTAACACCTTGTGGACTACGAGCAACCCAAGCCGGAATATCAAGGATCATACCGTAATCCATATATTCGTCCATCCAACGTAAAACTTGTTCACGTTTCTTTTTCGCCTTAGGACAGTTAGGATCTTTCCAATCACCTTCCCATACACCTTTACCAATCTGGAATCCTCCAGAGTCGCCAAGCAACCAACTAGTATTGCGATCTCTGTTTCGGATCATATCTTCTTTAGGTGAGTCTTTGTTAATATCTAATTCAGCGTGACCTGCGGAATACAATGACCAATTATATTGAAACATACCGTCATTGCGATTTAACCAGTTCAGACTTTCAACGTCATTAGGAAAGTTACTAGGAATTCTAGTTCTTTCAACATATTCTTCACGACGCTGTTTACCAATGAATGTAGCATAGAAGCCACTAATCGCTGGTAGGAAGATTGCGTAATCCTTTTGCTGTGCTGTTAAGTCCGTATTCAAATTATTCTCCAAATGCCTTAAATGCTAAGAGAGGAACAAGCCAAGGATAAACCAAATGCTCAACCAACTCATATACAACCAAAATAGTGAGCAACACGGCCCATAGTTTTGATGTTTTTGCTTTGTTGCTAACATATTCAAATATCCTCGAATGCCACTTTCCTAAACGTTCTATTATACCTGGTTTCGGCATAAACTCCTTACTTAGATTGTGCTGGAAGAATATAATCGTACTCAACCATTCCACTATCTACTGTGATTTGCATAGCACCTTGATCTGAAATCTTCATGTTTAATTTACCATCAAGATTTAGAATTGCTTGTACTTGTGCTACAGGCCATGCCCAAGTGTGTTGTAATGCACCAGTTACACCTGTTTGGAAATTAAACTTACCAGCGTGTGTACTGTGATCACCAAAACTAAACACTAGGTTATCACCGTTAGTTGAAACATTAAAAGTTGGCTCTTCTGAATGCGCCGCACTTTGTAGTTTCATTCTATTAATACTTGCAACAGTTGGCTCAAACTCTACTTCCCAACTTGCACCTTTAAACTTAACACTCTTTAGTTTTTCTTCAATGATTTGTTTGTTCATAAAACGATAATCATTTTGGAAGTCACCTGCTTCGTTTTCAAAGTGAATGTGTGTTGGAACAGTTTCGCCATTACGTTCTGCTTTCTCTACAGAAAGTTTTGCGTTCTTTTGATACTCAGGATTCTTTAAGTGTAGTGCTAACTTGTCTAAGTTAGGCATACCAAAAGTACCATTGAACTCGCCTACGGAATTCTTTGCTTTTGCAGTTAAGATAACACTTCTATCTTCTGCCATACTTTCGATTGTTGTTGATTGATCATCGCCACTTACTTTAACTAGATTAAGAAAACCTAGTGAATGTGTGTGTGCGACAACGTCTTGTAAAATGTCTTTCATTGGTTGCTTCTCCTTTATATTACATTATATTTAGGTTTTTGCGAAAAGTCAAGTTCTTTATTGGTCTCAATAAAGTCAAAAATATTAACTTTCGGCTTCCACCCTAAATTCTTTAAGACAGTTATATCGGCTGTATTGTCCATACGTTCATTGTCCTTAGTTGTTTGTTCAGGATCAATGTTTGCCAATTTAGTTAAATCTGTAAGTGCTACAGACGTTCCTGTACCAATATCAATTATTCCTTTGGTATCTGTTTTGATTAATAGTAGAATTGCGTTTACAATATCACTGACGTGAATAAAATCTCTTTTATGGTTGGTAACGTAGGGGACATCGTTTCTTAGTAATCGAGGTATAAACATATTGGGCCTTGTCTGCTTGTTATTATATATAGTTGTAAATCGCATACCTAAACTGTTATCTGGCGCAATTTCTTCCATAACCTTTTTAGTCATCGCATAAGGATTTAAAAAAGGTTCTTTGGCTGTGCTAGAACTAGCATACAAAATTCTTGTGTTTGGAAAACTTTGAAAAATCTTTTTAGATGCTATAACATTATTTTCCCAAAACAGTTTTGGATTATCAATGCTTCTTCGTAGTCCTGATTCTCCGGCAAGATGAATTACTAAATCAACATCAAAGTTTATTTCTAGATCAAGTATATCATTACCTTCTAGTCTATCAATACCAATTACAAAATGTTCTTTTACTAACTCTGCATATAGTTCTTGACCTACTAAACCTTTATGTCCTGTTAGTAAAATTTTCATACTAATTCCTCAGCAATGTATCTTTTTAATTCTTTGTCTTGCACATCTGTAGGTATTTCATTTTTATAAAAAAGTCTATAACTGTCAGAACCGTACTTACCAATACCGTATAATTGTGTAGCATCTTCTCCATCCCAATCTTCAAATTGTTCGCTCATTCGATACAGTCTTTCTGCTCGAACACGTTGCATACCTAACGGCTTTAGCACATCTTCAATTTCTTTTTTAGTAGCATATAGCAAACTACTATGTGTAGGCCAACGTCTAAAGAACTCTGTAAGTACAGGTTTAGTTTGACGCCTGTTTACCTGATTAAGACATATAACGCCAACCATATGTTGCCATACATTGTCGACTTGCTGTTGAACCATTAGATCATCACGCATCGTATCTCTTTCCATCAAACACACAAACAAAGTATAATTCTTCATCACCTGCGTGTACACGATGAAATACTCCGTCTTGAATTAGTACTGTATCGCCTGGATAAACACTAAACGTTTCATCATCAAGTTGCATATTACCTGTACCTTCGATAAACAAGTAAACTTCTTCTTGACCTTCGTGTTTATGTCCTGTTGTACTTTTATTAGGTCTTAATCTAGTACTACTTACAATAAGATTTTTTAATCCTTTATTATCTTTTACAGTATAGCGGTCATCTTGTTTAACAACTTCACCGCCTATATCCCAGTTACCGAATTTCATTTTTTCACTCCAAAATGTTTAAAGGTTGATTGGACACACTTTGCTTGATAATAACAATCTGCTAGTGCGTTGTGAGCCTCTTCTTGTATTGCCTTACGTGGATCACTTGGCATCATACTAAATAGAGTTCTGCTGTCTCTAATTTGCCAATAGTTCCATGGGCAAGGTTTTCCTACTTGTTTGTATAAATTTTGTAGAATAGCGTAGTCAAACAACGGACCTTGACACCAAAGTTGGTCAAGTCCAACACACCATTTATTAATTGCTTTTGTAAGTGTATCCATGTTTACTCTATTCTCATGATCACCAAATGCTTCGTCTTGAATATTTTGTTCTTGTCTACCCCACCAAGCAAGAGTATTATCATCAATTGAACGATTATACTTTTCTGATTGCTCTTCGATATCACAACGTAGATATAATCCATCATGTGGCTCTGTATCAGAGTATGGATCAAACTTAATAGCACCAAGTGTAATAACTACACTATCTGGTTCTACACCAAGTGTTTCTAAGTCTATCATTCCGTGAGTAGCCATTTATTCTCCAAAGTCAAATAAATTGTTAAACGTATTTTTCTGTTGTGTACTACTTAGATCATAATCCAACACACCGATAAGGTTATCTAGTTTATTATCAATAATAGTACCTTCCATAGCATCGTCATCAAATGGAAGTTCTTTAAACCAGTCCGGCAAACGTAGTTCATCTGTAGGATATGCAACACTTGTATACCCTAATGGATTCTGTTTTAGTTTACAAACAATAACTTTCATACCATCTACAATTTCTTGCGAGTATTTGTCACCGTTCATTTTCTTCAGTGTATTCCAATTGATACTTGCTCGAACGTGACCAGGCATATTTGTTTTGCCATCACGTTGTTCTTTTCGTAAGTATTCACCAATCTTGTTTGCACGTTTAGGCGAACCTTTTTCAAAGCCAGGACGTATTTTAAATTCAGTTCTAAATTCTGTAATACGATCTAATACTTCTTTTTCAGATGCTTCTTTTAAAACCATAAGTAATAGTTCACTTAAAAATTCCTGCATAAACACAGGAGTATCTGAACGTTTAAGATCAAGACCCATTGCTTTTACTTTACCTGGCTTGCCATCAACATCTTTACGTTCACCTTCTTCATCATATACAAGTGCCGCATAACGTTTCTTTGTAATGTATAATCCTGTTTCAGCAACAATTTCTCTACCTGCCGCAATAACATCTGAACGACTCTTTGGACAGTGAAATGCCTTTGCCATAAAGGCTTCAAAAGAACTGTTTGCTTCATCGCATACTTGGTCATAAAGTTTAATTACACTTTCTTTAGTCCACGGTATTTGACCTTCTTCAATTTCTTTCTTAAGAACTGGATATGCACTAAAGTACACAGAGTCAGTATCACCATAGATAACACTTTCGCCTACGTGATCATATGTACCTGTAATAACTTTGTTTACTTCAGCGGCCATATGTTTTGCAATTTGTCTACCTGTTAGTGTAGTTGATTGTCCTATCCTCGGGTCAAAAAATCTGCAACCAGGATTAAGAATGGCCCCGTAAAGAGAGTTAAGATTAATCTTTTTAACAAGTTGCCTTTTGTCCCAAAATGCAATTTCAATTTTGTTTCCTGCATCAATTGCCTTCTTCTTCATTGCTTGGAGTTCTTTACGTTCAGCATACCAACGTTTTAGTAGTCCTGGAATAACACCATCAAACTCGGTTGTAAGTATTGTTCCGTTTGCTGTAAGCATCCAAGGGTTATTGCTATCAAAGATAATTTTATGAACTTCTGCCGCACTATATACTTCAGGTTCTTTACCTTCCCAGTCTACAGTAATGTCAAAGTCTTTTCTCTTTTCCATAACTGCATCATATTCTAATGTTCCAAACTTACCTTCCCAAGCACCTGCAAATGATTTCTTTTGCAATGTCATTGCTTCTTCTAAGTATGCTTGTGTGTGATCAGGACGTAGTTGTCCAACGATAGTTGCTGGATCCATATTCAATGCACGAATCACAGATGGATATAGTGAATTCAAGTCCATCGAACCAATCCACTTGTGTACACCTTTTTTAGGAAATGCAACATAAGCACCTGCCGCAGGATCACTACCTGGTTCACGTTTTGTCCTGTTAGGAACTTGTAGTCCTCTGTGATGTGCTTCGTTAATAATTGCTTGTTCTGTAACTGCTACCGCACCCATTGTGGTCTGTAGCAAAACCGTATTTGCGTGTGCTAGTTCATTTGATAGGTCAATGAACTTTAGTTTTTGGTCCAACTTGTCCAGTAGTGCAACGTCTTGTCGGTTGTATTCGATGAACTTTCTGAAATCATTGTTATAAAGTTGATCGAGCGTACCTTCGTAAACAGTTTTGTTTTCGCCGACTTCCATTTCACCAATGGCATCAAGTCTGTAAGTATGTCTTTCTTCATATGTGTATTTACGATATAATTCCAAACTATCTAAATGCACTCTGCCTACTAGGTCATAGGTTTGTGCTGTTTTACCAAACTTTTCATACTCACGTTTTTTAGGAAGTTGTTTCCATAAACAAAAACGTCTTGTATCATCTTTGCTTAGTACACGAGCAACACGATTAACTGTGTAAGGAATATCATAACCTTCACTGTTCCAACCACTTAGTATATCTGCATCTTGAATAATATCTAAGAATGCTTCAAGCATATCGCCTTCGTTATCATACAAGTATGTGTTTGGAAATTCTTTTACTTCTTCTTTTGCTTGTTCCATTGTCAAACCTTTAGGCGGCATTGCAAATGTAACAAGACTATCTAGCCATTGTAAGTGTACTGTAATTGCAGTAATTGGCATAAATGGATCGCTTGGATCTGCGAATCCACGTTCTGGATCAAAGTCAGTCTCAATGTCAAAGAAGCAAACATTTAGTTTTGGAGCATCAACGTTTAAATAATTTTCACTTAAACATTGGAATATAGGATTAATATCACTTTCAAACAGTTCTTTGTTTTGATTAATAGCAAGTTCTTTTCTAAATTGCTTTGTATTTTTTGCTACAATACGTGATAACGGATCGCCAAAGATACTTTTATACTTTCCTCTTTGGTCTTTATAATAGAATGTATATTTAATTGGATATTCTGTAAGGTGTCGCTTACCGTCTTTTCGTTCTACTACACGAATAATATCTTGGTCGCGATCAAAGATTGCATCTACATAACTCATTTTTTCTCCTGTTTGTCACTTCAGGCTGACAAATACCAACTAATCGTTTACTGGCCGATAACACCATACAAATGTTTAAAAATGCCTACTAAGTATATAATTGTTAGTACGCCGTTTAAAACTATTAATGACTTCTCTTTCCAAAGTATTCCAACTACTGTCCAAATAGTAGATGCAATACCAAATCCGTATGTAGCATAAACTTGATTATCTAAAGCAGATAACGTAGTTGCCGCTAATAGCAAGACAGCAGTTGCCACCCATGCTAACGGTTGGTAGGGTTTAGTCTGTACTTCCTTGTTGTTTAAAGTATTCTTTATCATTTATTGCCTTATCATCTATCCAAATATCATAATGTGGTTTGCCAAATCTTACACTAGTAAATTTAACTCCCCAGCCTTTAAGTTGTTTCATTGTAAAGTCTTGCCAATCTTTGCCTGATACTGCACCTCGTGCAGTCCAATAATGAATGTCATGGCCTTCATCAAACAACTTATTAAAGTGAGCGATTCTATCTAAATCGGGTTCACTTTTTTCATAATTACTATCGTTAGTATAGCAGATTGTGTTGTCAATGTCAACCATATATTTCATCTATTTTACCACCATCCCATTGCTACGCCAAATCCAAAAATGTTTACACTAAGAAAGTAGTAAACCATTACTAATGGCCATGCAAGTTTTCGTCTTGTATATGTAAAAATTGCTAGTGCTGAACCTAGCATAAATCCTGGATAAACAATACGCATATCCGGGTCAGCGGCATTAATGGCTAGAGTCATACTTGCACCTATAGTAACTAAGGTACCTATCATTTCTAACCAAAATGCTAAAGGGTCTTGTTTTTTTGCTTCTTTCCAGAAGTTGATAATTTTATTCATTATAGTTTATCACGTCCTACAGTAACAATCAATGTTTCTAGGTCGTCAAAATCATCAGCAACTTTACCCCATTCACCTTTTTGTGCAATCTTAATTGCTTTGTTAATTAGTGATGGTTTAATGTTTAGTTCTTCTGCAACTGCTTTAACAGTATCTTTCAAACCTTCTTGTAAGTCTGAAATTTCTTGAAGTACTGTTACGCCTTCGTTAACCAATCTTTCTAGTTTGGCTTTTTCGTCTGCGCCGTAAGTTCGGTCACTCATTTGTTTCTCCTATGTTATAATGTGTATTATATATTCGTTTGTTCTTAATGTCAAGTCGCTTGTGGTCTTTCCATAGTCAAATTGCCACTAACAATAACTCGTTCAAAATCTGTTTCTTGAATTGGTACCATGTGTGTTACCCAACCAGGAAAAATAACAATAAGACCTGGTTCGGGTTGAATGGCTCTTTCAGCAGTTGGAAATACTAAAGGAGCACATTCTTCCGAAGCATCAACATAATAACAAAAACTCCAAAGTGCTGGATGATGGGCGTGTGGTAGGGTTTCACCTCCTCTTTTATAAATTGCACCCCAGCAATCTGTTGCATAAAAATTTCCTTGTGGTACTGGATCTAATCCTTCTTCCAAAAGTTCTATAGCAAAGTCAATAATTTTTTTGAAATGCGGATTGTCATACATAGTCCAACGTGTCATATCCGCTTTGACATTTGTTTTATGGTATTGTTGATCACCTTGTTCCTTAATACAAGAAATAAGGTCTGCTTTGATAGATTCCTTTTCGTGGAACATACCAGTAAAAATATTCGCTCGTTCTTTAAACTCAAAAGTTTGAATATGTGGTACCATGCAAATATTTATGATATGCTAGGTGTCTAAGGTTTCGTTGCGGTCCTTGTAGTGCCACTCGTCTGTGTGTCCTACACTCCACTTAGGAGTATTTTCAACTGTGTAGTTTTGGGTGCATACTTTGAAGTCTGGTGTTTTACGATCAGTTGGAACAAGACTTTGATCTGTAAACACTACTCTGTTATTTGGTTGTGCGGCAAATTGTCCGTTGTCTAATTTAATTACATTAAATGATTTGTGTTCTGGATCGTGTTCTGCAAAGTTTTGATTAAGAGCAGTTTTATCTCTATGACAATTATCAATAGTAAAAAGATATTCACCTTTATGCATTTTACGATCTTTGCCAAAAAATTCACAATCACTTAGCATAGGCTTTTTAATTACTGTAATATCGTAATCAAAGCAATCCCAAATCTGTAGTGTATCTAAAGGAAGTTGTTCGCTATGTAAGTAATCTTCTTTCCAAACAAACGCACTAAGAGGTAATTTATCGTATAATGCACCGTACTCTGTTAGTAGTGTTTCAAAATATAATGCTCTACCTTCTATACTTTTAACACTAATCCATAACCCAGGAGTAACTTCTCCGTGACCTTTTTGATGGTCATATAAGAATTCCTTCTTTACAAAAACTTCGATAGGTGGTAGGTTATGAACTAAAAAGGCCATATGTTCTCCTAGGTTAATACTAGAGTTATTTAGTTATTTTTGCTTTGAACTTTTGCTAGATAGTCACGAAACAGTGAGCCATGTTCACCGCGAATATCTTCTGGTTCTTTTGGAGAGTGCATACCGCCACCAGCGTCAGTAGTAACTGCTTCAATGTCAGCATACTGTTCTTTTGGTGCATTTGCAACAGATCCACATCCGCAATCATCGTCGGGAATTAAATCCTTTACTTGATCAAAACGTCGGTCATCATCTGTTTTGTTAATAGTAATATCTATTTTAGGTTGTTCAGCATCGATAATATCTAAAAAGCCTCTAATAAGATCTGCTATTCTCATTGTTGCCCACCCTTATTTGCTTGTTTCATTAATTGTTTAAACTTGCCCATAAGTTGTGGATCTTGCATTATAGTCATAATGCTTTGAGCATACGGTGAAATTGCTTTAAGCACATTTGGTGGAACAGTTTGGCCTTGTGCAACTTTATCTAGTCCTTTAGCAACTTGAGCACCACTTGCTGTTGATCCTGTGACACCTTTAAGTGCTGTTGCTTTTTGTGCAACCTTTTGCGTATCTGCACCACCGGCCATTCCAGCAACTTTACCTGCAAGTCCGCCTTGTTGTTGTGCCGCCGCTTTAACTTCATCAGGTGTCGCACCAGCCGCTTTTGCTACTGCACCTACAGCCATATTAGCACCTTTTTGTGCTACTTTACCAGCCGCTTTTTTTAACATTCCTACACCCGGAGGTGCTTCGCTAATAGAAGGATTAAAGTAAGGATTAGTTTCCTTTTCTTTAACCATTGCTTGACCTTTTGCCAGTGCTTTATTAAATTGTTTTAAACCTGTTTGTGGATCTTGTGTATTCTTACCGTCACTCCATTGTGTTCCGTCCCATTGCCAAGTAGTATTGCCATCGTTAAATGCACTACCGGGTTTTAGTTTACCGACATCTTTAATTGGTTGTGGTTTTGTTGGAGCAGGAGCAGGAGCAGGTTCTGCTTTTGGTGCAGGTTTCTCTTTAGCAGGTTTGTCAAAGTCTTTGCCTTTAACATAAGCATCTATATCTTTACCGTGATCAATACCACCATCTGGAACATTAGGATCGATTTGATAATTTGATGCGTATTTCTTATTAACTGCTTTATTTAATTTACTAAGCCAGTTACCTACTGCACCTGTACGTAGTTTGTTATCTGCTCTGTCTAATGATGCTTTAGGATTGAATCCGCCTGGAGGTGCTTCATTTAAGCCTTCGAACTCTTCTGTGATGTCCGAAAGTTTCATATTACTCTCCTAGTGATTCTGATAGTCTTTGTTCTAGTTTTGAAATGTAAGAATCTTTGTTTTCGTTCTTTTCTGCTTTAGCGGCGTGTACTGCTTTGCGTTGTGCATCGTTTTTGTACTTGCCTTCAGTAGCAACTTCGTCGAATTTTGTTTGATAATCCATATGATGATAAACAGAACCTAAATAGTCAGCGGCTTTGGTAATCTTAGCCTGTACCCACCCTTCTAAGCCTTCTTGCTCAGATACGCTTTTAAGCATTTCGTGTAACTTGATTGAATACTTTGCTAACTTGTATAAATCTGCACGTGCCATTTGTACTTCATGATCACGTTCGGCCATATCAGCCATGTCGGCTAAGCCTTCGTTAAGTAATTTTTCTGCTTCAATCATTAGTTTGTCCTGTTTCATACTAGTATTTATCTTTTAACTGTTTTGCCACCCATCAAATTGTTATCAATGTCGAGGGCGTTTTTAGCAGTTCCATCTGGATTTTTCTTTTGCGGAGCCTTAGGCAGTCCTTTTGAATCCTTAGGACGCTGTCCATATGCTTGTGCTGGATTAACTACTGTAGCAATAGCACCGGCACTTGTAGCACCCGCTGTTGCTGTTTCGTCTACTTTTCTATTAAATATTTCTCTTATTAGCATAGTATTATTTATCTTGCATTAAACTAATTATTTCACGCAATGACCCTTTCATTATTCTAACTTTAGCGTCTGTTTCGCCCATAAATCTAAGTGCATCATATCTGTGATGACCATTAACAATATATCCTGTATTATCAATTACTATAGGAGCATAGTTGCCTTCTTTTACACGAGTCATTTGCTTGTGTAGTTTATCCCAGGATCTATTACGTTGTACAGGTTTTATTAATGAAATATCCATATATACTTCTTCATTAGTAAACTCTTGTAAATCTTCTTCACGTACTTGCGGTGGAGCCATGCCGTTTGTTATATAAAAGTATGAAGGATCTTCATATCCAGTTTCAGTTAGATCATAACCTTCTTTAGCCAACTTAGTTGCAGTTGCATACATAACTGCTTTCCAGTTATCTCCATAACGCTTTTTAAAGTCTGCTGAACCTTTTTTCATTCCTTTAACAATACGCTCTTTGTCTTTTTCTTCGCCTTTAGTAAGTTCACGCTCGTCATACTGTGCATCATCACCTGGCTTATCAGCATCTTGTATATCATATCCAAGACGCTTTAATTGTTTCATCATGTATTTCTTTTCTTTTTCGCCACCCCAAAATTGAAGCATAATATCAGGATCGTTAGGATTTACATCTTCAGGATCAACATCTTTGACATTGGCTATATTAGTACCAAGTTTCATAAAGTCATAGTCTGAATCTGATTTAACTAAAGAAGTATTTTTAGGATTAGGAATTAATTCACCTTCGTCTTTTTTGTGTGGATCAAAGTCAGGATCTTGTATTACAATACGATCCTTTTTAACATAAACTTCTTTACCTAGTTTACGTGCAATATCCATTAAGTCTTTTGTTCTATTAGGATCAAGATTTTTAACCATATCTGAAACAAATGATGGTAGTTTAGATGCTGGAATACTTAACGCACCTTCTTCTATATCTTCAGTTGCAAATTTATCTTCAAGTCCTTGCATTTTATAAACAGCCTTAATACCAAACTGTCTAATTTTTGCAAACAATTTATCTAGTAATGGTTTCTTACCTTGGTTATGTTTTATCAAAAGCATTAACATACCAAAGTCGTTTGGATCTTTGATTAAATCTCTTAATTCTTCTGCATATGGTTTCAATATTTTTTCAACTTCAGCCCAAGCCATCTCGTGTGCATTGACTTGTTTGTTCCACCATTTTTCCATTTTGCCTAATATTTTATCAGCAAATCCAGATAGTTTATCAGTAATACCTTCGTCCATTACTTCTTCTGCAGGTTTTTTAAAGTAGTCTTTCAAATTACCAGCCGTCCTTTCAAACTTATGATCTTTGTGTTTAAATCCAACACCACCTTTTGATTCCCAATTTCTAATGTTACTACCAAAGTCATCAATTAATATGTTTGGTGTTCCATCTGCTTGTTTAGCAAACTTCCATTTGTCTGCTGTAATAATAACTTCTTTAGGCGGAAAGAAACTTAAATTATCTTTAACCCATTCTCTTTTGTGTGGCTCTGCTTTAGGATCATTTGCTAGAGGAGCACTTAGTATTTTATATTCGCCTTTAAGATCCTTAATAATATTTAGTAATCCTTTGGCGTTAGGTGTTAAAGGCAAAGACAACCAAAAGTCTTCTTTGTCTCTAATTTTTTGTAGTGCATCTTCAATATCTTTAATTTCTCTCCAATCAGCACCAACAAGTTTTTTCCAAGCAGGAAAGAAATCTGCAAGGACACCGTCCATGTCTACAAAAATTTCTGTAGCACTAGACAGTTCTTTACCCATACGTTCGTCTACGTTTTTATACTTTTGTTTGCGGGGAATAATTTTTGACTTGTCTTTATGCGATCCAGCGGCACCACTTTTGCGTAATGCTTCCATATCTTTCCAATTTGGATCTCTTGCTTTAATTGGTTTCTTTATATCTTTTTTACTCTCTGCCATTCCTAAATTAAACAATGTGTTTGGATCGCTATTCTTATGTGCTTTCTTGTGCATAGTATATAACGGTTTGCCTTGTTTGTCAACCGAATTTCCAAATTTCTTTGCTTGTTTAGGGATTTCATTAGGGCCTACATCAACAGTAGTATTAACTCCTGGTACAATTAATCCGCCGTTTTCTTTTAATTCTCTAAATCTCATTTCTTACGGCCTCTGAATTGTGGCATACCTGTCATAAATGGTTTTGAAAACCAAAGTTTAAACCATTCTGGATCACCAGGCTTAACACCCATGTCACGTTCTTTTTGTTTAATAGCAGTAGCAGTTAAACTAGGATTCTCATCTATTTTGTATTCTGTGTATCCTTTAAATTCACCAATACCTGCTAGTTTTTGTAATTGCTTTATATCGTCCATTACTTCTTACCGCCCTTCATATTAGCACACCAGTGATACATTTTACCTTTCTCACCACTGTACTTTTTAGCCTTAGCACGTAATGAACTAACACTTCCTTTACAACTTGCGCCAGCCTTCTTTACACGACCAGGACGACTTTTGCCTTTCTTTTTACCATCAGCAAAGTTTTCGTATACGGATTCTATCTCAGCAAATCTCATTTGCCACTCCGTGCCATACTAATAAACCATTCTGCTAGGTCTTCGTCTTTTTTATTAAACTTGTGTGTGAATGCGTCTTTGTCGCCTTTAGCCGCCGCGGCTCTTCTTGCTTTTAATTTATCCTGTACACTTGGCTCTTCCGGAGCACGTTTCTTTTTAATAGTTGTACGCGGAACATTGCGAGTAGTAAACCCTAGTATTTCGTTTTTAATGCCCATGCCTTGTTTAACTGCATCAAACATTTCTTTTGCTAGATTTTCGTCTCCAGCAACACCTTGTTTAAATGTATCAAAGTCATCTTGTGCGGCCGCCGCCTTTAATTTACTAGCACTCATTCCTTCTGCACCTTCTGCATCAGGATCACGTTCACCAGCATTCACAACTTCGATTACATCAAATGTATAATCATCACCGCCATTATATTTTTTAAGTAATTGATCAAAACTATCAACTCTGTCACTACCAGCAACATAAATTACTTTTGTATAACCTAGTGTGTATAGTTTTTTCATAGCATCGATAATAGTTCTAACATCGGGCGAACCAATAGTTATATCTGTACCGAAACTTTTTTGTGCAAAGTAAACTTTTTCTTTGTGTGATAAAGGATCTGTTTTAGGTTTTACAGTATGTGATAAAAAAAGAAAGTGGTCACCTGGAATAGAAGTTATTTTATCAACTAATTTCTTATGCCCAATGGTAGGCGGATTCATTCTGCCAAAAGCAAAAACAGCAATCTTTTGGTTTTCCGTAAGGTGACGAAGTAACATTAATACTCCCCGTTTCTCAATAACTCCTCTTCTTCTCCGAAGATTAATTCTGCAAGAGACATTTTTTCTTCTTTGGATAAAAGTTCTTCAGGACGTTTAGGAATATCATATTTTGAACAGTAATGTTTTACACCTGTTTCGATCATTTTTTCTAAATCAATTGGACCAATTGAATTACCATTCTTAATTTTATTTTGACAATCACACATTGTTGGATAGTAAGACTTCCTATAAAAGATAGGATCGTTCTTCATATGTGTTTGAAGGTCTTGAACTACACTATAAGGTAATTCTGTTTTTTCAGGTTTGCTATCAAAATCTACTGCTTTTACCATTTTCTACAACTCCAGTATCTTGCTTTTGTTCTTGGCCCTGGATTATCACAATTATGTCTAGCACGGAATGAACGTCTACGTGCTGGATTAGATTTTTTAATCTTCATATTAGGATCGCCAAAGTTAACTTTCTTTACGTTACCTGTTTTAGGATCCTTTACGTATACTTTAAACTTTTTAACATCGCCACGCATAGGCTTGCCTAGTTTAACTTTACGTCCTTGGTATTCTGCTTCGTCAACAATGTCATCTTCGTTAAACCACAAATCACCGTATGCTTCATAGAAGTCATCACCATCATATGTTTCTTCAAAAACGTTAGATAGTGTTTTTAATCTTGCTAATTCGTCTGACTCATTTTCATCTTCAGGTACAGCCTCTGCCATTTCTTGACAATCAGTACATCTTCCTACACCGTCATAAACATCTGCAATAGCCGCTCCGCAACAGTTGCTTACCATGTCTGGTTCGTTCTCATCGCCTGGAGAATAAGATTCTTTTTTAGCCCAGTCGCCTGAAGAAAATGCAAGTCCTAAATCGGCTATAAACTTATCAATAGCGTCTTTATCAAGTGGGTTACTATCTGGAAGGATTGTTGTAAATTCTTGTCCAAAAGCACTAGGTTCTGTTTTCCAACCTAGTTGTTGAGCCGCTGTTGGTATTTTAGTATTATTGCCTTTAACAACTACCTTGGAATAGTTTCCTTCGCCTAAGGCTACTTCAGCAAGATAATCTTTAAATGTTTTATTAGTCATATGATAGCACCTTCATAATACGTATTATAAAGTATTTATCAATAATTGTTAGATGCTGATTTCGATATCGAAGTTGCTGTAGCCTAGATCAAACAGTTTGTTTGCTACTCTTTCTGCTACAACATTAGATTCTGACTCTGATAGTGCTTTATGTAGTCCTACAGTAAGCACAATACCGTCATTTACAGTATTATATGACTCATACATAGTTTCGTCTTCTAGTAATCCTTCGTCAGCACATTCAAGAATAGCATCAACGAGATACTCGTCTACTTCTGCTACTTGCTTTTTATTCCATACAATGCTAATAAAATTTTCCATGTTACTTCCTAATGATTTAGTAAGACGCTGTTTATTGTACCGTCTGTCCAATTTTCAATTACTGCTCTAACCCACACAAAATTACCAGTAAAATTCTTAAAATCTACACCATCTTGTGAGTATGTTGTAGTAATATCAGTACCAGTAATGTCAAACCAATCACCTGCAACTGGATTGGTAGCAAGTGTGCCTTGCAATTTAACAGTTCCTAAGAACCCTGTGTAGTTAAATTGTGCTGTGTGAAAGCCGTCTGATCTACCGTAGTAGCCATCACCCTGATATTTGTCACCCGTATGAGTCTGTACAGAACTGTCTCCTACGTGTGTTTGTGCTGATAATATTGTAGTACTTGTGGACATAGTATTATTTATCTGTTTTTTCTATTGTTAGGACTTTGTCTGTACGTAGCACATTCTTGTTTAAAAATAGGCTAATCATAGTAAATGTTTGCTCATCTTTAACAAAAATATAACGTCCTTTTAGATTATATCCCTTTTCAATATCTTCTAATACTGCATGACCAACACGTACTTTATCTGGATTCTTTTTACAATAATTTGCTAGGTTAGGGTCAGCAGTACCGTTAAGTGTAATCTTTAGTTGGTAAGTATCGTCCTCGCTAATAATAGTGTTAGCATCAAGATCTATACCTTCGGGCGGTTCAAATAGTGTGCTATTTGGATTCTTTAATTTGCTATCTAAAAGTAACAACCAATCTTTGTTATTAGAATAAACTCCTAAATACGAACCTTCGCAACGTAATGAGTATTCTTGATCAGCAAACGTAAAGTGATTAAGAAGTACTTTTAGATCTTCAACTTGTGAATCAGTTAAAGGCCTTTCGTGCATTCGTGTTTTTAAAAAATACGAGTTACCTTGTTTACTATTAATAATATTATCAATAGCAGACCTAGCATATTCTAATTTTTTATTACGAAAGATATGAGCAATAGGACAGATTACACCTAATTTGAACTTATACTTATCGTAGAATAGTTTATTTGTTGTTTTATACTTCATTGGTTACGACTTCTTTGCTTTTGATATTTAACAAGAATTCTCCATCTTTAATATCAATATTTAAGTCGCCACCGTTTTTAAGTTCACCAAACAACAATTTTTTAGATAGTGGTGTTTTAATCTGATCGTCAATAACACGTTGTAACGGTCTTGCACCCATCTTAGCATCGAACCCTTTGTCTACCAATAAGTCTATTGCTTCGTCTGTAATAGTTGTATTAACATTTTTCTCTTTTAACATATTTTTAAGATCAAGCAAGAACTTGCCAACAATCTTAAGCATAGTATTTTTATCTAGTTTACCAAACAACATAATTCCGTCAAGTCTGTTACGGAACTCTGGAGGGAAAAACTTCTTAAGTTCTTTGTCTTCATATTCTTTTTCAAGAGTATCACCAAACCCAATTGAATTTTGTTCTGCTTCTTGTGAACCTAAGTTAGTTGTTAAAATAAGAACAACATTTCTACAGTCTGCTTGTTTACCATTAGATCCTGTAACAAATCCGTTGTCCATAATTTGTAATAGCAACGAACTTACATCAGGATGTGCCTTTTCAATCTCATCTAATAGTAATACAGCATTAGGATTTTCTTGTAACTTAGTAATTAATAGTCCTGCGTTTTCTTCAAATCCCACATAACCTGGAGGTGAACCAATTAGTTTAGCAACTGAATGCTTTTCTTGATATTCTGACATATCAAAACGTATAAGTTTAACACCCAAGTTGTCTGCTAGTTGTTTTGCAGTTTCTGTTTTACCTACACCAGTTGGTCCCATAAACACAAACGAACCAATAGGTTTATTTTCTGTCTTAAGTCCTGCTTGGGCAACATGAATTTTATCAACAATGCTTTCTAACGATGCATCTTGACCAAATACAACTGCTTTGAGGTTCTTTTCTAAGTTTGCAAGATTGCTTGTTTCTGTTTCAGCAATTTGCTCTTTAGGTAGGTCGACTGCTTTTGCAAGTTCAAATTGAATTTCTGCAACGTCAACAATTTTTTCTTCTGCTTTTTTCAATTTAAATCTTGAACAAGCACAATCAAGTAAGTCAATTGCTTTATCTGGAAGTTTCTTATCACTTTGATATTTTACACTTAATTTAATAGCAGAGTCAACTGCTTCTTCTGTAATAACAACACCGTGAAATTCTTCGTAGTATTTCTTAATACCTAGCAAAATACTCTTAGCAATTTCTTTACTTGGTTCGTCTACGGTTACTCTTGCAAATCTACGCATTAATGCACGATCTTTTTCAAAGTACTTGCGATATTCTTCCCAAGTAGTTGATGCTACAACTTTAATATTTCCTTTTGTAAGAACAGGCTTTAACATATTAGCAAGATCGTTTGAACTTTGGCTTCCGCCAGCACCAGCACCACTAATCATATGTGCTTCATCGATAAACACAATAGTTTTGCCACGCTTCTTTAACCCAGCAATAACTAATTTAAAACGTTCTTCAAAGTCGCCTCGATATTTACTACCAGCCAACATACTACCAATGTCTAAATTATATACCGAATACTCTTTTAAGAATTCTGGTACAGCACCGTTTACAATATTCCATGCAAGTCCTTCTGCAATAGCAGTTTTACCTACACCTGGATCACCTACAAGTAACACATTGTTTTTACTACGGCGACCTAGTGCAAGTGCAATACTTTCTAGTTCTTCGTGTCTGCCAATTACAGGATCAATTTTACCTGTTTCGGCATCTTTGTTTAAGTTAGTTGTGTATGAACGCAATGCTCTTGCCGCCATACCTGCCATTTCCTCATCTTCAAATGACTGTTCAATTTCGTTATTCAAGTAATCTGCAAACTTCTCTTTTTCAATATCTGATTGTGCAATATAATAATGTGCCCAAGATTTCTTTTCACTAAACATACTTAAAAATACATCTTGTATTTCAATAGTACTTCTTCCGCTAAACAATACTTGTGTAAATGCTCTGTTAAGAACACGCTCTACTGCTTGTGTCTTTTTAGGCTTGTATTTTTTATCAGCGGCTTCTCTAATAATATCTTCACATTTAGTTTTTAAATGATGTTCAACATTCTTTTTGAGATACTCAGGATCTGTTCCAAACCCGTTTACAATATTAACAAAACCGTCATCGCATAACATAGCAAACAACAAGTGCTCCAATGTTACATAGTCATGATTAAGTTTCTTAGCATCGTTAACTGCTTTGTCAAAAACTCCTTGTAAACTTTCGCTAGGTTCTACCACTATACATTACTCCTACTAAATTTCTTTATTAATTTTTGTTGTTTCTTCTTAGCCAAATCAAGTTTTAGTTTGCTTACTCTGTCAATATAATTAATTCCATATAGATGATCATATTCATGACCAAAGATTCTTGCATTCCAACCTGTTAATTCTATTGTACACTCTTTTCCGCTAGAGTCAAGACACTCTGTTACCAAACCAAATGGTCGTTTTACTTTTAGATATAGTAAAGGAAAACTTAAACAGCCTTCTTCACCTTCAATCATCTCTTCGGACACGGCTGTAATTTTAGGATTAATAATTGCAAAAGGTTTTTCATCTTCGTAACCTTTTAATCCTGTTGGTTTAATAATAAAGATTTGTCCGTTAAACTCGACCTGATTAGCCGCCAAACCTACACCCTGATGCTTTTCCATAATTTCAATCATATCTTTTTCAATTTGTTTAGCATCTTGTGTTTCGAAGTCAAAAGGATCAACCCTTTTCTCTAAGAAATCATTAGGATAAGTTATCAGTTTCATTCTTAATCTTTCTCAATTGTTCAATAATGTCAGTATCTTGTATCTTAGGAGTATCACCATAAATCTTAACAAATAGGTTACCAGTTTGCCCAGTACGTCTATCCGGAAGACCCTGTCCGTGCATACTAAAAGTTGTTCCACTATTAGTTCCAGGAGGTATTTTTAAACTTACTTCTTTGCCTTGGATAGTACGTATGTGTATACTAGAACCAATCATAAGATCAAAAACATTTACTCTCTCGTCTACATATAAATTTATGCCATCTACGGTATAACGTGGGTGCCTTCTGACTCTTACAATTACAAATAAATCACCTCTAGGAGCATTAGGAATTTGGTCGCCGCCCATTCCGGAATATCGTATTTTATCTCCTGGTCTTACGCCTGACGGTAATGTAACATTTACACTTTGTTCTTTACCACTAGGTAGTCTATACGTAATTAAAAAGTCTTTACCAAACACAATATCTTCAATATCAATATCTGCGGCCAATGTAATATCTTGGTTACGCATTTGTCTTTGTCCAAATGGTGAACGATGTCCAAAAAATGAACCAAAAATATCTTCCATATCACTAGCATTGAAATGAAAACTCGAACCACCATGCCCTCTTGCGTGTGCCTGTTGAGGATCAGCAGTTCCGTATTGATCATACATACGTTTCTTTTCAGGATTACTTAGTGTTTGGTATGCTTCGTTTAACTGTGTAAACAATTTATGATCACCACCCTTATCGGGGTGCTGAGTCGCCGCCTTTTTTCTAAAGGCAGTTTTAATTTCTTTTTCGGATGCGTTTCGTGAGACGCCTAATAATTCATAATAATCCATAGTACTATTATATACTTAGTTTAGGCGAAAGTCAACGGCTACTTGTCTGACTTTTTACTCGAACCTGTATAAAGACCGAACCAAGCCGCACCAGCACCAACTACAATACTAACCAACCCTGATTGTTCCATAGTAGGATTTGGAAGTGCCATATACCAAACTACAACTTTGTATAATAAAATAATATATGTTGAAATAAAGAATCTTGGGAAAATTCTCCAACTATCAACGGCACGTGCCATATGAATCCATTTTGCGTATGGATTAACTCCTAAGTCTTTTGCTGAAGCATCAACTTCTAACTCAAGATTAACTTTCTTTTTATGTTCTGTACTTTGAACTTTTACTTCTGTATCAGCCATTATTTTTTACCCTCTAATTTTCTGATTCGAGATTCTAACTCGTCAATCTTCTTAGTAACATGGGGATATTTTGTACGCCAAGCATTAGGATCGTTTTGTAACCAAGTCCAGCCCCAACGATTAACTAGATATTCAAGAGTGGCATCAAATTTACCTACCGCCCATATTGCCATTTTTGTGTCTTTAAACCAGAACAAAAATGCGGCACCAAATAAAGATCCTGCTAAGGCTGTGTAAATCCACAGTCTATCGGATGCCATTCTTTCTATCATTTCCCACATATAAATCCCTCGTTTTGTTTATATGTGTATTTATTAGAAATTACAGCGAATTTCGCCTTTGGGTATTACTTTTTCTTGGATGGTTTCGCCCTTGCTAATGTTTATATCAGCGCCAGGGTGTGCGGTACAATTAGATCTAGCAGAACAACTACTGACTATCAGTGCCGTCAGTAGCAGTATCGCCTTCGTAATAGTCACGATATTTCTCTATAATCAATTGTTGCTGTATCATGTACGCACGAATTTGTGCAAAGTTTTTAGCAAGTGTTTCGTAGTCGTCATCGCTTAAACCAAACAGCACAGGATCTTTACCTTGCTCTTTCATTTTAGCAAACACTTCTTCTGCATTGTTGCTGTGTATGATAATGAACTTTAGTTCTTCCATTTTTGGAGTCGCAGGATTCTCTAGATTCAGAGGTGCTCTTTTAACCTCAGTCTTGAAAATATCTAACTTGGATACCGTACTACAACTAGTAAGGAACGTAGTTAGGATTAGCAAGGCTAGGACATTCTGAATTGATTTCAGACTTCTTAGTTGCATTTCGCTCTTTCTCCGTTAATGGACTGCCCATGGCAATCTCTACACATCTCATTGCTTTCTTAGATGCATTGTTTATAATACGTTCTACTGCACGATCTTTATCAATGGCAAGTTTGCCGATATCTCTAACTTCACCTTTGCCATTAATTTTGTTAAAACGTTCATCAAGCGATTTAAATTCTGCTTGTAGAACTCTATTTTTCTCTTCAAGTTCTTTATTTGCGGCTAGTATAGCAGTAAAATCTTTTTGCTGTTGTTCTATAACTGCTTTTTGGTCTGCTACACTTTCTTGTAATTTAGCATTGTTGGCTTCACTAATAGCAAGATCACTTTTAAGTGTTTTTACATACATAAAACCACCGCCGGCACCTGCCAACATAAACAATACTAACGCAATTTTAATTGAACTAAACATTTTCTTCCTCTGTATAACGCGGTTGTTCGCAAACAACTATGTCGATAGGCTTATTGTCACCATCTGTGAAAGTTTCAATTAGCCTACCTTCGTGTTCTCTACCGCAGTTTAAACAGGTTTGACTCATACCATTTTAAGTGCGAGTTCAGTAGTTTCTGTTACTCTGCGAGTCCATCCTCTACCGAAAGTTTCAAAAGTACTTAATTGTTCATAGTATGATTGACGTGCTTCTTGGAAATTTTTAATAGCAGTCTCAACACCTTCTGAATCAACATAAGTTGCTAATGCTTTTAATGTATTTGGACCAATACCGCCGTCAGCAACAGTACCAATCATACGTTGTAAGTACTTTGCAGAACGACCAGTGCCTGCATTGACACCAAAGTCAAATACACATAAGTCAAGACCTGCTGGAATGTCATCGCACTTCATACGGTCCCAATAATTTTTTCTGTAAATGGGAGCAACATCTTCAACTAAAAGATCTTTCATGTCTTTAGTTCCGCCCCATTCTTCGTAAACCCTTTTTGTAACACCTAAGTTAGTTTCCCCACCTGGATCTTTCGGATGGTTTACATATCCGCCTTCGTGATGAAGGATGGTTTCTAAACACTTATCGTAGTTTTCACTTGCCATATTTTAATAATCCTATCTTTTTGTTAACACTAATGAATAATCATTGTGTTCGATTAGAAACTTATCACCGTATTTTTCGATATCAAAGTCTCCAATATATTTAGTTAGGAAAACTATTTCAGGAAAAGAATTGATATTGTATGACTCGGTAACTGTTTTATTAACATCTGATGATTTACCAAAATCTACAATATTAAATTTTAATGTATCAGCATATTGCTTCTTCATTATAAGGATAGTTTCGTTGATAATATCAATGCTATCAACATAACTTTTGCTAAAGAAGTTTTTAACATTATCCATATTACTTTCGTTAACTTTAACTTCATAAGCATCTTTGTCTAACGGAATAGTTTCACCTAATTGCTCTTCTGATGAAGGCAAACTTTTAAAACTCTTATAATATCTAAACTTCATATCTTCAATGCCTGATACTTTTTTCACACCGTCAATAATTTCTAAAATTTGTGCAGGAACATCTTTCATTCTTTCTAGTTCAACAAACACTTTATAAGTACCATCGCTTTGTTCACCTGATGTAACATCAGCATCTAGTACAAATGGATATCCTTTTTCAATAAAGTTCATTAAATCTCTGCCTGAAGTTTCAGTCATAGTGGAAAAACTTAGGACAACAATATCTTTATCTTCTCCCATCTTAGATTTAAATGAATCAATTTCGTAAATTCTGTAAACTAGATCTTTAAGATCGTCTGCTCTTAGTCCCATTATAAGCCACCTTCTGCCGCAACGTCTGCTTCTTGTGGAGCCGCCGCATCGCCACCTGGATTAGTTTCAGCAACTGCTGGTTCTTTTAAGTAATCTAGTTGTTCTGCGTAACCACTGTAGATGTTAAGAATTAATTCTTTAGGCATTTTAATTTTAACAACCCAAATAGGATGTCTATCTAGTTTTCCTTTTTTAGTACCAGGACGAACATCGTCTGGTTCTTTAATTTTTCTTGGTTTAATAATCTGTGTTTTTTCGTATGATACTTGACAATCATAATCTAGTAAACGTTTACCACCTTGTGGATCAGGCATTCTATCTCTAGGCCACATAAACGAGCAACTAACCCAATGTCTTTCAATATCAGGACCTGAAACTAATTCACCGTCCTCCCAATTATCATATACATATAGGTCTAGTTCATCTAAAACTCTTTCAAAGTCTTTTAAAACTGAAAGAGCAGAATCACTATCGTAAATGTTTTCAATATTTTTAACTAGATCTAAAACGTCATACATATTATTATCACCTATGCTTTATATACTTATTTATCCGGTTTGCGTTTATAAGTATGCAGTTTTGTCTCTGCAAAATCGACTAAATATTTTTAGTAAGCACTAAAACAAGTGTGTTTACGGACATACTAAGTGCCTACTATGACTACTTATAACTCATGAAGGAGGACTTAATGGGTGCAAAAAGAGCCAAACGGCAAAACTACTCTAATAACGGTTCAAATGTTATTAGTTTTAATCAATCTAAAAAACAAGTTAACATACTTCCAAGAAATAAATCACAAGAAACATATATGCTAAAACTGTTGGATAACAAGAAGGACATAGTCTTCGGTGTAGGTCCAGCGGGAACCGGTAAAACGCTTCTAGCAGTACAGGTGGCTATTAAAGCATTTAAAGAAGGAGTTGTTGACAAGATTGTAATCACGAGGCCAGCAGTTTCTGTTGATGAAGATTTAGGGTTTTTACCAGGATCAATGGAAGAAAAAATGGCACCGTGGACCCGACCGATCTTTGATGTATTAAAGGAGTACTATAATAAGAAAGAAATAGAAAATATGATTTACGATGGTGTTGTAGAAATTGCACCACTAAGTTATATGCGTGGTCGGACGTTTAAAAAAGCATTTATTGTTGCAGATGAGATGCAAAATGCCACACCTAACCAAATGAAAATGCTACTTACAAGAATAGGAGAAGGTAGCCAAATGGCAGTAACGGGTGATTTAGCACAGGCAGATAGAATTAAGAGTAACGGACTTCTTGATTTTATTAAATCATTAGAGCATCACCATGCAACTAAGCACATTGACATAGTCAGATTTCATCAAAATGATATTGAGAGACATGAAGCAGTTAAGGAGGTGCTTGAAGTCTACGGAGACGAGTAATTAATTATCGCCAGGAAGGTCTGTATCGTTTCTATCTAAGATATAGGTCTTCTTGGCGTGTTGCCATTTAGACCAGCCATTAAAAATCATTTTTAATTGTTTGATAATGGCATTGTGCCTGTTAACGGCAGTTTCAGATAAGTCGCCTGAACGGGCAACTACGGGTTCTCTTCTAATTGGAATAACCTGTACTAAAGGTTCACCCATTTTAATTTTAGTTAACTTAGGTTCTTTTAACATAATATTAATAGGACTAATAAGAGCACCTACATCATGATCAATAACCCCAGGAATTGCGTCCCAATTCTTTTCTTCATGAAACCACATTGGTTGATATAGTAGACTCCAACCTGGTTTACTATATATTTTCCAAGGACAGTCCAGTTTTACTGCTGTTCTTACACCGTATTGTTTAATAAAACTATTACCTACTTGATCGGCAGGATGATAAGCACCGTTGTAATCGGGGTCTGAATATCGAGTTTCAACATATTGTCCGTCTGGTCTTGGATTTATTTCTATATCGCACCAAGCAGGAATAACATATCCCATTTGCATATAGTCTCCGATACCTGGACAAGCACGAACGGTTTGATCGCTATCAATTTTGTGTGTTTCTTTTTTAGTAAACACAGGAATATCTTTCCAAGCCTGTGGTAAAAATTCTTTTGCAGGTAAAATTGGAGCGTGTTTTCTTACAGCCCAATTTTCTGTTTCAAAGAATATTACAGGTTCTTGTTTACTCATACTAATTCTTCTGCTAATGGAAAGATTTTTGCAATAACTTTAGCACAAGCATGAGCAATATCCATGTGTTCTTGCTGTGTACCGTTAGCACCACGTAATTCAATGTAATGAATCCAAGAACGTAATGTACCGTTCATGTACAATCGTGTCTTAGTACATCCTTCTGGTAGTACAGCACGAGCCTGTTCTTTAGCAATGCCGTTATCAATTGCCCATTCGTATGCTTCTTTTGCGGCATCAATAACTTTTTGTTGTTGTGATTCCCAATCGTTAATTAGATTCATCTCTTGTTGTGTAGTACCTAAGCCAATTGAGTTTTGTCTATTCTTTTCATCTTGTAATCGTGCTTCACGTAGCACAAATTGATTACCAAACTCAGCAGGATCAGCATAACGCTGACTAAACTCTTGGAAACTAAATGAACGATGACGCACAATTTGATGTGCAATATCACGTGTAGTATTAATTTCTAAACAAGCACTAACCATTTCTAGTGGAGACCAATGTGCGTGTTTGATCAAATACTTTATAAGTTTTTCCGAAGTCTCCTTGTTCATTTGATTGCTAGGATTTGAAACTCTTGCACAATAGGCAATGAGATCCTGCATATTAGTTAAATGCTGTGCAGTTAAATCTTCAACTGGTGTTGAGTATGATACTAATTTTACATCTGACATTAATTTATCCTGTTCTCCATATTACGTGTACACCAAAAGGTGATACTACTGGGTGTGGTCCTAGTTCTCCAACTGGAATATTTAAACAAGCACTTGAAAATTCAATAGCCATTTCAGTTGGATCAAACCAACCAAGATCACCACCGTTTGTTTTGCTTGGACAAGCACTATTTTCTCTTGCCATTTGATCAAAACTTACGCCGCCGCGTTTTAATTCAGCGGTAATTCTTTCGCCTTCTTGCATAGCGAAAGCAATACTTCTACTATGTGTAGAGTTTCTTGCACCTTTAAATGACAACAAGATATGACTTGCTCTCATTTTACTTGGAAACTTAGACATTATTGTCCTCCTGGCTTATCACTAAAATATTTTTCAAATTTACCTTCAACGCCTTGCCATTCTTCTGCATCTTCAGGTTCAGTACCTTTAACAGTAATGTTAGGCCATTCTTGACTGTATTTAAGATTTAATTGCATCCATTTACCGTCATCCTGGCTTTCAGTGATAATTGCTTCTGCTGGACATTCTGGTTCACATACACCGCAATCAATACATTCGTCAGGGTTAATTACAAGCATATTTTCACCTTCATAAAAGCAGTCTACCGGACATACTTCTACGCAATCCATGTGTTTACATTTAATACACTTGTCGTTAACTAAGTAACTCATTATAACCTCGCAAGTTTAATTAGTGTTGCTGACAAGTTAATTTCTGGATCAACAACTAGTGTATGATCTACAAGTCCTTGTTTGATAATTAAAATTGCTTTATCTTGTGTTTCTTCATCGCCAAACAATTCAATATTGTCATACAACCAACGATAAATTTCTTCCATCTCTTCTGTACGAACTGTACCACAAAGAAGTTTACGTGCTTCTTTAATTTTGCCTGCTTTAAACAGTTCAACCATATCAAGTTTCCAGTCTGCTTCTGACTTATCACTTTCATTTGGTGCAAGTAACTTTCCATCTTGAGAATTCATTTGTACCATATTGATACATTTACGCAAGTCCGGATATGTTGCTTTTACATAAGTGTCTAATGTATCTAAATCAGGTTGTACACCTTCTGTAATTAGAATTTCTGCTACACGAGCAGTAAACTCTGTTTGATCTACTTTAGCAATATGGAATCCTTGACACCTACTGTGAATAGCAGGAATAATTCTGTTTGGGTAGTTACAAGTTAAGATAAAACGTGCAGTAGTATGATATTCTTCCATTACACCACGTAGTGCCGCCTGTGCGTTTGGACTCAAGTAATCAGCCTCGTCTAGCAGTACAACCTTAAACTCACCAAATGGAATCATTTGTACAAAGTTTACAATCTTATCACGAACGTCATCTACTGAGTTTGTTCGCGATGCGTTAATTTCTAGTATGTCTAAGTCGTTAATTTCTAGTTCATTGAAAAGAATCTTAGCAAGTGTTGTTTTACCAATACCTGCATTACCACTAAACAACAAATGCGGAATTGTACCTTCTTTAATCCAGTTCTTTACTTGTGATTTTTGATGTTCATCTCTGAACACATAACCATCTACTGTTTTAGGACGATATTTTTCTACCCATAGTTCTTTCATTTATTTGCCTCTTCTTTTTTCTTTCGACGTTTTGTGTAAAATCCGCCTTTGTAATCTATATTATCAGAACGTTCGCCCGTTTCGCAATATGTAATCTTACCACCTTTAGCCAAATATTCATCAATCATTCTTTGTGTTTCGTCATCTGTTTTACGAGGTACTGGGTTCATGCCTGTTCTATCCTTTTTCTTAGTCCACTTGTACTAAATGAATGTTGACGTTTATTATAGTATATTTCTATGCCTTTGTCAACACAAATCTGTTTACCAGTAAAGTCATTATCTCTGTATTCTTCACCAATAAATCGTACATCAATTTGGTATGTTAATAATATATCAATTAAATCTTTTTCTGTTTCATAGGGAATAATTTGATCAATGTATTTGCACCCTTCAAGTTGAACGTAGCGTTCAAAAACACTTTGGATTGGTTTATTCTTTTCAGGCCGATCAATAGTTGGATCTGTTTGTAGTCCTACCATCATGTAATCACAGTTGTTACGTGCTTCTTTTAACATAGCAACGTGTCCGCTGTGAAATAAGTCAAATGATGAAAAAGTAATTCCTATCTTCATTTTCTTTTAGGTGCCTGTTCTTCGCCTATACCCATAATAATCAATAATACATACAGCAAAGGCCATGCCCATCCTGTTAAATATCCTAAAATGTGTAAGACCATTAATGCTATACCGGTTGCACCAGCAGTACCAATACCAGTATTTTTATTTTGAAAATACATATCTTCTCCTATTGTATAAATTATATAATAAAACTAAGGAAAAGTCAAGTCTAATTGTGATTAGGAAATATCTTTTCTTGTTGATCTTTGAATATTGGCATTACAATATTTCTAGATTGTGCAAATGGTGTTGAACGACCACTAAAGACAAACCCAACACTAGTTCTTGGTTCTATTTCTTTTGGTGGAATCCCTCTATGAATAAATTTACTTGGAAAAACAATGCAACGGCCTTCTTTATATAATACAGACTTGATCATTTTACCACCGTTATCTGGGTTATCATCCCAAAAATCCATTCCACTGTCTCCGCTGACTAGATATACCATAGTATAAGCAGGTACATCTTCGCCGCTGTCGACGTGCAATCCACCGACTAGATTCTTAGTTGTAATGTTTACTTGTACTTGATTTAATTGTAAGTCACCAATGTTATCACCTAGTTTATCTTTCTGTCCATTGAATGCACTCCATACTGCTTTTAATTGCCATGGAGCATTTTCAAGTTCTTGGTGTGTCCATTGATTACTAAAAAATTGATGCCCTTGATACGGACCTAATCCTCTATGTCCAAATGACACCTTAGTATGTGGAATTTCTGCAACTACTTCGTTATGCAACCAACTAGGTACAATATCATCTAATACTATAATGTCATCTGGATTATATTTCATTAATTACAAATCGCCATCTTTACGATTTTCACTGTAATAAACATCAAACTCGCCACCAGGGTAACGTGCTTTAAGTTTGTTTACGTTTTCTGCAACTACCTCGTTAGGGTCCAAGCCAAGTGCCCTACAAGAATTAATCCAATACCACATAATATCGCCAAGTTCTCGTTTGCAATGAAAGACAGTTTCATCATCCATTGGTTTACCTTGGAAGATACATTTTTTAACAATTTCACTAAACTCTCCTCCTTCGGACGCAATACCGATTGCACCTGTTAGCAATAATGCTACATTAACATTTGGGTTATTTGCTTCAATGTCTTTTGCCCTATAAAACATTTCAGACAATTGATTACTTTCTTTTGATGTGACTTGTTCTACAAATTCTTTGTATTTGTTTAAATCTACGTTACTCAATTTAACCTCTTTTATCTTGGTCTGTCTGCAAAGTCCTCAGGACGAGGACCACCGCTATTAAAGTCAGTATTAGTTCCGATTTGCAAATCTTCTGGCTCTTCTTCTTGCCAGGCTAATATTGCATTTACATCAATTAGTCTAACTTCAATTTCTCCCATATCGGGATCATCTAAAATGATACCACGTGACCAACGTCCGTGTTCAACATAGATCCAGTTACCCACAGCATAGGGGTCTTTATTTTCATGTCCGATAGCATAAATTTTACACCATCTTGGACGGATGCCTGCTTCTTGGCCGTCATCACTTGCGATAATAATACCACCTTTAGTAGTACGTTCTCCAAAGTTCATGTCATAAGCAAGTACGCCATCATGTATCGGTCTAAGTTTGCCAGTTGCCCTAGTTTTTAACTTAGGACCGGCTCCTAACATCTGCGTATCCATCATTTAACTATTCACCTTTCTTTACAAAGTTACCAGCATCGTCTTCAACCCACTCTGTACCAGTTTCTTCAGCCTCGGCATCAATATCTGCCATTTCTGCTTCTACTGAATTTGCAGGCGCTTCTTTCTTAACTGCTTCTACTTTAGGAGTAGGAGCCGCCGCTGGTGTTGATGTTGGAGTTGCTGTTTCTTTGCGAGGTGACTCATCTGGAACTGCTTGTGGATGATCTCTATAATATTCGTCTAGAATATCATCACGACGCCTAATAATTTTACCACCTGGGCCTAATTCATCGCCACGTGCATTTACACGAGCATTTCCAACCGCAGGAGTAAGTTCATTTTTTTGACGTAGTAAGTCCATGTCAACTTGCTTACCTTGCATTGACTTATAAACTTTACGTCCAGTTTGTTTCATCGCCATATTATCTTCTCCTTAATTATGTACGTATTTATCTTAGGAACTCACGCCAATCGAGGTCAAAGTGGATTGAGTCTACCCTATGAATTCCAATAATATATAGCACATAACTTGCTACACTTGATCCTCTTCCGACACCCCATACAATATTGTTTTCACGCATATAATCAACCAAATATACCAAATATTGTAATAATGGATACATTCCTCTTTCAAAAAACTCAGTTAATTCTTCGGTAATACGTATCCATTCCTTTGTATCACGTAATGCTACTGGATCATCAATTTGTAATTTTTCCATTAATTTTGCTTCAAGCCATTTGTTTGGATTTAATTGTTTATACTCTTCTGGCATAAACCATTCGCTTTGACAAACATTATCAAATTCTTTTTGTTCTACATCTAATGGAATATATTTTTGTAATGGATTCATACCTTGTTCTTCCATTACTTTATTAAACTTATCAATATCGTCACTAGGGTCGCAGAGAACTACATGACACTTGTCAATGTTTCCTGTATAGATCATTTCTATCAGGTCACGATTAGAAAATCGTGGTATTCCTAGAGAATCAGTTTTCATAAGCATATAGTATATTTTAATCGATATTGATCAAATTGTCAAGATCTTTATCAGGATTATTGATAGTTTGTTTTACCAATCTGTCTCGTTGTTCTAATTTTAAATGGTCAAGAATGATAGTGATTTGACGTTTTGCGTCAGGATTTCTAGTTTGGAAATATTTTTTAGTTAGTGTGCTGATGTTAGCATCTAGATCTGCATCCGATAGATTTTCGGCGTTATTAAATAGCGGATGATCCATAAATTACCTCTTATGCAAACACGCCGACATATTGAGCATATACAGTTGTACCACCGTCATATGTCCAAAAGTCGACAACTACTGGATTTTCGTTGCTGTTTACAACAAATGGTGCTGGGAAATCCGGTCCGTATTTAATTGAACCGTTATCAGTTGCCCAAGTTACTGTACGTGCAGTACTATCACCTAGTGTATCTAGTAGTTGAATTCTAATTTTGCTTAGCCTATCTTCTGCAGGCCAATCTTGGAAAGTTAGTGTAACGTTATTACCAATAGTAAATGTTTGAAAATTACCATTATTGAAACTAATATTTTGAGGAGCAACAATAGTACCACCTGCGTAATGCTTTTCAGTATTACCAATTAAGTTAGCACCTGTTACGTCATTGCCAAGAAAGTTGTTTGTGGTGTTTAACTTTGCAGTATTTGTTTGTAGTTCTTCAATTTCGTTTTTTGCCGCAGTAAAGTTATTCTTAATTGTGTTAAAATTATTTCTAAACCCCTGCGAATCATTATCCTGTCCTGCAACAGGAAATTGTGCATCAATACTTGTATTATCAATATTACTTGGCATATTAGTTCCTCTCTAACTTAATATATTTATCAGATTACACATTATATCTGTAATTTCCGAAAGCGATATACTGCTCATTACTGTTGTTTTCAGTAGCATCGATAATATATCTGTCAATTTCGAAGTCTATTTGTTTAAAATCAAACCCGCTATTCTGAATATTTAACAGTATTTGCTGGCTTGTCCCTGGCTTACAATAACACAATGGAACAGCAGTAACATACCCTAGTTCTTGTACACCGTCACCCTGTGCAGTTGCCATCCATAACGGTAAGAAACTTGCTTCTGTAATACCCACCTGACTAATATTTTCACGCATATTGTCAACACTACTTAAAAAGCGTGTGTTGTCATTTGGATCACTAATTATTACAGCATCGCTGTCTACTTTAAGTGTATTATAGTCAGGTCTAAATCTAAATGGATCACTGCTTGTAGTAGCAATTTGACCTACATTTAATTCTTGCCCATTTCTTAGTGTTACTTGAATGCTTCCATTAGCATCATATACAACAGTACCGGCTCTTGTAATAATTTCCAAGTCATTACCTAATGCTCTAACTTGAATAAGTTGACCAATACTATTTCTAATTTCAAATACTGCTAGACCAGCACCTTCTTTAGTTACATCGTCTCTTGTTTCTAATTCAATGCTATCAACAGTAATTTTATCTTTGTTGGCTATGCTAATTTTTGATCTTAATTTGTTTTCATTTTCTATGTTCTTTAACGGATCAATTACATCAACATAAATTACTTCATATAATGTGTCGGTACTACCGATGTTTTTAGCAACAGCAGTTCTTAAAGCACCAAACTTAAATCTTTTTCTCTTATGATTCTTTCTACTTGCAGAAATATATTCTCTAATGTTTCTTGTTTCAATACCTGCATATACTAACATTTTAATATCTTTTTGTAAACCAAATTGTGAGTCGTTTGGTCTGTAGATCGACCCTGGTAAAAAGATATTACTGTCACCGATAAAGTTTTTGTAAATTTGTCTTTGTGTTTCTTTTAAGAATGGTTTTACATATAAATTTGAATATGTAATATTATCTGGATCTGTTACAACAATATTAAATGTTTTCTTTGTAGCACTAAAGCCAAATCTGTCTCTTGCTTCGATAGTAAATGTAAACTTACGATCAATAGTCGAAGTACCGCCATCAAGTGTAAACAAGTTTTTATCAATTGTTGTCAAACCTAAGTTACCGTCATTAGCAAACTGTCTTACTTTACCAACAATTTCGCCGTTAAGATTAATTGATAATCCCGGCGGAAGTCTACCTTCTGTCAAGTTGTATAATAGTGTTGCATTAGGTACGTTAGTTACAGCATTAACAGAGAATGTACTTGTAAAGTTTGCTTGAATAGTTCCTAAGTCTTCGACTGTAGTCCATTGGATAGTACTTTCAACTTCACCTAGTATTTTTACTGTAAATGTTTTTTTCTTTTCTGCTAAAATATCACTACCGATATCTGTATATCTAATAGCGTTTACTGTAAACTTATATTCTTTTGTAATTGCTGGTTGATAAGGAATTCTACCTGCAACTTCTCCACTAATAGCATCGATGCTCATTCCTGGAGGAAGTATACTAGGACTTCCGTCATCATTAAGTGCTTCTAAATTGTATTGTAATTCGCCTAAAATTGTTTGTGGGTCAAATACTTCTAAGTAAATTGTAATATAATTGTTTGCTCTTTTGTATCCAAGATCTGCTGGTGTTAACCATACAGGTGCTCTAAGATACGTGTTATCAGCAGTGAATATTCCTGTACCTACTTGCATTACTGTGTTGTCTGATCTTAAGAAATCATCACCTACAACATAAATTTGGAAGGTACGTTTTTCAATAGTGTCACCGTCGCTTACACTTACTTTAAATTCATAATAACGATTTAGTTTTTTACGACTTTGTGTTGCAATAGCATAATCATAACCTTGTGTGTCATAGTAGTAACTTTCAAAACCATTAGCACTTCTTAAACCAAAGTCAAATGCATAAGCGTCAAACTGTGTTGTATCATAAAAGCCTTGTCCTGCATTTTTATCTAATGCTAAAATAGGATCGATAATACCTACAAGTCTACCGTCAACTGTTAACTGTGTTCCTGGAGGTAATTCGCCGTCGCCGTCTGCTACATAATATTCTAAAGTGTCGCCTGCTGGTAAATCAGGATCAATTGCCGCAAGTTGAAAATCAATAATACTAGAATCTAAAACATAGAAACTGTTATTAGTACCAATAGGAAGTAGTCCTTCGTTCGTTGACCATACCGGTTCATCTGGACCTTGTACTTCAATAATGAATGTTCTATCTCTAATACCGTCCTCATTAGTTGCTCGTAGAACAAACTCAAACTCAGTATTTCTAGCAACTTCAAATGGAGTACCAATAATTTGACTGCTTGACAATCTCATTCCATCTGGTAATTTACCACTAATAAGTGTAATAACATCTGTGTTAAGTGTAATTGATGTTGCTGATCCAACATCTAAGTATACATCTTGTAAGTTATCTTGTGTATAAAGTAAAAAGTTAGAAACAATAGTTTTTTCAAAATCTTCAATAGTGTGTGTAGTACCTGTTTTATAATGTAGTACTTGCCCTGACAAATATGAGTAATAATATGTTTGGAAAGCACCATAAAAGATACCGCCAACATCAGGAATTACATTTCCGTTATATCCTTGTGATTTTGCCCAATAAAAGGTATTGTCTTGTGCTGGATAATAGTTATATCCGTCGGATGAAATTCCACCATTATAATCTATTGTTGTATCATTAATACCGTTAATAGTTAAAATTCTTCTTCCTAAGATAGGTGAAGTTACAGTATCATAATTGGCATCGTTTAAACCAGTTGATAGATATGAACTTGGTTTATAAAACGTGTTAGTTCTAAACTGTGGATCAAAGAGTGCAGTTTTTACAAATACAAAAGTATCTACTGAACTATCGTCAATTTCAATTAATGCTCGTTGTGCTAAAGCACCACCGTTGCCTACACCTAAGATTCTAATTTTAGTAGAGTCAACGTTTGAATAATTTTTTAGGTTAACAATTAATTCTTCAAGAAACTGTATATCAGGATGTTTGCTTTCAACAGCAATATTCCAATCTTGGTTAATACCTGTTGGAGCAATAAGAATATGATCACCTAAATAGTTTTGCCAGTCAGCAATCATGTTACTACCACTACCGCCATTATCGTGTAGCAGTATACAAACCGGAACAAGTTTATTGTTTAGTGCCGGAATTGACGGAATTCTAATACTAATATTATCATACACGTGATCAGTTACAGGATCATTTGGTGTATTAATTGTAATAGTTAAATCTGTTGTGTTAGTTACTTTAGGTACAGGATCTAAACTTAATGCACCTGTGCTAGGGTTAAAACCGCCACCTGCTTGTGTGGAAGGATCGAGCGGTAAGTCAATTGTAGTTGTTACCCTTTCTTGTAGGGTCGCTAACTTATATCCTGATTTTTGTGTCCAATTTGGTGCTGGCATTATCTATCCTCTAACTTAGTAGTATTTATCGGATATTAATGTTATTAAATTGAGCGTTGTTGTTTAGTTGATGGTCCTACAATATAAGGATATACAGGCTGTAAACTAGCATTTACTGAAAGGTGATATGCATAAGTTCCATTTGGATATTCTGGAGTTTTTGCAAATCTACCATTATATTCATCTAGTGTTCCTGTACCAACTTGATACTCAAAGTCGTTTACAAATGTTCCGGCAGTTTTTTCTGCATATAAATATCCTCGACCTGGGGGTTCACTTGAATAAAATTGATATGAACTAGTCATTCTAGTAACAACTGATAACGGATCATTAAAATCTGAATAACCAAATGGACCGTAAATAGGATAACCGTCAAAACAGTAACCTAATATTTTACTGTGACCATCTGCGTGTCTAAAGTAATCACCACTAAAGTTTGTACCACTATAATATGTCGGAGTAGGTGTAGCAATAGTTGTAATCATATTGTCATCCCATGCCGCACTTGCTTCTGAACTTCCTGTTGGTAGATTTAAAAACATACCAGACATATAATGATACTGTCCATTTGATTCAGGCCAGCCACCTGCATCATCACCACCGTAGTTTGATCTAAAGTTTACTGAGTTATATTCAAAACCTGTTCCAGGAGCATCGTCTTCAGCATCAAGACCCGGCGGAACTTGACCAATACCTGCATTAGGAGCATAAAATACTACACCGTTATTAAAAACACCAATTGGAGATAGTGATGCAATTAACTGCGGATTGCTTGTATTTTCTCCACCTCTGTAAGTAAATGAAAAACTATAGTTTTGTGCTGTTGCTGTATTAGAACTTGGTGCAAATTGGTTTTGCCCAAATGGTTTTCCAAACTTTGCTGGATTAGGTAAACCGTTTGATGTAATTGTTAATGTTGCCATATCTTATCCTATGCTAGTAACCCCGAATCAAATGTTCTATCATCTGGTAGTAACATTTGACCAAAATCAATATCTGTTTCGTATATTAACCAGTCACTTAGTCCTCTTACGTTGTTATCTAGTGTACCAAAATCAAAACCTGCTGTGTTTGGTTCAATACTACGAATGTCAATTCCATATACCAAACCGTTAACATTACCAGTTAGTACACCTTGTAAATTACTTGCTGTTAATGTATTTACATTAAAAATATCGTTACCCGCGGCATCAAGGTTTGCACTTAATTCCGGAGATGAATCTGTTGAAAGTACAGTTGCTACATCAAAAATAACATCACTGCCAGCAACTCTAGTAGTTACTCCAGTACCACCTGCAAGTCTAACGCTATCACCGTCAGCAAGTATAACACTTCCAGCATCTGATACAACAACTAATTGCTGTAATCCACCTGTAGCATTTACAGTAATACCTTGTGGTGAACTTGTTAACGAAACGTTTGAACCTGCAACTAATTTTTTAAGTTGAATTTCAGCACCAACTTTTTGTGAGAAAAGACCTTCCCCAATGTTTCCTACGTTGGTTACTGTAGTTGATTCCGGCGCTCTAAGATCTAGGTCATCAAAGTTTTGATTTACTTTAATAAACGCTTCACGGAGATCGTCGCCAGTTCCGTCGTTTGCAAGTGTTCCAATGTTAATTGTTTGTAAAGCCATTATATCTACCTTCTATAGTGTATTTATCCTTATCCTTTAGTGAAGCCACTTGAACTTGTATACTTAATTTTATCAGGTGAATTTAAAGGAAAATATACTACCTTATTTGTACCACCATATAACCGTGGTGTAGTATTTGCGTACACATAATCATCTGGACCACCTGTGTCATATAATTCTTCTTGGGCTATATTTTGTAACCAGTCTTTAAATTGTTGAGCAGTTGCACCTGGATTTGCCTGCATATACAAACAACAAATTCCTGCAATTTGAGGAGCCGCCATGCTAGTTCCACTAATTCTTGCAATATAGTGTGCATTGCTTTCCGGGTGTGGTTGTTTTGTGCTATAAGTTGATTGTGTACCTGTGGCACTTGTAATTTGTGTACCAGCGGCATTAATATCTAATCTTTCGCCACGTTCACTTGATTCTGCTAACATTTCTTCACCGCCAAAATCTGTATTATCAATGTTGCCAACCCATACAGTATCTAATGAATGTGGTGAACTAGGTCTATTATAATATATAGGGTTACCTGCTACAATGTAGCCGGCCCATGATTCATTAAGTGTGTAATAACTGTTATAACGTGTACTACCATATTGTCCTGAAGCCTGGCCAGCACAAGGATGATATCCATTACCTGCGGCTTTAATGCAAATAACACCAGCATCAGTTAATTGTTCTTGTTCAACATCTGCTGGAAGATATTCCATAGGGTGCCTTGAACCTGTACACCCATATTGTGCAAATGTTGCCGAACTAAATGTTTGTGGTGCTATGTTTTGGTTAACTCCTCTAAACCAAATAGTTTGAATATTTGGAGGAGTAAAAAAATCTCCGTTATTGTAGTACCAACTGTAGCCCCAACTTTGATTTACTACTGTAGGACGTTTATAACCTGTTTTAGGATCTACTGGTTTTTGTTCGTGGAATAATCTTATTAGATCGTATCTATCAGTATCTATTCTATAACCAGTTCCGCCAAAAATTCTCATGCTGTATATAGTTGCGTTCTTTGCCCAGCCATACGTTTTACCTGCGGCAATACCACAACAATGGCTACCATGTGCGCCACCTGGGTTTGAGTCGTTGGAACCTGGCGAATAAAAGTTCGCAGGCATTGATCCTGCTAATCCGGTTAGTTCATACCAATCAACTTGTTGGAATCGTGTATTACCGTCTGCATCTTCCCATTCAGGATGTCCTGTTGGGTCAACACCGTCGTCTTGAATAATTAAATCAACGCCAGTTCCGTCCAGTGTATATGTATAGTCTGCATTATTTGTTGTTGAAGTATCGTCAACAGCGCCTAGGGATTTTTGAATATGTCTCCATAATCCCCAGTTAACACTATTTTGTGCATTGTTAGTTGATCTTTGAAAATTTCCTGTTTGTGTTGCATAAAGTTCTTGTGTTTCGTCTAGTGGTCTAGTTGATACAGATAAAATTCTTGGGTCTGTTGAAAGTGTTTGTGCTTCTTCGTCAGTCAAATTGTAGTGTGTCATTCTGTTGTTAAATTGACGAGCATTTACTACATCAACTGATCTATCAGGTATTGCATCTGAAACAGAATCGTCCATTGAAGTATCACGTTGTAGGTCTGCATCTAACTCTGCAACGTCAACACCTTTTACAGTTACTACAATATATTCTTTTTCCATAATTTAAATTAATCCTGTCTTAATGCTCTATGTCCTGCAAAAGGAAAATAAGCAATTCTATTCACACCGTTATATAAACTTCTTGTATTTGAGAAAAACGTAGACGCATTATTTTCGTCGGTATCACCTTGGAACATTAGGCCTTTAATACTACCTTGATTATGCCACCACTGTCTTGCTTGTGCTGGCGTCCACCCTGGGTTAAGTTGCATCAACAAACAAGTCATTCCACTAATTTGTGGTGTACTCATACTTGTTCCTGTATAGTTTGCTACGGCAGTCGGACTTGAATTATATGCACTAACAATATCAGTACCAGCAACCCACACATCAACCCTTGGACCTTTGTCGCTTGATGTTGCAGTTGCTTCTTCACCGTTATATAATCCACTATCTAGATTACCACAAACAATAGTGTTTGGACCAATGTTGCCTGCACCTCTGTTATAGTAAATAGGACTTCCTGCTGTAATGCCGCCTGTTGTAATACTTCTAGTAATATAGTTGTTGTAATCGATGTCTCCAACGGAGCATAATTTTTGTCCTTGGTTACCTGCACTTTTTACATATATTACTCCAACCTCTTCCATTTCTTCAACTTCAACATTTAGGTTATAAAGGTTAGCGTTAAATCTATTTGAAATATCTCCAATCATTCCATATTGTGATGATTTGACTGTGCCTACACTACTGCCTCTAAACACAATATCAGTTATGCTTGTAAAGTATGCTTTGTATCCCCAACTAGCACCAACTATGGTCGGACGCTTAACACCAGTAATTGGGTCTGGTGTTTTTGCTTTGTGAAATTCTTTAATAGCATCAAACCAAGCACTTGAACTAATAGTGTTCATATCTAAGCAATAGATATTTGCATTCTTTGCCCAACCGTAATCTTTACCTACAGCCGTACCACAACAGTGGGTAGCATGATAACTTGATCCTGATATGTTGTCATAGTCCTGTGTTAACTCAGCACCCATGTTTGGAAGTGTGTTCCATTGGAATCTTTGTAAACGACTATTACCGTCTTTATCTTCCCATTGTTCATGATCGTATCTAAATTTAGTTTCTTGGTGTACATAATCAACACCAGTACCATCTAAATGGTAATCATAAGTTCCGCCAATATCACTAGTTACATTTGAGCCCCATGGATTGCTTTCATTTACGTGTCTAGTAAATGCCCAATTATCTCTAGTAGTGCTTGTACCATCTCTTTGGTTGTTTAATTCTTGTTGATAGTCTGCCCATTCATCGTCCCAAGTTAATGGTTCGTTTACACCACCTACCCTTGGATCATTCATTAATGCTTCTGCTTCAGCATCAGATAATTCTACTTCAAAAATACGTTGACTTGACGGACGAGTATTTACATTATCAACTTGTCTATCAGGAATAATATTACTATCAACCCAACTGTCGCTAGTTGTGTCTCTGTTTAGTTCGTCCATTATTTCTGATTTATCGTATCCTTTAACTAAAGACACTACATAATGTTTCATAGTTACTCCTTAAACAATAGTTAAATTACCAAGCATGGCTGAGTGAAGTGTACATTGATATACTAGTGCTGTATCACTTGGTTCATGTGGTACTTCAAATATTTGTGTTCCTGTTTGCGATCCGCTTACTCCTTCACTAAATGTACTACCACCATCTTCTGTTCTAATTGCAAATGGATGTGAAGAACCTGTTGTATTTTTAAAGATATATGTTGCACCTCTGTAAAGTGTTAGATTCGGATTATCAGTTGTGTTGCTTACACCCGGACCTTCAAGTCTATAAGCAGTTGTACCACTGTTTGTAACTGTATAATGATAAACTGGTCCGCCAACAGCAACCCAGTTAGTGCCATTGTAATATGTCATGTCACCTTCACTAGGACCAGTAACAACAACACCGCCTGCAATCGCGGCATTAACTGTAATATTACCTTCAGCGTCACTAGTTGTTGAAACGTTGTTACCACCAATAATTTTAATGCTTTCTTTATTTTCAACAGTACGCATTGTTGAATCATCTGCGCCAATAAAGAATGAATATGGTTGAGTTACTCCTTCAAATTGGGAACCGTTCCACCATTGAATTTCACCAACTGATGAGTTATAAATTATATCACCTTTTTGTCCTACAAGAAGGTTAACACCGTCAGTATCAAAAATACCTAATCTTAATGGTGCTCTTTGAATTACAACAGCATTCGCGGCATCTAGTATCAAGTTACTTGCACTTGTTAATGTTGGAATACCTGTGCTTGATGAAACAATCTCATCTGCTGAAATTTGTGTAGCATTAATATTTGTAACTGCAAGTGTGTTAGTGTTTGCATCAAATGTGAAGTCTGCATCACCTGCTAACGATCCGCCATCATTATATTGTACTGTTCCACTAATACCACCCGGAGTGCTTCCACCTCCTCCAGTTGATGTAATTGTAATGCTATCTGCAACATTATCAGTTGTTAGTGTAATTCCAGAACCTGCAACAAGTGTTAGTGTATCACTAATAGAATCTGCGGAAACTGTGTTTTGTCCTGCAACAGCAAAATTAACAAACGTATTTGTGCTTGAACTTACTGAAGTCCAAGATAATGTTCCGCTACCGTCTGTTACTAAAACTTGTCCGTTAAGTCCATCACCATTTGGTAAAATAAATGTTGTATTACCACTTAGTGTTGCCGGTGCTCTAAACGCTGAGTAGTTTTGATTATCACCAGCATAATATCTTACTTCACCTGCACTTGAAAGTTTAACATTATCATTAAATGTTACTTCGTTACTAGTACCACTTACATTTCCGTTTACAGTAATATTTGTGGTAGTAAATGTTGTTGATGTTAGTACCTGTGTTGCAAGTGTGTTTGTACTAGGATTATATGTAATACCTGCGTCAGTATGTAATGTTTGCCCACCTGCACTACCTTGTGAAACAAAAGTTATAAACTGTGAAGTTGCAGTAGCATCAAACTGTGTGCTTACAGTTGCCGCATCTAAGTTGTTTAGTGGTCTTGGTCTCCACTCACTATTACCGCCATTCCAACTTAATACATAATTGTCTTGTGGAGCAACAGTAATAACGTTTACATCATCTAAGTCACCAAGTTCTGCAATAGAACTAGAAACTGTACCCGGTTGCCATCTTTGATTTAAGTTACTCCAGATAAGTGCTTGTCCGTTGTTTGGACTTGCCGCATCTACATCTGTTAAATCATCTAATGCACCAACAGTAATTGTAACATTACCTTGTCCATCAGTTGTAGTAGTAATACCAGTACCACCTAAGAAACTAATTGTTTCATTGCTCGAAACTGTTTTTGCTTGTCCGTCATCACCAGCAGTTGACCAACCAGCAAACGCTGAGGATTCATTTTGTAAAGGAACCCAAGAACCGCTGTGTGCAAAATATCCTTTGCCTGTTGCGTGTACATGAGCAAACATACCGTGGTATGTACTTGCATCTGGTAAATCTGCTTCTTCTGCAAATACGTTTGAGAAATAAACTTTACCAGTTGAATTAATATCTAGTTCAGTTGTATTACCTCTGCTTAAAATACTGTTTAGTGTATCTGCTTCTGTAACAACGTTAGTTAATTTAAAGTTTCCTGAAGCATGATCGTAGTATAAAACTTTTCCATCATCTGTTGCACTAACATTATCAACATTAGATAAACTTGATAACGTAGTACCTTGGATCCGAGCATCAACTCTAGCAGTTGAAAAATATAAGTTTGACAAGCCTTCATTAACTTGATCAGTAGTTGTACCAGCCGCTAAAAATCCTGTGTCGTTTGCAAACGCACTTAACGCTGTTGGTACAGTAGGAATAATTGGTTTGTTAGTAAGATCGTTATAGTCACCACTAAATGGATTGTTAAACGAAACTCCGTTAATTGTTACGTCAGTTGCATTAATTGATCCAACGTTAGTAACACCAGCACCACCTAGATCTAAATTATCACCTACCGGTAGTTCTTTAATTTTATTGTCATCGAGCGTGTCGACTATAAGTGGTATTCTATTTGCCATTATGTTTTCCTATACTCATATTTATTTTATACTGCATTTGCAATTTCTCTCCAAGCACCATTTAAGTAAACTACCATAGTTTGAACACCATTAGTCATTGGATCCCAACCACTGCCGTCTGCTATTGCTACCATACCGTCTGCTGGTGATGTCGGAGCCGATGTTAGTACAGATAGTTTTGCTAATCCAGTTATGGAAACACCATATGATACAGTATCTAATTTAACATTATTTTGATAACGTAATTCTACACCTTGACCAACAAGAAATCTTGCAAGTGTTCCACCACTTGTTCCATCAATAACAAAAGAATCTGGTGTTCTAACATATATAAATCCTCGTGAGTTCTGTAATCTTGCATTTGCTCCGTCATGATAAAAATCTAAGTCACTATCCGTTCCTAAAAACAAATGATCGCTATCTTGAAATATAATGTCATTTCCATTGGTATCTAAGTTTCCACCAAGTTGTGGGGTTGTGTCTGAACTTAATTCTACAGTTGTTAAATAATCAGTCCCTGCAACCGCCTGTGAAATATTACCAGCACCGTCTGCTTTTACTAATCCGTTAATAGCACCTACAACTGGATCTGTTTCTACAACACTAATACCTGTTAGTGCTGAACCATCTATTGCAGGTAAAGCACCTGATAAGTTTGCCGCTGGAATCTTAGCATTGATAGCATCTACAAGTAGTGTACTATCTTCTGCAAAAACATTTCCGCTAACATCTGTTGCAACGTGTCCATCTTCAAGTGCTGTAAGTTTTGTATAAACTTCTGTAAAGTTAGTGTTTACTTTATTAAAGGCAACTCTAATTGGATCGCCATCACCCTTATTTGCACTTGACCCAATGTTTATAGTTAGTTGTGCCATTATACTCTCCCTACCACTGCTTCAATTACGCCATGTCCGGGATCGTCTTTGGCTTCTAGTGCTTTACCAATTACAGTACCTACCTTAGCATTGTTGTTTGCTATTGCAAATCCTGGAATACTTGCTGAAACTAACAAGTCTCCTTTCTTAACAATACCAACAACCTTAACTGGAGTACGTCCTTGTAAAGCAACCGCTGTAACATGATTACCTTCTAACTGGCTGTTCATTAAGTGTGCAGGATTTTCTGAAACAACGCCTGCTACCCTTGTGTCGTCTTTCATCTTAGTAGTTGTAATTTCTTCTTCACCACCAAATATTAATACAGTACCTACTTCGTAATCTGCATCTGCTAGATAGTTCTCAGCCAAGTCAGCGTATCTTGCTTGTGTTGATGTTCCATCATAAACACCTGCGTAAAGTGTATTGTATCTTAATGAAGCAGTACCAATATTGTATGTGTTATTCTGACTTGGTTCAAATCCTGATGTTGTAGTTCTAAGAACCATTTCACCATCGGAAATTAATCCAATTTGTCCTGCGGCAGTATAACCTGTATTAGCACCAACTGATATACCTGTACTTGTTGCATCAAGTTCTCCTGGTGCTTCAATAAATGAACTGTGTATCCAATCTACAGCAAGTCTACTTTCACCTGCTAGTGCAGAGTTAGTTTGGAAGAATCCTTGTGTAACACCTGTGTTACCAATATTAACGCTTCCTGGAATTTCAACTGTTGGTGTAACTGTACCTGCTGATGAAAGGAATAATGCACCACCAGGTGTAGTAAATTGAATTTCAGTACCACTAGTATCTGCAATCAAGTAACCATCAATCTTAAGTCCTTGCATATCAGCATTACCTAAGTTGTCAGTTTTAATTAATGAATTAATTGCACCAGTTGTTGTAACATTCTCTTGTACACCGCCACCTTCGTTAACGATTGTAGTAAATGGAATTTCTGTAACATCACCTGAACTTGAATCACCACTTGCTCTACCTAGTGCAGTACCATCAGCAATATTAATAATTTTTCTGTAGTCTAATGCACCATTGTCAATAGTAATCCAGCCATTATCTGCTGTAAAGATATCACTATCGAAACTAGCAACACCTAGGTCATTTTGTGTAATGCCTGTTGCGTTTGCTCTTGTACTTGCATTGTTAAGAGCAAGTTTAGTTTGTTGAATACCTGCGGCAGAATTAACGTCTGCATCAATAATACTGTCTGGTGCAATTCTGTATTCTACAGTTGCTCCATTAGCATCTCTCGATACTACAATGTTAATATCACTTGCGGCATCTTCAACTAAGTTTGCCCATTCAAAGTGTGGACCGTCTTCCATCTGTGCCGAAACACCGCCGGTTGTTGTAATAATATCTTGAGTATTAAATGTTCCACTTGCAGGAGTGTAAACTAACAAGTTGTAATTAACACCACCTACTGTAACATTTTCTACTGTAAGAATTGTACCAGTAGCATTTGTAAAGTTACCTGTAATAACATCGCCTGCTTGGAAGTTACCACCAATTGCTGGTTGTGTGTAAATTCTATATTTGCCTGTTGAACCAATTAACTGATCAACATCTAAGTTGTTAAATTCAGTATCAACTAGTTCGCCAATTGTATCACCTTCTTTAATTAATCCATCAACATAAGATTTAGTTGCGGCATCCTGAGCACCTTGTGGATCACTTAGTGATTCAATTCTGTATCCACCAGCATTCAAGTTACCTGTCATTGATGTAGTACCATCACGTGCTAGTACACCTGGACCAATAATATTTGGATTTATATTTCCACCGTGGTCAAATCCTAAACGTCTAGTAACATAACCACGCACCGCTGATTCAACTGGAACTGTATCAGTTGAGTTGTCAGTCATGCCGTCATCGGCACTAAATTCTGCTACAACAACACCACGTTTAAATCCAATACCGTCCAAGTTACTCAATGCAATTGAAGCACTAAATGTAACTGTACCAGTACCTTGGTCAACTGTAAAGAATCTACCTACGCGGAAGAAACCATCTTGGTCAGTTGATACGTAGAAACATCTACCTTTATCTCTTTCATCAACTTCTCTGTCTTGGTCTTTAGGTTGTGTTGCTTCACCTAGTACAACGTTCGGGAAGTTAGAAGTATTATAACCACCAGTACCAATATTTAGGAAGTCGTGTCCTGTTGCTCTACATAGTGAAATGTTAACAGTAATGTTACCACCTTCACCTGCGGCTAAACCTGCTCTTAGTGTTACGTTATTAGTTGCATTAACAACAGTACTGTTTAGACCTGTACCAGCATAACTAGCATTAACGTTTGTACCAGCAACATCAGTAATTTGAATAGTACCATAACCAACACGTTGAGTATAATTTGTAATTTGATGTAGTTTACCATCCCAGGCAAAAATCATATCACCTGCGTTCAATCTATCAAGCACAGGTTGTGATAAGATACTAACAACAGCAATAACAACGTCACCCTGTGTAGCACCCATTGTTGTTCCTACGCCTGCATAGGTATTAGTTGCGGCATTAGTATTATCAACAACTAGTTTAATGTATTCATATGGCGAATCAAATCTAGTAATCTTTTCTGTTCCTGGTAATGCATTACCTAACGCATCTGTTGTTCCAAATGATAATGTTCTATAAACTTTACCTGGGTTTTGGTCAAATATCAATGCTGAACTTGGTCTTGAACTTACTGACTCAACACCATCAATATGATGCGACAAGTTCATTCTAATCATACCAATTGAACCATCTACTGGAACTGCTTTAAGTCCTGTTGTACTTGTACTATCTGTACCAGTTGTAGCAAGGTTTAATCTATAAACTGTGCCGTCAATGTATGCACTAGATTCAATCTGTCCTGTGTTTTGTACAGTTGTAATTTCGTAACGTGTTGTTCCTAATTGTCCACCATGGTCAATTTCAACTTCTGAGTTTGCTAGTGGTACAAATGGCAATTCGTACACATACATATAAAGTTGATCAAGAGCGTGTGTATAATCAGCACCGTCATCGTAAATTCTGATAGGACGTACCATGTCATGTTTAGTAGTAATAATGTCTGGTACTTCGTTTGGATCAGAGCCAGTTGCAACTAAACCGTATTCACCATATGCGTTAGAACCGTTTAGTGATCTAATTTCACCACCTTTGTCTGCGTAGTAAGCCGCTTGACAGTAGTAAGTAAATTGTGATACAAGTTCTGATAAACCAGTGTTAGTAACAACAGTACCGTAACCTAAGTCGTTAACCTGTGTAAAGTCGTTTGCCAACATTGATCTATTACCTGGTGTTTGTAATACAATGTGTGTTGGTAGTGGTTCACTAAATCCTGCACCACTGTTTGATGTTGGATCAAGTAATAGTGTAGCAGTACCTGCCTGCTGATCGTAATTTGTAAATGAGTTAACTTGGTAACGTTTACCTTGAATATAGAACGGACAAGGAACGTTTGGTTTCTTAATTCGTAAGCCTTCGCCTAATGCACTCTGTACGTTAATGCTGTATGCATTGTTAATGCCAGTTACAACAGTTCTCAAGTTACCAACGAAACCGTCGATAAACATACCACCAGCAAACGTTTGTTTGTTTACTGATTTACTAAACGATGTACCAGTTTGCATATAAGGTGATTTAGTAAGCACAATACCTTCTGGATCTAGTACTGCCATAAATCCACCGTGTCCAGTAACACTCATATTTCTTAAGATAGTTGTGTCGTTCATTAAGAACACATCCATCTCATCGTTGTTCTTAGGTGGATTATAATCACTATCAAATGCGTATAATATTGATGTAATAAAGTTACTTACGATTGTTTGTACTGCTGTCGAAGATGCAATAACATTAGTATTGATGTAAGTTGCAATGTGTTGCATACCAGAACGACAGTCTGCGTCAATACCTGTTTGATTCCAGAACTTGCCTTGCATAGTAAGAACATTTTCTCTACCACCTTTGCGTAAGTCTGCAACAATAGCATCAACAATGTACCCTGTATCTCTTCTGCTCTTTGTTTCTTCAGTACCTGTTAGAACTCCAAGTGCATTAATGTGTGTAACAACAGCGTCTTGGATATCTGATTTTGCTTCTGCAATAGCACTTGCTTCTGTATTATATCCGCCAGCATTAGTATATGAAGGACCAATGTCTGTTACAGAAGTATGATCTCTTAAGTAATGATAACCATAACTAGTTGAATCGAGTGCAGGTAAAACAGATAGACCATTTTGAATAACATTACTAATGATACCCATTAATGTATCTACTTGTGTAGACGCCGCCGCTTCGCCGTTTGTACCAGAAATTGTTTGTGTAGTTTTAGACTGTAAAGATCCGTATGCAGTATTTGTTAAAATATAATCTGTTACTAAATCTCTTGTAAAGTCAATTGCCGCCGCAGTTTGCCCTTCTTGTCCATTAATTAAACTTGAAGTACCTTCATAATAGCGTGAAGCATTAAAATGTGTCTTTTCATTTCCACCCCATTTTAGATCATAAATGATACCATCTAAAATAAGTCCTGTATCTCTTTCACATTTCTGTGCATCGTACGTAAACCCTGACCAAATTCCTGTGTTTAAAGATATTTGGTAATTAATCCAAGCAATAGTTTCGTCTTTAATATATTCTTTATTATCTTCTAATAGTGAAATAGCATCTGGATTGTAAGATGCTTTTAAATCCAATCCGTCAAACTCGGGCTCTCTATAGAAGTATGTTTCTGCCCAACGTGACTGTGAAACACCATCTTTTGGTTTAACAATAACACGTCTAAATTCGTCACCTTTTAGTGAAACACCTACTGGAACTTTAATTGGGAAGTGTTCAAAGTAAGTTCCACTTTCAATGTGGATACTAATATTCTTAATTGTTAATCTACTGCCATATTGTAATTCTTCACCAACAACAAATTCTTTTGGTTCTAATAATTCAAGTTCAATAATATCAGCAACACCAACATCACCGTCTCTGTCAACAGACACAATTCTACCAACTGCACCTGACTGCTTACCAATAATAAGTTTACCTGGAATTAAGTCTTGGTTTGTAACAACGTTTTGATCAACATAACCTTGTCCGCCATGTGAAATGTGTATTGTCCAAGTACTACCTTCAACAAGTTGTGGAGCCGCTGTTTTATAATCAGGACCAACAATAATAGTTTTAATAATATCCCATTTAGCACCAACTGATGTTTGACCAACTAGATCGACAGTTTGGTTAGTGTCAACTTGTTGTGTATATGTAGATTGGTAAAGATTTGTTTCTAGTGTATTAGTAATAATTTTTGCGTGTAACTGTTTTGCAAAGTTAAGAGAAGCAATAGTTTCTGTTAACTGAGTTCTTCTTGCAATTTGACCACTTGCTGAACTGTAGTATCTTAAACCAGCATTTCTACTGTGGTAGTTTGCAAGTGTGCTATCAAGAACATCAAGAACAATACCATCTGCAATAAGTCCTAGGTCTCTGCGGCATAGTTCTCTATCATATAACAACGATGGATATGTTTCATCGAGATATGCAATAGTTTCTTCAATTAAGAATTTTCTGTTTAGGTCTGTTAGAATTTTAACTTCTTCGTAACCGCTTGATGTAGTAACACCCGAATCTGTAACAAGACTTTTTCCTGCACCATTATTGTATGTAATGTCTTGTACATATGGTCCAACGCCCAATGGTGAAGTATCAATAATTTCTTCTGCTTTAGCACAGGCCGCCGCCAGTGTTTTGTAAGCATAGTTCCATGCTCTACCTTCTTGACCAACTGGAACATTAGCCATGCTGTCGTCACCACTTGTTGCAACATATAAATTAGCAACGGATGGAAACGCACTATTGTCTACATAAAGTTTTGTAGCCGCTTGTAAATCTGTTTCACCATTTGGTGTACCTGCACCTGCAAATGAACCTGGATGATCATGTAATGTTAATGCACCAACCATTGTGTCGCCTTGTCTACGAACAACACTTTGTCTTGGCATTGCTTCTGTACTAATAAAGAAGCCTTGTAAACTTGAATCATACTCGGCATCAGTCATTGACTGCGTACCAGTACCTGTTCCTGTAGTTAAACTAATTTTAACTCTAGTTTCGTCGTCGTTATTTTGTGCTTCATCAAGAGTTGTATGAACACTTAATTGTGTGTCACTTACAAAGCGTAAGTAATATGTATTACCACTAACTAAACCAGTTGCATCAGTTCCTGTTGAATTATACTTGTATGCAATACCATTTGATGTAGAAGTAAATCCGTGTCCACCATTAACAACAATATTACCATTTGCGTAACTGCTAATTACAAAAGTATAACTTGAAGCATCGGCAGGCTCTGTACGTACACGAACTTGTCCTTCAGCACCTGGTGACCCAGCACTTCTTAAAAATCTACTATCTGCATACCCTTTGGTAATTACAAGATCATCAATATCAAAGTTAGTACCATGTGCAGAGTTTAACGAGTTTACAGCGGCTTGTGAAACTGCCGCGTTAGCAATAGCCTGGTTTGCCGCATTTAGAGGACCACCTAAACTTGGAACACCGTCTGTACTAACAACTGAACTTGTATTTGAAATAACAATCTGTTCTGGACTTGTTGTTTGGATTGTCATACCTTGGCCAGCAACCAAAGTCTTCATTTCAATTGCACTACCTTGTGCGTTTGCCATTGGTACTGTATATGGTGTTAATACTGACGGAACATCACTTAAACTTGTAAAGTTAATTTGTCCACCGATACCAAATACTGCGTATAGTTCTGTAAAGTTTTCGTTTACTTTATTAAACGCTTCACGTATCGCGTCACCGGTATTATCGTTACCCTCTGTACCAATGTTAATAATCTGTTTTGCCATTTGCTATTCCTAAAGTCCTATTGATTCCCCACAACCGCAACTTGATGTTGAAGCAGGATTTGTAATGTTGAAGTAAGATCCAAATAATTCTTTTTTGTAATCAACTGTTGATCCTATCAAATACATAATACTTGTACTATCTATAGCAAACTTGCCATTTTCTAGATCAATTACTTCATCGTTATCTTCTAGCGTGTCCTCTAATGACCAATCATACATGAATCCTGCACAGCCACCACCTTTTAAGGATAGTTTTACGGCTGGTTTTTGATGCTCTTTAAGCATACTGTTTAGATGTTCTTTTGCAGAATCAGTTAATGTTACTACTGTCATTTTTAAAACCTCTCATTGTTATTTACCTTTATTTCTATAATCTTAATGTAATTATAAATATATGTGTTATGTTTTTAAGAACCGAGCAAAAAATTCAGTACTACCTACGTAAAGGTAAGAAGGGTCAGCACCATCCTTATAAACGTAAGAAGACGATTGTGTTCTTCGAATGTGATAATTGTCACGAAGAATTTACCCGTGACAAAGGACAAGTAGATCCTAAACGTTTAAATGATGATTATTCACACGTTTGCCCTAAGTGTGATCCTAAAAGATTTGCACAGAAAAAAGGTGTGCAACAACGAAAGAAATTAAACTTGCCTGTAGATAGTATGGACGTTGACATTAGCAGTCTATAACTTTTTAATGCCAACTCCATTTAACTAATTATTCGGACTTCCAAATAGTCCAAGCACCGTATGCGATTGCCCCGTATGCGAATAGAGCCGCGATAGGTTTAAAAATAAGAAAAGTTAGTCCGGCTACTACTAATACTACACCGTCTAATGTTGTACGCTCTTTTAAACGAGCATTAATCCATTTTTGTAACATAAGTATCTCCTTTTGTGTAGAAATATTTATATTAGATAGATTCGTACAATTTAATGCTGGCTAAGTTTTTGGCTTTAGATTCTACCATAATATCTGCACGATCACGGAATGAAAGAGCCCATTCGTTAACTGCCGAATTCCACATAAAGTCGGAGTGAGCACGTAGTTTCTGCTTCTTATAACCGTTCATAAGCAGATATTCCATATCAGGCATTTCATCTGTAGGCCATTCTGTAAGTAGATCTTCACGTGATACTGAGTAGTGAATAACAGGACGCACACCACGCCAACTATCAATTATGCGATCAAATCTACGATCGGTGGGTTGAATGTATTCTCCACTAGCGACCCAGTGGTGGTGTATGTCAAGAACGAGTGCGACGTGGTTGGCAAGTTCCAGGCTGGCGTCGATGCCCCAGGACATTTCGTCATTTTCAATTGTAATACAGTTTCGTGCTTCTGGAGACAGTCTTGGAAGGACGTCGATGATACCGGCTGGACCTTGTCTGCCTGAGATGTGGACGTTACACTTGAAGTCTTGCCAATTGTTACCGTAACCCATCCACCTGGCGATGTCAATGTGATACTCAAATTCTTCTATGCTCCGTTCAACGATATCAGGATTATCTGACGCAAGTACAGTAAACTGACCAGGATGCATAGAAAGCCTAACATCCAGTTCACGAGCCTTTGCGCCGACGTGAGCCAAGTTCCTTTCACAATATTGTCGTACATCAGGCTTGCGCCAGAAGTAAGACCAAGTAGGCTCAGTATAAACAGGTAGGACGTCACTTCCCAACCTAACCATACGTAATTCATTCGGTAGTCCTCCTACATAGTTAACAAGGTTCCAATAACTTTGTATGTTATGAACCATAATGTCCCATAGACGCTGTTCAGCAACATCACGTGTTTGCCTATTCAACCAAGCAACAGTTGTTGCTTTTGTATTTAACGGTCGTTGAATCTCCTCTAGCAGTTTCTTCTTCTGCGTTTGATCAGGATGCATATATTTGCAGGCAAAGCCTATACGTTTCGTAGTCGATTCCATGTGTCTTCCCAGTTTTTAATATTATAGCAAATTCCTAGATCGTTGTCAATGATTTGTTTTTTCAAAGGATAGTCATTTCCTTCAGGATACATAGCATCACCAAAAAAGTGTAGTGTATCATTTGGACTAAAATCTCTTAAGATTTGTGATTTGTCATTGCCTTTTGGAAAAACATCAATGCCTGTTTCACCGCCAACCTTAGCACTTATCTCTGGGAACATAGTTTCGAACGCTCTTGCTATTCTATCTCGTTCGTTTATCCTTAAATCATGCTCTACATATAGTTTACGTTCACCTACAGTAGCATTACGTCCTACTACACTAAAATTACACATACCAGGTCTATGCTCAAAGTGTAGTCCTGTACGTAGTGGGAATTCGCTTTCGTTCATGCATTGTGTTAAAAACTGTTCTGCTATTTCAGGTAATTTCCAATCTGTTGTATAAACATTAGTTCCTGCTTCGTAAACATCACTGCCTGAACAGTTGTAAACTTTTTTAACATTTTCGCAAATGTCAGAACCAATTTGTTCAACAGTTTTTTCGTAATCACTGCCTGTTACAAGATATACATTATTTGAATATGTAAATTCTAAAAACCAACGTTGAAACTCAACGTTCATTTTTTGACGACTCGGAGTCAGAGTACCGTCCACGTCAAATATGAATCTTTCCATTTACTGCTTTTTCCTTACTTGTGGCTTAGGTTTACGTTCTTGCGGTTTTTCTAAAATGTTACGAATTGTATAAAGTTGTTCAATAACATCTTCAACTAGGTCTATGTCACTTGGCTTGTCTGTATCAAGATCAAGTTCTATTTTAATTTTCATTTTGTTGTCCGTCTAAATATATATGAATTTTCTTTGCTCTATCTTTTACAAGTGTTGTATAATCAGGATTAGTACTCCACTTGTTTAAAAAATCTATTTGTTTATCTATATCAAAATTGTGATCGTTAAATTGTTTTACACGTTCTGCTCTAAATTCTGTGTAAGCCGGATGGGTGTTAATAATTCTAATCATGTCTTTAACACTTGCACATTTACTTCTATACTTTTTAACACCAAAGTCGGCATCAGGTAAGTCAATCGGTTTTAATTGAGGTACGTTAGGATCCCAGGTTCTAATGCCAAAAAGGTTATTTCCATCTCTTGCAAATCTACTTTTGCCATAGCCTGTTTCAAGCACAGCCATTGCTATAATAATATCTCTATGAATTCTTTCTCTAGGTTCAATACCTAAGTTCCAAAAGTCAACACAACGAGCAACACCTTTAACAAATTGTTCGTCGGTAGTATAATCAATTGCAGGTTCTAAAAATCCAAACTCAGACCATTCGTTTGCAAATGCTTTTTGCATTTTAGCAGTCCATTTGTCTGTAATCCAATGATTAGGAAACCAAGTGCCTAGCCCAAATGTAGAAATAATCACAACTACACCTGCAAGAAAATATGTTATTTGTTTTTTGACTTTTTTACTAATCATATGACTATATTATAACTAACTTTGTTTGAAAAGTCAAGTCCTATTTCCAATTTTCTTTGCACCAAGGATCAATGCAATCTTTTGGATTCGGATCACCATGAAAAACTGCAACACTTGTTTCGGGTAGAATTTTTGGTACGCCAGGAGAGACAAAGTTGCGTTTACCTGTAATACGTGTCATTTCGGGTCTGCCACGCATTTCCCATTTATAACTTTGTATCCATTCGTCAGGCCAAAAGTTAAATTCTGAACGAACATTTTCATATAGCCAATCTTGATCTCCATGATATCTTTTTGAATGATATCCAGGCTGTTCCATAAACCTTTGATATACAACCTTGTGTTGTCCTGTTTCTAATCTAAATATACTAGAGTTCATTCGAGACCATGTCGATTGCATTGATCTATTAAAATCTCTAATAACACAGAACTCACCTGCCTTATATGTAAACAGTTTATCTATGTTATCAAAGATAATAACATCTAGATCAATATAAAGTACTGTACCATGTATTCCTAAATTAGGATTAAAGAACATAGTCTTGTACCACCAACCATTAATTTCAGGATGCTTTTGAATAGGCATAACTTGTATGCCCGGGTTAATTCCTGTAGCATCTTCTGTAAAGCAGACAAAGGTATGAGGTACTGTTAGATTACGACTAACCATACTATGCAAAGTGTTTACATACTCAGCACTATATTTGTTACCGTATTTTAAGCAAACAACATAGTTAGCCACTGTGCCCTCCTTACATTGATGTATTTACTGGACCGTATGATTTAGTATTCATTGCTTTCATAGGATTAGCACCCAAACTTAACGTTACCCTTGGACCTATAATCATAGGTTTGTGATTTGTTAGTCTTGGTAATAAAATTGCATCACCCGGATTTAGTGTGTAGATTGTTTTTTCTTGAGTATCTTTATCAGTTACTAAGTAAGCAACCTGTCCGTATCCTTGAATTAGTAATACAGTTTCATAGTCATTATGAAGCATTAAACTATTGTGTGTGTCACTCATGCTGTAAAATAAACTAGCATTGAAGTGAGTTTCAGTTTCGTGTCGATCATAGTTTGATTGGAAGTCAAGCATATACTTTTGCAATCTCTTATCAGATCCAACATCGGGCAAGTGCGATCCGCCTCTTGCTAATTCATCGACATTAGTAATTGTTGCTTTGTATTGATTTACTTCTACAAGAGTTTCAAAATTAATATCGTTTTTTGCATCGGGAAAAGCATTACGATAAACAGCAACGTTTAGATTTTTACGATCTTCGTTTACTTGACTCCAATCCATCTTACGCCTCGTAGATTGCAGAGTTAGCACCGTGTTCTGCACATTCTACCTTAACGCAATAACAACGATTATCTGTCTTTTCTCTAATTAGTTTGTCTGCAAAATTAAATGCGTGTTCTGCAAACTTCTCTGCACCAACACCATCAAATATTCTTAGTTCTGCTAGACCCAGTGCTTCTAGTTTTTGTAATTCTTCTAAAAATGGATCTGCTCGATCTACTGCTACCTTGTGATCAAAACTATCTTCTAGCCAAGCCTTTAGTGGTTTTAGTCCTCCAAAGTCTACTGCCCAGTTTTTGTTATCTAGTTCATCACAACCAAATGTGAATGTAAATGCTAGACTGTAACCGTGTAGTAGATGGCAATGTGAATGATCTGCGTTTGGTTGTCTAAAGACTGCCGATAGGCCAATATTATGACCATAATGTTTTGTACTGTAATGTTTACCCATTATTAACTCCTATATATAATGGCGGCAGAATTAGAAGGGGTGACGCCAAGTCCTATATTAAACATATTGTATAGTATATACAATTTATTTGCTTTTGTCAAGTCTTTTGTGGTACGTATTAAAACTTATAGTTACTCGTTTTGTAGTTGTGTTTGGTGTTGAATAGTGATACAACCAACTAGGAAACAGTATTAACAGTTCGCTTCTAGGTTGAAACTCCATATTATTAGTTGTATAATACGTAGCCTTGTTGTGTATTTCAGCCATTTTAGGTCCAAGTATAGGACTTTCAAATACTAGTGGCGCACTACCTTCTTCAACAATTGGATAATATGCTCCGCTAATAATTGATAACTCGTGCCTGTGTTTGTTGATTACACCTTGTTCCTCTTGTATGTTAAGCCAACTCTTTCCAAGTTCTACAATGTCAAGACCTGCATCTTCACAATACTCGTCAAGACAATCCTGAATGCCTGTTCTTACTTTTGTTAATTCTTTCGAATGTAGAAAGTTCATTTCATGTTGGCTAGAAGTTTTACCATTGCCAATATCATCAGGCCATACAGTTAGGTCTTTGTAGTTGTTTAGATATTCTTTTTCTTCAGTGCCAAAAGGAACTTGGTACACCTGTACTAGTGTAGGAAAGATATCATATGTTGCTTTTCTAAACGTTCCGTCAACTATCGACGCTCTCATGCTTTTCCATCCTATAATCTCTTAGAGTAGAGTAGTAATCTCTGTCCATGTGTCGAACTGTATTAAAACTAATTGTATATCTTTTTTGTGTAGGATTTCTAGGAACACTATGTCGCAACCAACTTGGGAAAATAACTAATAGTCCTGTCTTTGGCATACATTCAATTTCGTAACGATTATAATTTGTAAGGTTGATACTGTTAGTGTTCATAAAGTTTGCTTGAATAGGACTTTCAAGAATTAAAGGCGAACTGCCTGGATCAACATAAGGATAGTATGCTCCACTAATAACACTTCTTTCGTGTCTGTGAGCATCAACTAAACCACCTTCATACAAACAATTAAACCAACTAGTACTAAGCAATGTATAATCAATACCTGCTTCTTGTGTATAAATGTCACAGCACTCTTGAATTGTTTTCCATAGGTCTGTTAGTCTTTTGTCATTTAGGAATTGTTCGTCACCTTTAATATAACTACTTTGGCCTTCGTGAACTAATCTATGATTTCCTGTTGCTTCGAACTTTTCGATTAATTCTAAAACTGTTTTTTCATCTTTGTGTCCTTCTAATTCAAAAGTTGAGATTAGAGTAGGAAAAGCCTGATGATGAACAAAATCAATTGCTGACATTAAAAACTCCTATATCTAAATTCTTTAAGTTACTGTACTTATCGGGCCAGATTTTTTTATTGTAATTCCTGAACTTAATATTGGGAAAGTTCTCTATTACTTTGCCTATTTGGTAAATCCAATAACTTGGATCAACAGGCTTTTTGGTTTCGGCATCGTAGTTTTTAGTTCCTTTATAAATGTTGTTTACAAACTTTGTTTCGCTATAAAGATCAAATCCGATTAGATCTACAGTATCTTTGGTTAGCATAGCACCAAGCAATACTGCATAAGGTCCGCTACCCCAATGCCACGGGTCATCTGGCCTAATCCATTCTGATCCACTATAAGGTAATTGCGGTAGTGTATGCACTTCATTAAATTGATTACTCCAGTCTTTCCTAGTCCAGATCACGCCTTTATAACCACCAGTTTGTGCTTCAATAACCATGCGTTTATCACAGCATACTAGATGATCAACAGCATAGTCTCGATATACTGCATTACATCCTACTTTAATACCAGTATATTGTCCTATGTCAATACCTTTTCTAGACTCTCCGTTGCCAATTACAAGCATAGCAATATTTAATAAATACAATAGTTACAAGGAATAATACTGAAATGACAGCGGCATATTACGATTTTTTTAGACAAATAAGACTCTTTAGTCAAGATGGTACTCTACTGCATACTATGGAAGCAGATAGTACTACAGACTATGTAGATATCCTACCTGGTGAAGGTGTACGTTGGAACAACGTAAATGACTCAACAGTTGATGGGTTTGTTCTTGATGTCCAGTATAACTTCGAAGTACCCCTTGCTTCAACTACTTTACGATTGTCAGATGTAAATGCAAATGCTAAAGATATTGAATTAGTTGCAGGAACTAATATTAGTATTGTTCGTAACAATAGTGGTAGATTAACATTTTCAGCACTAGTTGGTGGTGTTAGTAAAAGTATTCAAACTATTACCACAACAAATCCAGTTAGAATTACAACAGTTAATCAACACGACTTTGCGGAAGGTACTCCGGTAACTATTGTAGATGTTGTTGGTACAACAGAATTGAACGGTAATGAATACTTTATGGACATTATCGATTCAACAACATTTGATTTATACACAGACGAAGATAGAACTGTTCCACTAGATGGTACAGCATTTACAGCATACGTTTCGGGTGGTGTTGCTACTGCTGACTATGGTGGTGCAAAACAAGCATTTAAAACAATCGCTGTTACAGGGCAATCTCCTATAGTAGCAGACAACGTTCAAGACACGTTAACAATCACTGGCGGCGGAGGTATTGATATTACAACATTCCCCGGTAGTGATGCAATGACTATCGAAATTGACACAAACGTTATTACATCAACAGGTAGTCAAACACTAGTAAACAAAACACTAGCATTCCAAAACAACACGATTACAATGTTGTTAAGTGAATTAAACACGGCAGTTACTGATACAGATGTTGTTGGTATTGATGAAACACAAACACTTACAAACAAAACACTAACAGCACCAGTTATTTCAAGTATTAGTAATACAGGTACGTTAACACTTCCAACAGATACTGATACACTAGTTGGTAGAGCAACAACAGATACACTTACAAATAAAAGTATTGACTTTAATGATAATACTGTTACAATGACGTTTGCTCAGTTGAATACTGCAATAAGTGATGCAACAGTTGTTGATCTAGATGATTCTCAAACACTTACAAATAAGTCAATTGATGCAAGTAACAATACACTTTCAAACATTGCAAACTCGTCATTAACAAACAGCAGTATTACTTTTAGTGACGGTACTACTACAGACGCAACAGCATTAGGCGGAACATTTACAGTTACCGGAGGTACAGGACTTACGTCAACTGTAAGCACTGGTGCAGTAACACTTGCTATTGATACTACAGTTGTTACATTAACAGGAACACAAACACTGACAAACAAATCAATTGATGCGAGTCAGTTAACAGGCACAGTTGATAATGCTAGACTTGACCAACAATTACAAGATGTTGCAGGAATGACTCCAACAGACAGTAATTTTATTGTTGGTGACGGTACAAACTTTGTATTAGAATCTGGTGCAACAGCAAGAACAAGTTTAGGTTTAACTATTGGTACAGATGTACAAGCCTGGGACGCAGACCTTGATGCACTTGCTGGGTTAACTTCTGCGGCAGATAAAGGAATTTATTGGACTGGTGCTAATACTGCTGGTACATTTGATTTTTATAACATTGGTAGAACATTCTTAGGTGCAACTAACGTAGGTAATGCCGCTGGTTCACAGCGTAAGTTATTAGGTTTAGATAATGACGACAATGTTACACACGGTAGTTTAGGTGTTGGTACTACAGCAAGTGGTACAGCAGGTGAGATTAGAGCCACAGATAACATCACAGCATACTATTCATCAGACATGGCACTAAAAGAAAATGTAACAGTTATTGATAATGCACTTGATAAACTTAAACAGTTAAACGGTGTGTTCTTTGACTGGACAAAAGAATATATGGATAAACGTGGAGGCGAAGATGGATACTTTGTCAAGAAGAAAGACACAGGTATTATTGCACAAGACGTAGAAAAAGTATTACCTGAAATTGTAAGAACCAAACAAGACGGGTTCAAAGGCGTACAATACGAAAAACTTGCTGGATTACTAATCGAAGCAATTAAAGAACTAAACGAAAAAGTAGATAATTTGAGGAAGTCATAATGCCCCTTCCTACCACCGGCGCACTATCACTAGACGACATTCAACAAGAATATAAACAGGCCGCAAGTGGCACTGAAGTTGCTCTTAATGATTATAGAGCCTACTATGACACATCAAAAATCTTTGTATTTTTAAGCCTTACAAATGGCAAACTAGCAATTGGTAGTTTTACCGCAGATCAAGATGTTTATTATCCATTTAATCGAATTGAAATAGTTATTAGAGCAGATTCTACACTTACAGGCATTCCGGTCAGGATTAGCAGTAGTGACGAAAATGGCAATGCTGATCTAATAAGTTCTACAAATGGTGTAACAAATAACAATGCAGACACAGGAAATACTATGATTGCTGTTGACGGAACAAACAGTTATTTTGATAGTTTAACATCAGCCGGGCCAAGCACTAACTCTTTTTATGTAAAAACTGATACTGCTAGTCACGGATCTTTTAAATTTAGATTTTATCCTGATGTTCCAAGTGGAAATTTAGTATATAGGCACTCACCTAGTTGTGTAATTAATATTCCAACAAACATTCTCGGAGGCAGTGAACTTACTTTAGCAAACAACGGTAATTATTTTGCTATTGATAGTAATACTAGTTTTGCTTCAATGTTAAAGAATGGAAGATCCTGGTCATTCCAGATGACGTGTGATCCTATTCCTAGTTTATATAGTGGGGGATCATATCTTGCAGTATACATTGGACCATTCTATCTTGCGACAGCAACTGGCGCGGCACCATACACATACTCATTTGGCACAGCATTTAATATGGCTTGGCGACAAACAGGCAGTTATGTTGGGGGCGGCGGATTAGCCAACAACGCTAATAACGTAGCACAGGTTATTGCGGCTAACACAGGCCAGGCAACACTCGGTGGTGCTGTTACTGGAATAACGCTATCATGGACGCGAAGCAACTCTTTATTAACCGGCACTATTACAAACAACAGTGGAAGTGATTACTTGGTTGGAAAATATACAGGAGGCGGCACTAATAGATTTATGCCTTGTACTGTTGCTTATACCGATGCAAACACAGCGAATACATTTACTAATAGTAGTACTACTTGGGGAGACCCTCATGTTAGACAAGCATACGGAAGTTCTTTAAGTTTTCAAGTCCAATTAACATATACCGATCAAGGTAGTCAACAAACTCAGTATGTTAGAACAGTTAATTGTCCCCATGGTGCAACATTTGGTACTGTTAGAACAACTATTAAAGAAGCCCTTAAAGAAGTTTATTATACCGGTGATCCTAGATCAATAAATCCGCCACAAGCAGATTATCCTATTTTTGATTTTGAAGATGTAGCAGGTGGATTAAAAGTAACAAGAGTTGGTGGTAGAGGAACACTAACAGGAACAATAACTTTTATTGATACAAGTCTTGCAACAGTACAACTTTCAAATGATGTAACAACAGGCGCGGCAAATACCGGCATTACTTACACAGCCGCAGGAAGTCTACAAGCAGACGTTACCAATAACAATGTTGAAAGATCACTTTTAAATATGTCAGTTGAAGATTATAGGGGAGGTGCAATTGATGTATAACAAAGAGCATGAAGAATTTTTAAAAGAAAGAAAAAGAATAGCAGAAGAATCTAAAAGAAATCAACCATTCCTTCCTCCATTGCTACTTCCTGATCAAGAAGAATCTACTTCTTCTGTTCCCGCTTCAGATCTCGACGAATAGTTTTAAGTTCTTTAACAACTTCAAGAAATTTTAATCTATTATCTTCAAGCATATCTGTTAAACTTTTTACAGCATAGATAACCCACCACCACCAAGTAAAGGCAGTAACGCCAAATCCAACTGCTATAATGAGTAATACCCAATCGTAAAAATGTGCTATGTCAAAGATTAGTACTAGTATTAGTGCGAAAAGTGCTGTTAAAGGAAGCACCCGTCCCATCCACGCCCATATTTTGACGTGCTTTTCAAATTTGTTCATTCTATGCTCCTATTGTGCCAAATGGTTTCCATTCGCCTGGGGTTCCTTCGCGAATGCAAACCCAACCAACATATCCTGTTGGGGTTGGATGTTCATTCCAAACAATATCGCCTCTTGCGTAGATACCAGTTGACGGAGCCTCATTTCCAATTTCGAATTTTTTACCTTGAAATTTAATAGGTCCACCTACACTTAGTGGAGCATCAGGATTGTTTACGCCAATCCCTAGTTTACCTTTTACAGTAACCTGTGCTTCTACATCTGTTCCTAGTTCAATCTTTCCGTTAGCCTTAACTTTAATTCTAACTTGATCGTCTGTAACTATTTCCAGATCGTGTGTTGTGTATGTTCCTGTTTTTACACTATTGTAATCAGGGTCGACAATGTATTCAACTTCATTGCTACAAACACTTAATTGACCGTTAGCGGCTTCAGTACCAATACCAAGACGCATACCATCTCCATCATAGAAGATAAATTGATCAATTATTAAGTTGCCTTCAGTTCTTAAGTTTCTTAGTGTGCCTACTGATCTTAGGCTACTGTCTTGAATAGACTCACCTAATGCTGTTTCACTAATTGCTGTTTTATTGTTAATTTTGTATTCTTTACCCTCACGTAGATCAAAGTCTTCAGTAGACCATAATCTATCTGGGTGAGCCTGCATTACAAGTTGCCTAGTGTAATCTACTCCAGTCCACATAAGGCCCTTGCCGTATAAACTTTCTTCTTCACAGTTAAAAGTTAAAGGACTAGTTCTTTCATTACGGACGTCTGCTTGGAGTTCGTTTACTATCATCTTCTGAGCGTGTACAGTACCTACAACGTTTAAGTTACGTTCTACTTGTACATCTCCAAGAAGTTTAACAGTATCAATACTGTCAACTGAAATCTTACCATTCTCAACAATCAATGACTGCTGACTAGCACGGTCCTGAATACCTACACTAGTAAAATGGCTGATCATACCACCGTGTACCCAATCGCCACTAATTTCATCATTAGTGAACGTTGCCTTAGGTGGCTGTCTATTCGCTAGGGTGTCAATTGCTTGACCTAACTGCTGAAGGCCGTTTTTAACGGCTAGGATTTCTGTTTCTTGAAGATCATTATTGCTCATATTATTATTTATCTAGATTGCTACAGTATGGCTTTTAGCAAAATAGTTTCAGCATTAATACGGCCGTTTAGTTTGATGTCTACTGCATTGATTTCATCTAAGAATGTAACTATTTTACGTTTACCAGCATCTTGAAACTCTTTAAGTTTCTCTTCTGGTTTACGTAGTGTTTTTTGAATACTCTTTTCTTCATCAAAGTCTTGTATAGTAGTACCTTTAACACTTAATCCACTACCTTCTCTTCCTTGGTGTAATGGATCAATAACTCTAGCAACATACTTGCCTAGTTTACGTGTTTTAATGTTAAACACCCACAACTCACTAGCACCAATAATATCCTGTGGATTGATACTTACTAGTTGGAACTTGTCATCATTAACTGCATACTTCATTTTAGCAACCATCTTTTCCTTACTACGGATACGTTTACGTGGTTTTCTATTTGCTTTAGCAGTATTGATAATAACATCTAAAGCACCGTTAAGTGAATCTAGTGCTTTAACTTTAACTTGAATTTGTTTTTTAGGATATACAGAGTATGCTTCACTAAGTTGATTCCAATCTTCTTGTTCATCTTCGCTTAGTTTAGCAATGGCCGCTTTGGTAGGAATATCTAATACTTTTTGTAATTCCTCTTGTTCAGGAATATAAAACTCTTTCATCTTACGAGCGTGTGCCTGTGTACAGTTTACTTCTCGCAAATGCTTGGCAATATCAAACCCTTTTGGATTAAACTTAGCAAAATCTTCTAACCACACTTCTAGCCATTCGTCAATCTTTTCACTCATTTGATAAGACTGGAGTCGGATACGATCCTGTATGCTCATTTTTACAGGTGCTTCTTTCTTTTCTTTTTCTTCTTCTGCTTTTTTAACTTCTTCTACCATACTCTCCGCTTGTGTATATAACTCGCTAAGGAATTTATTTACCGATTCTGATAGCGGTTTAGGAGTACCCATAGTTCCTGCAAGGCTTTCCCAGTACTTATTGTATGCCTCGTGTACATCTGGACATCCTAATGTGAGCATATGACACAATCCACCAACTGTGGAACCAAAACGACTGTCAGGCAGTTTGGATAATGTTTTAGCCTTTGATTTCCATTGCTCGTTATTTTTACACCATTCAAGAACCCAACGTTTGTAGTCGCTACCCTTGTACTCCAAACGATAGTTGTCAAACGCAGATTGCTTTAGTCGACCATATGCTTCGCCACTAAGTTCGGCCGCACCAGAAAAATCAATATCAAAATTCTTATTGGCTCCGCGACGTGCAACAGTTCTTTTTTTCTTCCTAGGGGATCCTTTTAATAGGTTCTTACCTGCCATTTCATCTCCAATACTGTGTGATTAGTTAAAACTATATAGCCTAATGTAAAAAAGTCAAGCAGAAAAAGAATGTTTTTTGTTCTTTTTATAATTTTTCACCTACATCAAAGCCGCGAAATGTTTTGAATCTTGGAAAACGCAAACTGTAAGTACCGTCCTGATTTTGTGTAATTGCGTCTGCTCGTACTTCTACAATATTGCCAATAAGTGTGCTACGATCATTCCAAAAATTATCACGATCGCTGTCGCTAAACCCACTCCCAACATTAACTTTGATATCTCTTCCGTCATCAAGTCCTTCACAAACGAGTGCACCAAGTTTACCAACATTCCGTCCTGTTCCTTCTTCGACATCTTTTACCTCCAATGATACCTCAATAAATGGTTTCATCTTTAACCAACTATGAGATCGTTTACATTCATAAGGAGCATCAACGTCCTTAATCATAACTCCTTCATAACCACCGTCTACAGCCGCTTTATTTAGGTCTACAAAGCGTTTTTCGCCTTCAGGAGTACTTAGGTCTACCTCTTCCCAGTCCAACGCTTGTACGTGCTTTAAAACGCTACTATGCTGGTCTACCCAAGCCTTAACTGCTTGGCTTCTAAACGATTGTGGTTTGTCCCAGCCACCTTCCAAAAACTTATCCAAAGGACACATATCAAATAAATGGAGAACTGCGTCTGTGGCATTGCCTCCACTCTTTCTGTGTACCTGCTTCATTAAGTCTTGGAAGTTAGCACTCATTACTTCTCCGTCTAGCACAAGATCGTATGGTGCAGGGTTATCCTTTAATACTGTTTCAAGTTCTTCAATGATGTGTCCAAAGTTGTGAAACTGTTTACCATTACGGCTAAACGTTTCAACTTTACCATTCTTGCATACTGCAAGAACCCTAACACCATCTAGTTTGATTTCGATCTGTTTCTTGCCAACCATTTTCTTTTCATGCTTGGCAGAGTCGTGTGCGAGTTGACAAGTAAACACAGGAACACAACCTGGTACTATTTTGTTTACTGTCTTTTCACTTACTCCACAACGTAAATCTTTGATAAGAATTCTACGATACCAACCATTCCATTGTTCTGCTGTTGCAACACTCATAGACAATTCAATAGCATCACGTGCCGCATGACCGGTTAGTTCTCGATTTTGTAATTTTTCAGCAAGTTCTTTAAACACATTCCAAGCAAGTCCTTGTGCTGATAATACTTCGTTCTCTGCTTTTTCTGGAACTTGTTTCACACCAAATGTTACAAGTGCGTCAAGACACATACGTACACCATCAAAGAACTCTGGTAGTCCTTCATCGTGTGCTTTTTGTAGGATTGCTTCTTTGCCCAAACGTGAGTTGTCTGCTTCTAGTTGAGCGATAATATCTTGTGGTTGTGTTCTCATACTTGCCTCTCAGTTGCCTTATTAATAGTTTATATTATATATTAAACACATCTAAAAGTCAACTAAAAATTATCCAAAAATTGTTCTTGCATTTTTATTTTAGCCTCTTTGTAGGATTCTACTTCTACATTTTGAATTTGGATATCACTTGGCAAAAACACATACGTAATAATTGAACTTGGTAATTTACTAGTTTTAAGTCCGTCACCTGCAGATATACAGTATTTGGTTAGTGTTTGTTTATCAATTACTGCGGCACTATTATTATCGCATATAAGCAAGAAGTCTGCATAACTTTCTGGTAAATCTCTACCCTCACTTGATCCTCTGCTATTCATAAGTTGTAGATCTGATACGTGCTTTTTTTGTTTCTGTGTTTTGCTGGTAAACAAACAATCTTGTGTGTATTTCATTTCAACTGTTGTACCGTCGGGCAATACATGATCAATACCTTCAACATTAATATAACGCATTTGACCATTGCTGAATTTTTCTAACGATTTTTCAAACAAGTCGCTTTTATCAAAACGTAACTTACGTTCATTTAGTTCATCACCGACTGTTGAAACAAGTGTGCAGAACCTACTCCACTCTATATTTGATCTAAGCCAATCTGCTAATTCATTAGTGTTCATTAACTACTCCATCCACTAATTACTTATTTGGCGCACTCGAAGAGATTCGAACTCCTGGCCTCCAGTTCCGCAAACTGGCGTTCTATCCAACTGAACTACGAGTGCGTAATTATTATACTACAATATTCTTTGGTGAAAGTCAAGAGAAAAAAATAGGCGACATAAAGCCGCCTACTTTCTTTAAGATTGAAATAAGGATTTAGATTATACTAAACCTTTTGCCATTGCTTTGTAACCAGCGGCTACAACTGCTCTTGACGGAGTACCTAATCTGTACTTCTTAACACCTTTTTTAGTGTTTAGGTACACAGGGTATCCTGCAAATCTTAGTGATTGAATAACTGCTTGTGGGTTACCAGCACCAAATTTAGAAGCAATTTGCTCTGAAGTTAGTTCTTTACCGTTTTGTAAAGCAGTTAATACGCTATCTTGAATAGTAGTTTTCATTAATTTTCTCCTTAATTAAGTTTCAATTAGCAATGAACAGGGAAAGTCTCCATGTTCTTTATATATAATACACTAAAAATTTAATAAAGTCAACGACTTATTTGCCAATTACACAAAATCGGGTCCATGTACCCATCCAACTAATGACTTTCGGATGCCTTTAGTTACAGGTGTTACTTTGTGTGGCAAATAACTTGGGAAGAAACAGATTTGATTGTATTGTAGATCACAGTTAATGCCTTTGTAGTCTACATCAAGAATTAGATCGCCACCTTCAAACTCGTTTGGATCGTTCAATAGCAAACTAAAACTTAGTTTTCGTGTATCACCATTTTGTCCTTTAAGGGCACCATCGCAATGTGTTACATAATGACCTTTCTTTTCTGCGGTATATACACTATACTGGCAAGGTTCTAAATAGGTAATAGCAAATTTGTATAATGTATTATTTGCATAATGCACAGCATCGCCTAACCTTGCATAAATTTCTGGAAAACGGTTTGTGTCAATCCAACTAATATCAGTTGATCGAACAGTATCGTTTGAGCCTACTGCATTGTCATCCTCGATAAATCCAGCGGGTTCTAATGGGTTCTCTTTGTTCACATAGTCAGCCAATTCTTGTATTTGTTCTGGTATTAGAACATTGTCTAACTTAAAATGCGGAAATGGATTGCTGTTAATTAATGGTGGAACTAAATTATACATTTGTTGCTCTAATCTGTAGTGTTACTCTTGTCTGTTTTGCCCACGGAGTAATACTAGTAACCGAGTGCATAACAGGCTTTTCCATTCTATTAATCAAGATCATTTTGTTGTAATTTGGTTCTTCGGCAATAATTTTTCCTAGTGTGCTATCTCTATATAAAAACAATCCACCATCGTTAAAATCCCAATCATGATTAAGATAAACTGTTGCACTAGCACCATACCCCATATCATCGTGCCAATCTAGCATACTGTTTCTATTCCAAAGGTACACGTATGATTTAAAATCGTAATCTTTTAATCTTGGATCTACTTCAACAATAAGTTTTTTAAGTTCTTCGTTAAACTCGTCAATTAAAGTCATATTAAAACTAGTTGAGCCTTCGTGAACAATGTTATCAACACTATGGCTTGTCATCCAAGCAAATGAATTGCTTTGAATTTTTTCTTTGATATGAAGAGCAATATCTTCAATCATTTTTTGAGGTAGAAAGTTTTCTTTAATTGTAATCATATTATTGTTTTTATAAACCCTATTCCATCTATTCCTAAGTATATAACATACATTAGTGTGAAGCCGAACGATTTCCGGCTATATGCGGCGGTCATTAACAATACACTAGCCAGTATAAAAAACAAGTAGGCCCAAAACATAGGTGGGTTTGGTGAGTACCACATTAAGATTAAACTAGCAATTAAATTGCTAACCATACCTACAACTTCGTAGGCAAATCGTTTTGGGTTTGATCTAAAGTCTTTCTTGATCCAGTTTAATGTATCCTTACGACCTATACGACTCACACCTGCCTTTCTGCAATGTACTTGTTAGAGTTTACTTGAACAAAGTAACTTCTAGCAATCATATCGCAAAAACGTTGGAATTCTAATCCAAGACGAGCAGTAGCAGTCATGTATCCTGCTCTTGTTGTTTTACTTTCGTTAATAATTTGATATTTGTATCGAGGATTGATTAGATACACACCACCCTCAATCATTGGCATTGATCCGCAGTTTTCAACAACTAGTTTACAATCTTTGCCAGGCATTCTAACAGCACAAAGAATTGGTAATGCATCATCAAGAAAATCAAATGCATTGTTAATATTATATTCTTTATCCTGTCTTGGCTCTATTGAACTTTCAGCATCCAAAAATTCATATTTAATCCAACCAAATCTTTCAGATGGGAAACGTGTTTCCCACCATTCTCTTGTGTATGGAACTTCGTATGTTGTTGCAGGTCTATACTGTCCATTGGTTGCTAAGAACACTTCGTTTCGTCCTGGAAACTTTTGCTCAATCTTTTCTAGTTCAATACGTCCTCGGTAGTCTTGTCCTAATGGAATGAATTCTGGACTGTTAACAGATCGAACAGCAAGATTAATCCATCCAATGTCCTGCTTTATCATTTGTTCCAAATACCATTTAGCAACGTGAAATCCTTGATGTGGGTCAACGTCCTCAGGTAAAGGCGGAAAGATTATTTCTTTATCTTTATGTTCGTTATAAAAGTCTGTCATTTTTTCTAGCACTTATAAGTTGCCTTTGCAACCTAAATATTTCTTCCTTAACTAACTGTTGCTTCTGAAACTTAACATTACGCTTTTGCATTTTAGTAAGTTCATTAATCTTTTCTTGAATCCTTTTTTCAAGAGCGTTTATTAAGTTCTGATCCATACTATATTTAATACAATGTTTGGTGCCCAGTGACAGAATCGAACTGCCAATAGATGATTACAAATCAACTGTTATACCATTTAACTAACCGGGCAAAATTTGAACTGCTGTAATACGATCGTAGCGGAAACTACGGAAACCTTTTGATTCAGTGGCCCATACAGCAATTACTTTATCTGAAATTTCTCGGACTTTCTTTTGAGTTAACGGCTCGTCTTTTTTAGCGGGTGGTAGCATACTAGGAATTAGTGTGCAAGGCATTACACGTTTATCGCCGTCTAGTTTAGTAAAGGTTACTTCAACTACGTTTTCCCTTAGCATTTTCAGAAGATCGTCCTTTGTCGGAATCCCCTTCATTTCTGCGATCTTTTTTTCCAAAGATTCTGTCGTATCCTTCTGCGTATTTTGCATCGTCTGCACCTTTTCTTCTTCCACTACCTTTGCCTCCGTCACTCAATTCAACGTCCTCTTATTTTTAAGTTTATCTTCTTCTGGAATATCCCATGCCATCTGTTCTTCAATAGCATAACGAGCACCTTCGATATAATCTCGATCTTCGTCGTCTAACGCACTCCAAAACTTACTTACTGTTTGAATGTGTTCTTCAACAACTTCAGGACGTTTTAAATGATAATTATCCTCCATCCACATTTGGAGAATATCCATACGTTGTTTAATTTTTTCTCTTACACTCAAATCAAAATCCTCGACCATTTGTGATCTTGTATTCCTGTGGTCCAGGTGTTGTAAACTCCATGCCCATTTTATTTCCGACATAAACTTTACCATTCCATTGCATCTTGATTTGATTTTGCACCATGAATACTTCGACAAACTTTCCTTTTTCAAATCTGTCTACATCTGCTGTAATAGTCTTGTCATTATCTGTACAAGTTACTACACACGTTTTATCATGTTCTGTTCTAATCATGTTATCTCCTTTTTAAATTATTATATTGTAAGTAGATCAAAAAGTCAACTATTAAAAAATTAAAAAACAATCCTGTAGTAGTAAGCATCACTCCAAAAAGCATAGGGATAATAATTAGGAACAATCCTAGTTTAATAAGATAATCAAAGGCTAATTCAACCGGAACTGTCCAAAACAACCAAGTCATACAGTATACTCGAAATTATTTGATTCAGTGTTTTCACTGACCCATTCAGCACCATTGCGTAGATGAAACTTCATTGCCATTTCAGTCTTAGGACTAAGAGTAACATATCGTTTAACATTCTTAGTGTTCTTAATATGATCCGCGGCACGTAATACCATGTCACGCCCTGCACCTTTTGCATAACTCCATACTGTATAGAATATTGCAATATCACCATCAACTGTACTAAACTCTGTTAGTTCTTGTTCATTAGTTGGAACTTTGTTTGCATAGGCAACACAAATAACCGCTTGTATTACACTATCTTCGTTTTCGAGTGCATAAACTTCTCTACCATTACTAATTCGATATGCTAACGGTAAGTGGCCTCGAACAGGATCGTCGGAACAGTGACCAATGTTCCAGTCATCTTGAATTTGAATTAATTCCATTATTTGATTCCTAATATCAGTTTGACCCTGCGTAAATCACTTTCTGGATTGCACACAGGAATTCTATTGTACTTTTCGTAGTACTTAACCATCAAAGCCATCTCATGATCTTTGACCTGACTGCTATGCATTGGCAAGTATGCTTGATAGCAATGATCGATATCTGCTTTATCAAAGTTTTCTTTAAATGCTGTACCACAACCGTAAGGCGAAAGCCTTTCGTTTCGTACTGTGCCTTTAAAGTCTGTACGGCGACCGAGCATACAATTACGTGTTACTGCTCTACTTTCGCCAATATAAATTACACCTTCATGTAGGAAGTCTGCAGGACCAGTTGGAGGACCGTCCTTATATAATCCGTAAACATAACAACCAGCATCTTTTTTATCAAAACCCCAATTAGCACTCCAAGATTCGTCGATGTGATGCCATTTAGTAAACTCTAAACTCCAAGGGTCAACAAGTGTCATTTCTTGGGTACTAAATGCATCTAGGCCACTAGTTGTGAAAACTTTCTTGAACGTATAACATAGTTCTTCAAGTTTATCTTCGTGTTGTGTAAAAATGGACTCTAGTACTTCTTGTTTGAGTCCATGTCCTCCACTAGCCTTTGCAATGTTTTCTGCGAGTATCTTCGCTTTCATGTTACACCTTACATCTTTGCTTCGCGTTCTTTACGAGCCTTGTTTGCTCTAGCAATACCACGCTTCTTGTCAAGTCTTTTTTGCTCACTTGGCTTAGTATAGTATTGACGTTCTTTAAGTTCAACTAGTAATCCGCTTTTTTTAATTTTACGTTTAAGTTGTCTTAATGCTTTTTCAACGTTATTATTTTTTACTATTACTTGCATACTCCTCCTTTCCGTGTTAATGGAGCGTTCTCATTGCTCCTTCATCATTTAAATCAATTCCAAAGTATTCTTCACAAATTGTAACGATACTTTCTGGAACTAAATCTTCTTCTTTACCTGCTGGTATATACAAGCCTTTCAAATCTCCATCAGCACTAATAATTAGTGCCCAGTCATCATCTTCCATGGCTTCACCAAGTTCAAAATATTCTTGGTTGTCTTGCATTGTACACTCCATAACTAAATTATATACTATTACTATTTAATGTCAACCTATTTTTACATAATTGATCATTGTTTCGGGGTATTTGGTAATAAAGTTTTTACCGTGGCCTTTTACTTTGCCTTTTATTTTGAACGTAGTATCTACTTTTGGCAGTTGCTTAGTTTGATCAAAGTTTTTAAAGAAACTGACAAGGTTACCATCAAGTGATCCATTTAATACATGGCAACCGAAACGTTCTACAAAACGAATTTCATTAAGTGTAAACATACCAAACACTTGTTCACCAATACGCCCAATGTGTTTACTTTCACTAAAGTCGTTTTTAATCTTTTTCTTTAGTTCTTTCTTTTCGAAACTATCAAAATATACTTTTGGAAGAACTGCTACAACACCAAAGTCGGAACGTTTCAAAGTACTTTTAGTAATAGATTCAAGTAGTGACTTCATAAAGTCGTTTAACGAATCAGCAATTACGGCAAATGCGTTTTCTTTGTGCAAATACTCTACACTTTTACGAGCATTCTCACGGTCTTCATCAATTACTGTAATAGGCTGGAAGTCCGGAGGGTTCATACCGTACGGTGCTAATTGGCATAACATTGATTCTTTATTAGAGAAAAGTGTAGGATTGTCTTCTGAAAACCTACGTGTATCTCTATAATAGCCACCGTTGTGTCGATGTGTTGCAAATGCAACAGACAATACTTCTAGAGTATCGTATTCTTTTTTCTTTGTATTCGCCACGGGTTTTACCTTGCCTTCGTTTCTAAGTTCAAATGCTAGTTCTTGTGTTTTGAACTCTTTCTTTGTCATATCGCCTATCATTAGAAGCCTCATTACCTAAGTGTTATAGTGTTATAATAACACAAAGTATTATATTTGTCAACCAAAAAAATATTAAAATATGTGATCTGCAATACCTAAATCAACCATTTGTTTGGCTGTGTAATATTGATCACTTGGGTTCTTAATAAATTTGTTACGTACTTCTTGGATTGTCATTCCGCTGGCATCTTTTAATATTTGTAAACAACGCATTTCACAGTTTTGGTTTTCTTTCATCTGTGCTTTCATGTCGTGTACTTTGGCTTCCATTGAGTCGGAATGTTGATGATTCATTGAACCTGCATTTTTACCAACATAACGCTCACCCTGTTTGCCACTAGCAAAAATTAAAAAGCCAGCACTCATAACAGCACCAATACCGATAGTGCTAATGTTATGATAACTGTTCTTCATTACATCAATCAAAGCAAATGCTTCGTATAGGTCTCCGCCATATGTGTTAATGTAAAGTTTAAGGGTACGTTTTGGTTTCTTGTTTAAGTTTGCAGAAAGAATCCATTTGATTGCTTCACCTACATTTTCACTAGCAATGTCGCCGTGCAGATAATGGATATCACTGTCCAACAGACTTTTATCAATGGCGTCACTTGCAGTCCAATTATCGTATTTTGTAGGCATATTTTATTCTATTAGTTATGTACGTATATTTATTCGATTGCCCAGGCTTTGTGACCAAGATCGTTTTGCTCGGCCCATCTAACAAATAGGCCTATTTCACGACCCATTGCTTCAATTTCCCATGGATAATCCCAGTAACTCATTTTGTCACGGTTGTATTCTACTCCGTCAAATTTAACATATTGACGTCCTTTCATCAGATCCTTCATTTGACCTGTTGCGAACTGTTTGACGTGTACCATTTCGTGACACACTGATTCTAGTGCTTTACGTAGTGGTTGTGATTTGTCAATTTCTATAGTAAATTCCTTAGGACGAGTATTATCATCTTCCCACATACAAGTACCGCACTCGTTGTGTTTTTCATACATATCTTTTGTGTATCGTACTGTAACTTCTAGTGAGTTTGTCATTCGCTTAGACATAAGCATATATGCACAGAAATGAACTAGGCTTTCTGTGTATTTCTTTTGACTGCGATTAGCATTTACTACGGTAACTTGCACTATTACTTTTCCTCTTGTTTAGTGTATGCACTTCTGTCTTGTGAAACCAGATAACAATCGGCTTGTATCTGTGCAATTAGATTATCAATTTCTAAATTTGAACCCTTGACTGCACCATATTTTAGTTCTCTTAATCTGTCGGCATCTTTTTTAATACCATCAATCTTGTCGCACATTTGGCTAATTTTATGAAGCATTGATCCCTCCTTATTTTTAAACTATAAATAGTTTAACAGAACGAAAGGCAAAAGTCAAGTGGAAATTTTCCTATTTTTAATGATAAAACACGCTATTGTTGACCTTGGTTTTCAACCATTTGGTCTCGGTAGTTCCAAAAAATATTATTTTGGTTGGCCCGCTCACAAACAACATTATGTCCCACACGGACTCTTAACCGTGCTTGTAATGGCGTCTTACACGCACATAAACGTCGCTGTAGCGTTGGGAATACTAGATTATATACTACACTGGCATACAGACTTTACTAAGACTAAAATACGTAATTATTTTGAATGGACTAGCAAAGACAGACAGTTTTGGATTTTGAATGCTGTAGATCAAATACTACACTTTACTGGATACTATATAATTGTGTTGATTGCTACTTCACAAATTTAAACGCAAACTTACCGCCAATACGTGAACTATAATAATTCTTAGAACCATCTAGTGCAACAGTACCTTGGAAGTTTGGAGGGTAAACAGCCTGGAAGCCAGTTACACGAATGTCGTCACCCTTCTTACCAACTTTGGTATAAAGTTGTATAATACTTGCTGTGTTTAATAATGAAATTGCTTCTGTAGAAAATTTTGGATTTTCGTTTACCTTGAGTGCAACCTTTTTAGCCAACGCACTTGTGATAGCATATCCGGTATTAAACCCTTGAACAGTCATATCAAAGTTAACACCTTCAACCATTTTAGTTGCTTCGTCACTCATGTTTTCAAAGTCTTGTTTACCTTGCTTCATATACTCGTCTGCTTCTTTTCTTAGTGCAGGAGTTGATAACTGAAACTTTTCGCCTAAATCAAAAGGTGCTTCTTTTGCACTCTTAGTTGCAATAGTTGTAACTATGTCTGCAACAAACTTTGTATTTGACATTAGTTCGGCATTGTCTTTGTTCTTTTGTAAAGAGTCATACAAGTTCTTTGCACTAGCAGATGCACCAGCGCCACCTTTAGAACTAATACCAATCTCTTTGCCGTCTGGAGCAAGGAACACGCTATCGACTAAGTTGTAGTTCATTGCCATAGGCCAAAAGATATTAAGGTCTTTCCAGTTAGCGCCACCGGCTAACTCTTGTCTTGCCTGTTCGGCGTCACCTTGTACAAGGCCACCCATCATAGCAACCGGACCCATAATTTCACCAAAGTAATCTCTAATAGATTCTAGTTTTTCAATCTGCCCTGGGAACTCAGGCATTTGTCCATTAGATGCTGATTCAAGTGCAGTTACAAGAACTTCACCTTCCTGGCCAGCATTAGTTCTTACAGTTTGAATAATCTGTTCTGGACCTTTAAATTTGTTTTGAGATTTAATTAGTGTTTGTGGATCTAAACCAGTATCAATCTTTAACGCACCCTTGGTACCTAATTTCCAACCTGATGGAATTTGACTGTTACCCCAAACACCCATTAGGTCTGCACCTACTTGTCTAAGATATCTACCCCAGTAAATGTCTTTACCATCGCTAGTTCTAATCTGTGCAATACCAAATGCTAGTGTTCCTGCGTTAGCAGTATTAACCCATTCAATTTTAGCATTGTTATTTTTTTCAAACTCTGCAATGGCTTCGTCACGTTCTTCTGCTGTAGCAAATTTACCACCTTGTGAAAGATCTGGAATTGCAATCGCTTGTACGAACTCTGCCTTTTCGCCATTGTCGTGGATATATGGCTCTCCAGGTTTACGCCCGAAAATGCCTTTAGACTCTATTACTTGTGTTTGTTTAAATTCGAAAAACCTCATAGCACTAGTATTTATGCTATTTTTGGAAATAATGCGTTAGTGCAGAATTCGTCAACATCTGCTTCATTAAGTCCTAATGACTTCATAACTCTAGGTGTATGTGGATTTTGTTGCTGGTTATGGCAGTAGTAGTTTTGAGCACCTGCTGTAATATCTACACTAGCATTGCCTGTATACTCAGGAACACTATCAAACCATACACGCAGGTTTTCTAAAGCAAGATCTACAATAGCAGTTGCTTCTTCTTCTGTGCGAACATTACCTGCGGCAACCATTCCTGGTGAAAAGATGTTCTGTGCCCATTCGGGTAGTTCACGTTGTTTACTAGGAATAAAATCTTTAACAGCATCTAAGTACCATTCTACAAGAGGATGTTCTTCACCGCCTGAACTTGCTGAAAAATCATGAAATGCACCTGTCATTTTATTCTTACCTGCAATAACATCAAAGCCGTAAATAGGACCATCATTTGATAACACAGGAAAACAACATACGTGCATCATCCACAGTCCGTGCGAGTCTCTTGCGTCTACAACATCAATGTGTGCTCTGCGTACATGATCATTTGCCCATACTCTGTTGATCCAACCGTTCTCAGGCTGATTAAATTTGTTTAATCCTTTTTCTTCTATTTCAGTGGCTTTCTCATCAAAGATGTTTAATATTTCATTTTGGCATTCAATTAGTTTATCCCAAATGACACTCATGATCTGTTTCCCCAATCTCTATTATACATACCAGGTGTTGTCCAATCAACATCGTCTTTGTTCATCTTTTCTAAAAGTTCCATGGCTTTGTCTTTTTCTAATCCTGGTGATGCTGTTTTAATTCCTGTTGTGTTAAGCCATAGTTTCCAATTCATCTCAGCAAAGATTTCTGTATTACGGGGGAAAAACTGATAGTCATCGTCCCACATAACTGTAGGTGTATAGTTATGTTTAAAGTTTGTTGCAATCTCTGTAAGTTTATCTGTTTCCTTAAAGTTTTTATAAACGTGTTCCCAAAACTTACCTTTACGTGGATTATTAAAATAATGTAGTGCTACAAAGTTCATAGTATCTTCATAGACTGCTGTCATATCTTCGTTAAACTTTAATCTATCTTCTTCAGTATAACTTAGTTTTTCTAAAACTTTTAGGCCACTAGCACCAATTGTAAGTAATGCAAGTCCTGTTGATTCTAACGGTTCAATAAATCCACTAGCAAGTCCTACACTAAAACAGTTGCCTCTCCAGTTGTTTGCATTATATTCTGGCTTGAAAGGAACATGATTAAACTGTCCTGTTCTTAGTCTGTGTTCACCCCAATGCTGTACAAAGAAATCTTCTGCTTCTTGTTTAGTGGTAAGTTCACTGTTGTAACATAGTCCACTACCAATACGATCTTTAACAGGTGTTTTCCAAATCCAACCTAGGTCACACGCCTGTGCAGTAACGTATGGAAGTTGTACTTCATCTTCTGTTTCGTAATCTATTTGACTTGCTACTGCGGCATTAGTAAACAGCATATGACTTCTGTCAATCCATTTACTGTCGGGCAATGCATTTGAAAGTAAACGTTTAAAGCCAGTACAGTCTACAAAAAAATCTGCTGTAACTTTTGTACCGTCATCTAATGTTACATATTCAATAACACCATCAGTAACCTTTGGAGCATCAATGTGTTTTTGAATATGTGTTAGTCTTGGATACTTCTTATTAAGATAATCAGATAAGAAGTTTGCTAGTTTAACAGCATCTAAATGATATCCTACATGAGCAGTACCACCGCAAGGTGTTGTGTTATTTGGAATCTTTTTATCTACAACAGAAACTTTATGCCAAGCAATATATTTTTCTAATTCAACCTCATTAATGCCGCCGTCACGAGCAAGGTCAATGCTATCAAGTGTTCCGTGTTCTGTATGTGTTACAGGAAAAAAGAATGGTTGCCAAATGTTAATGCCGTCGCCCTTCCAGTTTGGAAAGTAAGTCCCTGTTTTAATAGTTGCGTCACAAGCCTTTGTCCATAGTTCTCTAGGAATATTACAATCGTCTAAAAAATGATCAAACCCTAAAATAGTTGCTTCACCTACGCCAACAATAGGAACATTAGGACTTTCAATAAGTGTGATTTGTGTTTCGGGTAAGTTTGATAATGCATAAGCGGCCGTAAGCCAACCAGCACTTCCTCCACCTACAATACAAATGGACCTAGCACGGCTACGACCTACTACTTCAGTCATTATCGACCTCCATCATTTCTTTGAATGTTTCTGTAGCAAAGTCAAAACATATCTTTGCTTCTTCAGCCATATCATCGTTCAACTGTTCTCTTATGGCTGTTTTCAGTTCGTCAACAGGAGCATCAAATTGATACAATCTTCCTTCTCCTGGAATTTTCTTTTTAATCATTTGTCCACCGCTTAGGTCACCCATGTGTCTAACATATACGTGAGCCATGACTTTATCTGGATCTCCCATAATTGTTCTCATATGTTCTAGATACTTTTCTGTTACTTTTAAAGTTTTAGGCATTTCTTGTTTAGGCCATAACTCTTTAAAATCATCTAGTATGCTCGGGGAACGTCTAATAGCAGGATGAGGCAATAAGCCATGTGTCATTGCTATTGCTTCTAAAATATTGTATTGAATATGTTGATTATATAAAAATGTTGCATAAAGTTCTTTGTCAATTTTACCTGACATTAAAACTTTTACAAATGCTTGGCGTTCTGCGTTCTTATGGTGTTCCCACGTTGCTTCTTTTAAGTTCATTCTTTTTCCACTTTGATCTGCAATGGGAATCCGTTTGCTCTGCTCAAAGTGGTTGCTTCTACGCTTTTTTGTTCTGCAATTTCAAATGCGTAAACGCCAACTACTGCACTTCCATCTTCATGAATTTGTAGAGTTAGATTTTTTGCTGTGTCAACAGAATGCTTAAAAGTAGTTACTAGCACATCGATCACGAAATCCATTGGTGTTTGGTCATCATTAATAAAAATAACTGAGTACCTTTCGGGCTCAGCAATTTTTATCTTAATCTTTTCGTCAATTTGTACATCCATATTATTACTTATCATTGTATGATCTCCTACCAGTAAATAATGATAGTGGGGATTGCTCCCCACTACCGACCTTTTAAGTGTATTACTTAACTTCGATTGATCTTGCTTTTTTAGCCTCTGGAATAATTCTTTCCAAAGCAATTCTAAGCAAGCCATCTTTTAGTTCAGCACCTTGTACTACTACATCGTCTGCAATAGTAAATGATTTAGTAAAGTGCCTTTTACTAATACCTCTGTATTGTACACCATCCGCTTCATCGTCAGTTTTTGACTCTTGGATTGATTTAACAGTTACCACACCGTCTTCGTATGATACGTCAATATCCTTTTTGCCAAAACCAGCAAGTGCTAATTCAATATCGTAAGTATAGTCGCCTGTTTTTACAATATTGTATGGCGGATAGTTAGTGTTAAAAGTAGGTGCATTGAAGAAGTCGTCTTCAATCATTCTTTCGAATCTATCAAAGATAGGATCGAACCCTACTGATACGGGTCTTAGTTGGTTAAAGATTGATAGTGATTTGTTTGTCATTTGTTTTCTCCTTATTAAGCAAGTTGTTTGTCATGTAAGACCTATCAAGCATCTTACAATCTTATTTATCTACCTCTTCAAACTCGGCGTCTACAACGTTTTCATCTTTCTTAGATGTTGTTTCTGCTTCTTCTGAAGTGTTAGATTCTTGTTGTGCCTTGTAAACTGCTTCACCTAACTTCATTGCCACTTGTGATAGTGCTTCTGTTTTAGATTTAATATCTTCAACATTGTCACCTTTAAGTGCTTCTTGTAAGTTAGTCTTAGCATCTTCAATTGATGTTTTAATATCTTCCGATACTTTATCACCGTGTTCTTTTAACTGTGATTCAACTGAGTGTACAAGACCGTCAGCATTGTTTCTAGCATCTACGGCTTCTCTCTTTTGTTTGTCAGCCTCTTTATTTGCTTCTGCATCTTTGACCATTTGTTCAATTTCTGCATCACTCAAACCGCCGTCTGATTTAATAGAGATTGTTTGTTCTTTGCCTGTGCCTTTATCTTTTGCTGATACGTTAACAATACCGTTTGCGTCAATATCAAATGTTACTTCAATTTGAGGCATACCTTTTGGTGCTGGTGCAATACCTTCTAGATTAAAGAGACCAAGTTCTTTATTATCTACAGCCATTTCACGCTCACCTTGTAATACCTTAATAGTAACTGCTGATTGATTATCTTCCGCAGTACTAAACACTTGTGATTGTTTAGTTGGGATTGTTGTATTCTTTTCAATTAGTTTAGTAGTAACACCGCCTAGTGTTTCAATACCCAATGAAAGCGGAGTAACGTCAAGTAGCAATACATCTTTAACATCACCACTTAATACACCTGCTTGAATTGCGGCACCTAGTGCTACAACTTCATCTGGGTTAACACCTTTGTTTGGATCTTTACCAAAGAATGTTTTAACAGTTTCTTGTACCTTAGGCATACGTGTCATACCACCTACTAGTACAACGTCTGTAATATCACCTTTGCTTACACCTGCGTCTTTAAGAGCAGTTTCACAAGGTTTAATTGAACGTTGGATTAGTTCGTCTACAAGACTTTCAAACTTAGCACGAGTAATTTTTAAATTCAAGTGCTTAGGTCCAGAAGCATCTGCTGTAATAAATGGTAGACTGATGTCAGTTTGTGTTGTGCTTGACAATTCAATCTTTGTTTTTTCAGCCGCTTCACGTACACGTTGTAGTGCTAGTTTGTCTGTTGAAATATCTACACCAGACTCTTTCTTAAACTCGTCTACAATGTATTGTGTAAGAACAGCATCAAAGTCTTCACCACCTAATGCTGTGTCACCGTTTGTTGAAAGTACTTCAAATACTCCGTCACCGAGGTCAAGTACTGATACGTCAAATGTACCACCACCTAAGTCATACACAACAATCTTGCCTGACTCTTTTTTATCTAGTCCGTAAGCAAGTGCCGCCGCTGTTGGTTCATTTACAATACGTAAAACTTCTAGTCCTGCAATTTTACCTGCATCTTTAGTTGCTTGACGTTGTGCATCGTTAAAGTATGCTGGTACTGTAATAACTGCTTGTGTTACAGTTGAGCCTGTATACTTTTCAGCAGTTTCTTTCATCTTGGTTAATACTTCTGCTGATACTTGTTGTGGGGAAAGTTCTTTACCTTTTGTTTCTACCCACGCATCACCGTTCTTTGCTTCTACAATTTTGTATGGAAGCGTTTTAGCATCACGTGTGATTTCTTTTGATTTAAACTTACGTCCAATTAGACGCTTTGACGCATAGATTGTGTTCTCTGCGTTAGTAACTGCTTGACGCTTTGCTGATACACCTACAAGTGTACCATCGTCAGTATAGGCTACAATACTAGGTGTAGTTCTATTACCTTCTACGTTTTCAATTACTTGGGGATCTTTGCCGCTTAGTATAGCAACACATGAATTTGTGGTACCCAAATCGATACCAATAACTTTATTAGCCATTTTTTTCTCCTTATTAAGCAAGTTTTAATTACAAAACCTATTCAGCATTTTGTAACATATAAGTATTTATCACTTATATAGTATATATAGTGTTAAATCGACTATTTTTCAAGTCTAAATGTTACCGATTTATAAAATAAAACTGATTGATACTATATCTACCACTTCCTATACACCTAGATACACTATGTTGTAAAAAACTTGGAAATAATATAGTTGTATTATTTTTTAATGTAGGCTTATATCCAAAGTCTGTAAACTCTAAATCTCCACCTTCAAATGCTTTTGGTTCTTTCCATAAAACTGTCACGGCAGATAATGTGCCATGATCAGCATGATGATCATATACTGCTCCGTTTCCATAATAGTTTACCTGTGTTACATCATGGTTAGTGTAAGGTAAGTATCCTGCAAACGGATTGTCTTTTAGTTGCTCTTGCAAATAAAATAGTTTCCTATTAAAGTTCAAGACGTAACTTTTTTCTCTGTTATCTTTATAGTGTGTATCCATGTGAATAGCACACATTTTATCATTTGCTCTAGGGTCGCCAGTTTCTGCTGACGGTCTAAAGTATGCGTCTAGTGAATTAATCTCTACAAGGATTTCTTTTAGTTCCCACGGTTCGTAAAAATCGTAGATGATACTATGATGAAAAGGTTCATGTAGATTCTTAACAAGCACTAGTTACCTATTGTGTTTTTTTCGTATACAGTATTGTGTGTTTGTGTACAACGTACAAATGTAGCACATCTACTTAGATGTTTAAGTCTTATTGCGCCAGCATAAGTACAAGCAGAACGCAACCCACCCAAGATATCTTGAACAGTAGTAGCCACTGCTCCTCGGTAAGGCACAAGAATTTCTCTTCCTTCACTGCTTCTATACTCCTTAAGGCCTCCAAAGTGTTTGTCGTTCGCGGCCTTCGAACTCATTCCGTAGAATTGTACAAACTTTTTTTCTTCAATTTTATTTTGTATACCACCTTGATCAAAAGTAACTTCATCTGTAGTATACATTTTAGTAATTACTTCTCCACCACCTTCATCGTGCCCGGCGAGCATTCCTCCAAGCATAACAAAATCTGCTCCTGCGGCAAAAGCCTTTGCAACATCTCCAGGCGATACGCATCCTCCATCGGCAATAATGTGTCCACCGAGACCGTGTGCGGCGTCGGCACATTCAATGACTGCGGAGAGTTGTGGGAATCCAACCCCAGTTTGAATCCTAGTAGTACACACGCTCCCGGGACCAATACCCACCTTAACAATATCCGCTCCACTTAAAATTAACTCCTCTGTCATTTCTCCGGTAACTACATTACCTGCAATAATTACAATATGTGGATATAAACGTCTAAACTCTGCAACAAAGTCACGGAAACGATTTGAATATCCGTTAGCAACATCGATACAAACATAACGTAACTTATCACCTGTTTGTTCATATACTTGACGAAACTTTTCATGATCGTGATCAGTAATACCAATGCTCATTGCTACATACTGGGTACGTTCATCGTATTCACTATCAAAGTAACATACTAGATCATTTACACTATATGTCTTTTTAAGACAGGTAAACATTTTTACTTCAGCAAGTTTGTCTGCAACTTCAAATGTTCCTACACCATCCATGTTAGCGGCCATAATAGGAATACCCCGCCAGTGTCTATGATCAGGTCGGATTTGCTCCATGCTCATATCTTGTGGCTTCCAGTTACGCCAAGTAAATCCTCTTTCAAGATCTACTTCTTTACGACTTCCTAAAGTTGAACGTTTAGGACGTAGTAATACATCTTTGTAGTCAAGTTTAATGTCTTGGTCGATTCGCACTTTTAACTCCGTAGTTAAACGATACTGCAATACGTTCGTTGTTGCTTTTGTTTTGTGTTACTTCATGTTTTGCCCAGCCAGGAAATATTGCTACCATGCCAGGTTTAGGCGGATATGTTGCCATTGTGCTTGTGATAGTATTATACTGACTTAGATTATCAGGGATATAATACTGTGCATCATCAGGACGATAAAATCTTAAATCACCCATATTCTCATCTGGTACATCAATGTAGAATACTCCACTTAGTAATGCATCTTGATGATTGTGTAACGTGTGATATGCTCCCGGTCCATTAATGTTAATCCAAAAGTTTTGAAATTCAACTTCTGGTAATCCGCAGACTTTAGTTACATACGCCATAGCCTCATCTAATTCTGTTAAAAATTTTCTAAGTACTGGAACGTACTGTGGATCTACTAGATCAACATTTTCAATACTACGACTGTGCCACCCACCTTGATTGCTGTTACCATGCAAGTCTGGTTCTTTAGTTCTCCAGTCATGTGCAATATGTTTCATAGCATTTCTGTCTACCTTTTCTAAATAGCCGGCAAACACAAATTGCGGAAACCATAAGTCTGCTTTAAATTCCATTAATAACCAAATTCCCTTTCTTTACGGCGAACTTCTTTAAGCCAACGGGCACGACCTGCCGCTTTTGCTTTCTTACGTCTTTCACTAGGTTTAATATAGTGTTGACGTTCACGTAGTTCTTGGAGTACTCCATCTTGTGAAACTTTTCTTTTGAATGTTCGTAGTGCTTTATTAAAGTCGCCATTTTTTACTTCGACGGTTAACCCTTTGAAATGGTTATCGTCTTTCTTCCGTTGTCTTGACAAAATACTGTTCTCCTTCTGCTATCTGTCGAAGATCGTAGACTCTATTATTACTAATTAAATTATATGGTCTTTCGTTGTTACTTGTCAAGTAAAAAGTTTTAGATAATGGAAGAAGATATCCAATAAGCCAAACACAACTACTAGGCACATTATCTACATCAATAATAATGTAATCTACGTAATTAGAAACCTCAATAACCCAATCCTGTTCTTCTTTGCTATCAAAAAGGTACAGATTAATATCCGCTTTAATATTCTTTGCAACTTCATTAAACTGTTCTTTTATATTGTCGCTAGGATTAACCAAAAGAAAACTTAAATTATTATTCATAAGTTTATCTGGAGGTGTGATCAGATTAATAATAGGTTCACTCATAACAAAATTACTTATTTAATTATTTGTGGATCTTGTGCCAAACTGAATTATCAGTTTGTTCGGAATTTTGAACGTATGTGTCTGGTTCAATTACTGTTGTGAAGTTGGGTCTTGTTCTTCCGGCTGTGTTTTCTTGCGGATTTGTTTGTTTTCTACTTTGGTTATGTACGAGGTTGCGTTCGCTCTTTTTTTTTGAAACTCTGGTGTTAACTCTTCTGCGTAAAAAATTCTATTCTTAGTATCTGGAATATCACTTTCTTCTGTTTCTTTTTCTGCTTCTTTGTTTGCGGCGTCAACCCATTCATTCCATTTGTCTAAGTCTGATGTCATATTAACTTCAGGTTCAAGTTCTTTTTGTTCTTCTTCAAAGTTAGGTGGTTCGTTAACTGCTATCTTTTCAGCACGAATTTTTTCATACTCGTCAAAGTTTACTTCTTTATTGTCATCATCTTGTACTTCAACTTGTTCCATTCGCTGATCATGTTCAGTTGTGTTGGAAGTATCATCCTCTGGTACCACAGTTCCGTCATCTGCATCTGCATCATAACTAGGGTCTTGTAAATCTCTATCATCGTCATTATCCTTGTTTGGACCTTCTGGGTCTGACTTTGGGGGCAAACTACCTCCTTTGTCCTCACGGTACCAATTGAATGTGTACTGTGATGCAATTAGAAGCAATACTGCTAATGGGTCAAACACAAAGATAATAATAATGATTACCCAACGTACTGCCGCTTCTAATAATGTTTGATCTGCTTGTTCACCGTAGATAAATTCTGCAATATACTTAATAGGTCCTACTTCTGCTTCTAGTTTACGATATTCGCCTTCAATTTTATATTTCTGTTCTACTAGTGTATCTATTTCTGTATTAGCATTTTTAATTCTTAATGTTTGTGTATCTATTTCTGCGTCAATGCTATCTGCTTTATCTGTATTACCTAACTGCTTACGTAATCTGTCAATAAGAGCATTTGATTGTTTAACTTGATCTTCAGCAGTCTTACGTAGACGTTTAATTTCTTCAGCGGCCGCTTTAGCCTGTGGATTATTTGTTGCTTCTTCAATCTTTTTAATTAGTGCTAAACGTTCTTTCTGTTTTTCGTCTTGCCAGTCGCCAATTTTATCTGCTGTCTTTTTACCAAAGATGCCATCTGCACTAGCACCAATCATTTGTTGTGCTTTTTTAGTTTCGCCGTTGTCAATATAACCTTGTAGTGTTTCAATTTCGGCATCTATTTTAGCAAGTTCACTACGCCATAATGATGCTTGGCTATCAATTATAGCCTGTTGTTCATCGATGGCAGGTTGAATTCTTTTATAAGCATTGTCGATACGTTCTTGTTCTTTGTCAATTTGTGATTGTATGTTAGCGTCAGAACCTGTACCGCTTGATTCTAGTTTTTTAATTTGATTTTCTGCACGAACAATAATATCTTCGTTTCGTTTAATTTCGTTCTCAATACGTTCTACTTGTGCAATACTTTCTGTACCTGCACTAGTTTGTTCAATATGTGCTTTAGATAGGAATCCAAAAATACCCATACTTGTAATAAACATTAATACGAGTACTGCTATAGATAGATACGTCTTAAGCCACCATGCGGCTCTTTCCCAGTTTCGGTGTAACCATACTGCTGTAACTAGTTTACCTACTTCTAAAGATACACCCATTACAATAATGGGAATTGCGGCCGCGGCAAATATAGCCACTAAGCCTGCGACACTATAATATATTGCTACTGCTGAAATTGTCAGAGCAGAAAAGAATGTTAAAAAACCTAATACCATGCTGTTCCTTTTTATATACATTATATTTATCGACGCTTTTGATATTAGATAAGTGCTATTTTTATCGAATAAAACGCCAACCCTTATGTCCTGACTCTTTACAAGCCGTTTCTTTAAAGTTTCTAGTTTTGCCTTTATATAACAATGTACTTGCTAGGGTACGACAATACCCGCTACCTTGCGGATAAGTGGATAGAACTAACACTTTGCCGTTAGTTCCTGTTTGATTATTGTACCATGATGACTCTTCGCCATTCTCTAGTGTGTTAAGAGCAAAAAAGATAGATTGTTCTTGTTTTAATCTATCTTCTTGTGGAAGTCTATACCAATGCCACTTACCTAGATTAACTAGGATACCTACATACCCGTTGGACGGTTGATATGTTGACTCTACACTAGATAGTGTGCTATCACTTCTATGATATGTATCTTGTGATGTTGTTGAACACGCCCCTAAAAAACTAGTAAGGACTATTAACAATATACCATCGCGAAGTTTCATAACTGTTACCCTTTACTAGACAAGCATAGCCTTTACGTTCGACCATTTGTCCATTAATGTTAACTTCATACCAATGTTCTCTACAACTTTCTGCTAGACCCATTTTAGGCGGTAGCATCTTTTTAACTACATTGTCACTACATTGGACAATAGTATTACTAGATACTGTCTTACCATCCTTTATTTGGATTGTTTCGTCTGTTTGGCAGTATTGTGGTATATGACTTTTTGTTGCCACTTGACCTGTACTGCTACACGCCGACATCAGAATTACAGATAGTAGAAGAACATACTTCATATTACTGAGCCTGCTTTGATTCTAGAATCAGTCTATCAAATACCTCTAAAGGCATTTTAATACGAACGTATGTATGAACCCTATTAGTACTTGCTAACTGATAAGAGTACTTCTTAACTTCAAGATGTTCTCTAATAGTTGTGTCCTTAACAAGGTGTTCAACTCTTGTTGAATCGTTTCGTGTGTCGTTTTTAATGTCAACAACTGTAGATGAATTTACAGTTCCGTTGATTCTTTCTGCAAAGCCTTTTACTGCGAATGCATAAGCCTGTGATTCACTTGCTTGTTCGTATAGACTTTCGCCCATACCACACGCATAAGCATAATCAGTTTTCCAGAATAAAAATCCTTCTGCACCAATTTGCTCACAGTCAGCATACCAATTTGGATTTGCCTTTGTTTCTCTAACTTCGAGTGTCTTCATCGATGTACAAGCACCTAACATAGATGCAACTACACCAATTAGTAACACATTCTTTAATGTGCCTTTCATAAATTTAAGCCTCCTTAGCCTATTCGTTTAATTTACTATTACAGTATATACAAATATAAATCAAAAGTCAAGTGGAAATTTGCCAATTTAATTTCGACGCATTTGTGCGATTTCTGTGGCTTGTTTCTTACCATTACCGCTATCGTCTTCAAAAATTGGAACCATATTACTTTTGTGCATTGTAGCAATGCCCAAAAGTTTTCTTTCACCTGTGTACTGCATTGGTTCCTTTTTAGTACAGGGTGAAAAACTTGCTGACGTTTGTAAACTTGGAATGTGTTTTGTTTCACGGGTAACAGTTGGGCCACTATAGTGCCACGGTGTATTGATAACAGTTTCTGTTTTGGTTTTTGGTTTGTATTCTCCGTGAATGTAATCAATGTACTCGTCCAAAGTCATCATTAGTTTATGAAGTCCTTGTTTCTTGTATTCTTTATTTCGAATACGTAAATCTTCTTTCCAACGATCTAACTTTGCCTGTGTAATTTTACGCTTCTTCTTAGTTGTGTTAAGAGTAGTTAAGCCTCGAGCCAAATGCATTGTCATATTGTCACCTTTATGTTACATTAACACACTTATTGTAGTATATAGATGACAAAAAGTCAAGTGAAATTTAGCCAAAAAAATAGGGCCCGAAGGCCCCATCTTTTATTTTAGTATTAGAATTTGTATTTGACGCTTGCCAATACTTGCTGTGTTTCAGCGTGTTCGGCACCAGTAAATACGGAACGTCCACCTTTATCGTGGTAGTAAAGTCCCATTTCCAACCCGTCCTGTTTGTCAGAACGTTTTGAAGGATCGTAGTTTGTTGCTAGGTTATATACTACACCGTAGTAGTTACCATCATATCCTAAGTCATCATTTTCAGTTCTGTGTGCTGTAACATAAACGTTTTTGTTTACGTTATACATTACACCGTAATCTAAACGATCGTCTTTTGTATATGTGCCTGTATTCTTATCGTCCCACAGTTCAACACCCCAAACTAATGGAACGTTCCATCTGTATAAACTACCACCAATTGAATAACCTTCTTGGTCACCTTTGCCTGAATCTTCAGGAGAAGTAATACGCATATAAGATACATCTGCATAACCCATTAAACTAATTGTACCTGTTGCATAACCTACGTTTCCGTCGTTATCCCAACCAAGTGAAACACCCCAAGGCTGTTCTTTCTTTAGTCTATATGAATCAAAATCAAATTCGTTGTCATATTCCCAACCACCAAATGTTAACACAGTTTTTTCTCTGTGATCAATTCTGTAGTTTGTTTCTGTATAGATTAGTGGAACAGAAATTTTAGGAGTCTTTGCGAATCCCATTCTTTGTGCGTCAGTTTCACCAATGTACCATCTTGCTACATCATTACCAAAACCTAATTGCTTTTCTTGAACAGTATTGTTTAATGTTGTATCTAATGAATAGTGAGTGTCGTACTTCATTGATGCCCCAATCCAATCCACTGAAAGTGTTTCAGGAATGTTTGTTGAAATACCTAGTTGCAATTCTGCACGTGAGTCCCAACCTGAATCATAGGTTTTGTCATCATAGTAACCTTCTACTTCACCATTTACAAAAAAGCCTTGCGGCAAGTTTGGAATATTATTTTCTAAAGCCTCTACTCTTTCTTCAAGACTTTTGTCATTAGCCAATGCACCTGTTGCAAATCCAAACAGGATGGCTAACACTAATGTTAGTTGTTTCATTTTATTTGTTTTTCCTTATCTTTATTCGAATAAAAAAGACACCTAGAGTGTCTTCTGCTTTTATTTATGCACTCAAAGAGTGCAGTTGTTTATTTCTGGCTAATCCCACAAATTTTCGTAGTACTTGCCAAAAAGTCGGAAGCCATTTGAAATACGTTTCTGTTCTTTATCTATTTCTTTTTTATCTTCAAGACGCATCCATACATCGTCTTTGTTTGCTTTACAATCGAACGCATATATCATTTCGTCAAGGACCCAATCCCAACGCTTAAAATGATTGTCATCTGTTTGGCCTTGATACATTGCACTAATCTGTTCTTTCGGTGGCCACAGTTCTTTTGGAACATCTTTTTCATCTACATAAGGAGCGCCGTGTTTTGTTTCCTTTAATTGTTTGAGCATAGGTAAGATAATTGGAGCAAGTGTATGATCCATACTCCAAGTATCCCACTTGTCAATATGTACTTTTACTTTTTGTTCTGGACTGTATCCAAACTTGTCATACAGCCAATTGCTCCACGGCCAATGATCCGGGTACTTTCCAATTTTAACCTTCATAACTTACCACCTTTACGTTTTGTTCTTTGCCGGGCAAAGTAAATCCTCCTGCATATTCAAATGCTGTTTCTACATCTTCAAATAGAACAGGCTTAAGATTCCAATCGCATTTACCTGTATTCTCTGTTACAAAAATCCAATCGTCTTTACCATCAAGGCAAATCATTATAGCGTACACTAGTAATCTACCTCTTCAAAACTTTCCTTAATATATGCCATATTGTATTTGGAGGGATAATGTTTTAACAATCTACTTGCTTCTTCTCTAACTGCTCGTGGCACCCGTGGATACTTCTTAGGATCTCGCAGGTCCATTAGAAATCGTTCTACGTTTAATACTGCATTTGTTCTTTCAATTGGTAATGTCATAGTTCTACAATCTCTACACCGTCGCCAAACTTTTCTTTAAGTTCGTTGTAAACGCCAGCATTGCTCATACGCAATCCTTGATAATCTTTACGCAGATTATACACACTTCCGCTGTCAGTTTCAACTGTGATGTAGTCTTTTTCAACATCAATGTTCATTGTTTTAATAGGACTGCTCATACGCCAACTGTCACCGTATAGATACGAACCACTCCAGCCTGCGAGAATTTTTTGAAACTGTTCGCCGTTGTGTTTGATTTCTAATACTACCCAAGTATCTGGGGATATACCTTGTTCTGGTTCTAGTTTCATTCTATCTCTGCTCCAAAGCCATTTTCAGTAGCGTACAACTTCTTAATTTTTCTACCATCAATTTCCATTCCTAATGCTACAAATGGTCCACCACTTGGATCAAACATTCCTAAGTCTAAAGTGTCTATACCTTCAACACCTTCTCGTCCACCATAACGGCAGTATTTCAAACTATCGCCTTCCATAGTAAATTCATATGTGCTTTCTGATACTTTTGTCCAAGTATAAGAATCACTATATCTATTTGTATATTTTACATCAGATTTAAACATCGTCTTTTTTCTTTAGGCTCCAATTACCATTGTCTAATTCTTCCCAGATAAGTGTATCGCCAATGTCCCAACCTACTTGGGCTAATGCTTCTGGGGGGAGTTCTAAATATAATTCTTTTGTCTTGCCATCTTCTTGAACTTGAACAGTCCAAGAATTTTCACCGGTCTGTATTGGATTTCGTATCATTGCTGTCACCTTTGATAATTAAAAAGTGCAACTTTTCTGTTGCTAGGGAAGTTGCCACCCCCGAGTGATTATGCCGCTAGGGCAAAATCCTCAGAAAGACGAACGTCTTTTTGCTCACCGAAGTTTACAAAAGAAACGTTGTCCAATGCTTTATCGTTTGCATCTATAACGTTTGCTTGATTTACGGTCATCGCCTACCGGTAACTCCACGTTCTCTAGTACATCAGTCGATCCCGATCACCCCCTCAAAGCACACTCTGTGAATGTGTTTTAAGTGAATGGTGGAGGTGGGGGGAATTGAACCCCCGTCCTGCCTGTGTTCGATTGGCTTCATCGTTACAATACTTATTTAACTACATTTTAACGCACTTGTCAACCGATATGACTTCATTAAGTGCTACTTTTTTAAATTTTGGATAAGTAAAATATATTTCAAACCATAATTCTAACAATGCGAAAGGATTAATGTTATGGCGAAGTTAGCAAAATCATACGTAAAACACGTAAGAACTCCAAAGAAAACAAGTCAAAGTTCTAGACGTAAATCATGTAAAATGAGTTCTATGAACAAACACAAAAAACGTAATCATAAGTTTAATGTGGGACAAGGACGTTAATGGCGGTTAAAAAAATAAAAGGTGTAAAATCACACAATTACAAAAGATATATTAATGATGTAGAAGTTAAACCAATTAGGTTTGTATTTACTGGTGGTCGTAATTTACTTGCAGGAGCAGTTGATGGCGAGATAGTTATGGATCAAAATGGAAACCCAGTTCCTTTTCATAATATAGATTGTGATTTTAGATAAAATTACTTATTAAAGTTTTCAGGGCGAGTTAAATTGCCTGCAATCATTCTGCCTCTATTGTCAACAAGTTCATACTCAAGCATCATCTTATTTTGAATTGCTGTTATATGAGCATCGTTAAAGGCACTGATATGAACAAAAACGTCCTGACCACCTTCGACAGGTGTTATAAAGCCATAACCCTTCTTCGAGTCAAACCATTTAAGTTTACCAGTATGTCGTTCTGCCATTTATATATTCCTAATTCTCTGTTAAATTATTTAACAAAGTATTTATGCTCTATGCTGGACATTTAAATGCGTAGATACGGCACAGGACGAGCCTGTGCAGTAACTACAATTAATAAAGATTGAATTAAAGTGCGTTCTTACGCTCTTGAATTTCAGCACGTCTAGACTTCGCAAGTTTACCAATATTACCTAGTGCTTTTCTTGCTCTTGCCGCCGCGGCTTTCACGTTTTTTGAATCAAACGCTTCTGCTTCTTTTAAGTAAGCCTCATATTCGGCTACGATTTGTTCATGAATTGAAGACATAATTTTCTCCTTGTCTATTATAATTATCGCCATATTAAAATCATACTCGCAGATCTGGCGTTACGATGTCTAAAATGGTGAAATTGTTTTATTTGGTTTTTAACATATCGCCTAGTCCTGCTGGTGCAGTTACTAAGCCACTCATCTGCTGTGAGTATCCGTCAGCAAATTCTTTTTTGGTAATTGTAACTAACGTGATAGCAGATTGTTTAATACGATATGACTTTTCTAGTTCAGCAGTAAACAAGAATGGCTGTAAGCCAATGCCTTGCTGACTAGCAACAAGAGTCAACGGTGTTTTAACTTTAATATGCTGATCGTTTTCTTCTTCAAGTTTACCAACTAACTCTTCTCCAGATACCATTTTAATAGTAATAATATCTCCAACTTTGTATGGTGCTTCGATTAACATTATATTGTATGTCCTGTTCCGTTAAATCCTGTATCTTCGATATATTTGACTAACTCTTGATAGCCGCCAATATATTTTCCTTGTAGAATAATCTGTGGTACTGACCTTGGTTGTGGTAAGCCATTTACTTCAAATTCTTCTGTAAGTTTCTGTACTGAAATGTCAGTACCAACTTGAATTGTTTCAAATTTTACATCTAAGTTTTTCAATACTGCCTTTGCTTTGTCGCAATAAGGACACATTGGTTTTGAGTATACTACTGTTCTGCTCATAGTTTAAATCCTTTAAGTGATTCTTTATTAACGTCTTGCTTGATGCCTCCAACAATATAACTTTCAACTTCTGTTTCCTGTGGAGCAACTTGCAATCCACTACTACTTAACCAGTGCTGGGTCCATGGTAGCGGGTTCTGAGTTGATGATGCGTCAAAAATAGGATCGTAACCTAAAGCCTTTAATCTTCTATTTGCGATGTACTCGACGTAGTCACCTAACAATCTTTCGTTAAGTCCAATAATTGATCCGTCCTTCATCAAGTGTTTTGCCCATGCTTTTTCTTCTTCTACACAATTACGCCACATATCATAAACTTCGTCTGTACATGATTTTGCGATCTTTGCCATTTCGGCATCGTCATCACCACGTAGCCAGTTTTTAATAACGTGAGAACTAAGTGCTAAATGTTGTGCTTCGTCACGAGCAATAAGTGAAATAATTTTAGCAGAACCTTCCATTAGTTTCAATTCACCAAACGCAAACGTACAAGCAAATGAAACATAGAAACGTAGTCCTTCTAAAATATTAACATTCATCATAGCAAGGAACATTTGCTTTTTAACATCTTGTAGTGTTCCTTTCTTATGATGGAAGTACTGTTCAGCAGTTTCTGTAAAACTATCATAGTTTTTAGTTACAGAAGTTGCTCTTTTAATAATTTCTTTATCGTCTAAAATTTTGTCTAATACTTCACTTGGATCTGGATACACGTTTTTCATAATGTGTGTATAAGAACGTGAGTGAATAGTTTCAAAGAAGTCCCAAGTAACAATACAGCCTTCTAGTTCAGGTAGTGAACAATAAGGCAAGAAAGCCAAACAAGGTCCGCGACCCTGTACACTATCTAATAGTGTTTGATACTTTAGGTTAGAAGTAAAAATATGTTTTTGCTCTGGACGGAAATTAGCATAATCTGCTCTGTCTTTTTGTAGACTTACTTCTTCTGGTCTCCAGAAATATCCAAGCATGGTTTGATTTAATTTATCAAACACAGGGAACTTGAATACATCATATCGTTGTGTATTCTGATCTGCTCCAAAAAACATATTCTGTTTTGTGAAGTCTACTTTATCTTTATTAAAGACAGTTTTTGCCATTTTCCTTTATACCTCTTTCATAACCCAAGTATTATAGTTATCTTATTATACTTGAGAATTAATTTTTGTCAACCTAAATTGTACAACTTTCGCAATGCTCTTCGTCCAAATCTCCATTAACCTGAAGTTCTGGTTCAAAACCATTTGGTGTACCTTCAACTCTTGGCTCTTCTTCAATCTCACTTGGATCAGTTTTAAAGTCGTAAGTGTTTTGGTAGTAACTTGTTTTCCAACCTAGTTTATATGTGGTTAGCATATCTTGTAACATAACACTCATAGGAACTTCATTGTTCTCAAAGTGTGTTGGATTGTATGACCAATTACCACTAATTGCTTGATCAAAGAACTTTTGCATAACAGCAACAACATTAATATAACCTTCGTTGCTTGGCATATCCCAAAGCAATGTGTAATAGTTTTTTAGAGTTTGGTACTGCGGAACAATCTGCTTAAGAGGCCCTTTCTTTGACTTCTTAACGGACAAGTAACCTCTAGGTGGCTCGATGCCATTTGTTGCGTTCGACACAATGGAACTGCTCTCTGAAGGCATCTGTGCGGACAACGTTGAGTGCCGTAATCCGTGTTCCTTAATATATCTTCTAAGATCTTCCCAATCATATTTTAATGTAATATTACATACCTCGTCTAAATCTTTCTTATAATGATCAATTGGAAGTAAGCCGTCTGCATACTTTGTTCTTTCAAAATACTCACACTGACCTTTTTCTTTAGCAAGTGTTGCCGAAGCATGAAGCAAGTAATATTGAAATGCTTCTGTTAACTCGTGTACTTTAGTTAGTGCTTTTTTGTCACTATATTTAACTTGATTCTTTGCAAGGTAATGTGCTAATCCAATGTATCCAATACCTAATGAACGTCTTGCTTTAGTAGATTTTTCAGCCGCTTCTACTGGATAACGTTGATAGTCAATAATTTCATCTAGTGAACGTACAGCAAGATCACATAGGTCTTCTAAGTCATCTAAATTTTTCAATACACCAACGTTAATAGCACTAAGAATACATAATGCAATTTCACCTTCCTTGTCATCAATATGCTGTAAAGGTTTGGTTGGTAGTGTAATTTCTTGACATAGGTTACTCATGTAAACTGTGTCTTTAAATGAACTATGTGTGTTAGCATGGTCGACATTCATGATGTAGATACGTCCTGTTTCTGCACGTTCTTTAATCAATGCAGAAAATAAATCCATTGCTGAAATCTTCTTTTTGCGAAGTGATGTTTTACGCTCATACTTTTCGTATAGTTCTTTAAACTTGTCTTGGTCTGCAAAAAATGCTTCGTACAAATCAGGTACTTCATGTGGCGAGAAAAGAGTAATATCGCCGTCGGACAATAACCTTTCGTACATTAATTTGTTAAGTTGAATTGAATAATCTAATCTACGTACACGGTTATCTTCTGTACCTTTGTTATTTTTTAGCACTAGAATATCTTCAATTTCATAATGCCAAATAGGGAAGTGGGTAGTTGCATTACCGCCACGCACTCCGTTCTGTGTACAACATCTTACAGTTGATTCAAACTTCTTTAGGAACGGAACTACTCCCGTATGTGCAACTTCGCCTCCTCTGATCTTCGAATTGATCGCTCTAATTCTTCCTGCGTTGATTCCAATACCTGCTCTTTGGGCAGTATAACGTCCAATAGCCATATCACTGCTAAAAATGGAATTGAGAGTATCATCGCTGTCAACAAGAACACAAGAAGCAAACTGACGAAGAGGAGTTCGTACACCTGCCATAACAGGGGTGGGGATGTTGATTTTAAAAAGTGAGGTCGCATCGTAATATCTCCTTACATATGATAGCCTTGTTTCCTTAGGGTATTCAGCAAATAGTGTTGCCGCAATCATCATATACATCATTTGTGGAGATTCAAAAATTTCACCACTACTTCTATCTTGTACTAGATACTTGTCAACTACTTGACGCAAACCTGCATAGGTAAAGTTTTCATCACGTTTGTGTTTGATGTATTTGTTAAGTTGTTTAATTTCATCTTCAGAATACTTTTCAAGGATAGCAGGATCATACACACCTCTTTCAATATTTTTGTTAATCATTTCTTGTAAAGTGATTGCATTGTATTGACCAAAAGATTCTTTATAGATAGGATATAATAAAAGTCTTGCCGCCGCAAATTGATAGTTAGGTGCGTCTAACGAAATAAGATCGTTAGCACTCTTGATTAAAATTTCTTGAATTTCCGCAGTACTCATACCATCGTAAAACTGAATATTTGCATTCATTTCAATTTGTGAACTACTTACATGAGCAAGTCCTTCACAAGCCTCTTCCACTACAAAATGAATTTTATTCACGTCGAGTGGCATTAACGATCCATCACGCTTACGAATGTGGATACCTGCGCCGTTTGACATCTATCTTCTCCTTAAATTTAATCCTGTTAATCTTTATGATGTTGTAGTGTATTTATTGTAGTGGTATCATTGGATATATGCGTTGTGAAACAATATTAGAGGGTAAATCCGTCTTTTGGCAAACCTCATTTAGTTTGTAACATAATACATATTGATCGTCAATAATGACCGGGTACATTACCTCATCGTTTATTGTATCTGTACAGATATGTATCTCAAATTTGCTTTGAGAAAACCTATCAGTTAATTGTAAACTATAACACACTCCAAGGCTATTTGTAAAGTCACAAATTTTATTTTGGCAAAGTAGTTCCCAAGGATCAGGCCAAGTCTTTTGATCCCAAGGATCAACACTTAATTTACACTTATTAAGTGTGTTATAATGTTTTATCACATCTTCAAAGGGAGTCGCACTTGTTTCTAAACGTTTTCTAAAGTTTATCCAACTGGAGAGTTTGGTTTCGAAATTTTCTTCTTGCATTTACGACTTATATTTTACTTTAAAAAGGATTGAACCAGTATCACTAGTTGTAGTGTTAATCATTTCGATAACGATTGTATCAGTATTACCATCGCCATCTTCATCCGAAAGAACAGATCTAAACTGTAGATTATTTCGAACTGTATCATCACCTAAGAAAGTAAAGTCGTCGCTTGTAGTTGTTGTTCCGTCTGCTCTGTTAACCAAAATGTCCAAGACACCTTCACGTAGTGCATTCACGTGTGTTGATTTATAAATGTATTCAACTTCAATATTTTTAGATACTTCACCGGATGCTCTTAAAATTCTTACATAACTGTTCTGTTGTGTAATAGGAATTCTATAAGAAAATCCGTTTTCAAACACCCCTGGACCTTCAATGTCTGGAGTATATTTGTAACCTGAAATTAATGTTTGGTTAAATGACAAGTCACTTGTTCTATCAAAGAAGTCATTGTTACTGCTGTTCGAAAGAGCAGTACCTTCTGTAAACTTGATAGTTGAATGAATAGCGTTTGCATTAGCGCCACCTAAGTTACCAACATTTACAAAACTATTGTTTGAACTAGTATTGTAATTACCAATATTAACTAGGATACCGTGTTGGTCAATATCTCTAAATTTACTATTTGTTATAAGGTTACGTTGTGGACCATGTAGTTGTCCTTGTGATCCAATAATTGTATTCAAGCCAAGTACAACACCGTGACCTAATGTAACAAAGTCGACATTTGAAAATGTATTGTCTACAACATCAAAGTCGGAAAACACACCATAAGCAAAACCTTCGATTAAAACATTATTAATATAGTTGTCGTTAGTGCTTACACTTGTCGATAAACTGTTTAACCTAATGCCAATTTGGTCTGCGCCAAGAGCATTGTTTGCTTCCCAGATACCTTTAATTGCTAAATCTTCAAAATGACTGCTACGACAACTTTGCAATTTTAATCCTGTGTTAGTCGTTTGTTGTAGTAGTGTTAATCCTTTAATTGTAATCTTTTTTGCTTGATTATTAAATGTACTTGTTGCATCAAGAGCATAACTGTTTGGACTACTTGCTTCATTAACTGTTTCCATGATAGGAGCATTTGCTGTTTGTACAATAACAGTCTTTTCACTACCTTCACCAATAATGTTTGCATTAGGTGGAATTCTTAATGGAGAAGAAAGGTTATATGTTCCTGCTGGAATCACTAACGCAATTCTACTAGGTACACTACCTTTACTTGCTGGGTTTAAATATAATTCATCAATTGCTCTTTGAAGAAATACTGTTTGATCTGACCCGTCGCCTGTTGCGCCAAAACTTTTAACACTAACTGACTCGTCTAATCTTTCTTGTAAGGAACGTGTAACAGGATTTGTAATCGTTGGTCCTGTTTGGATAGTATCAATTTCTGCTTTATATTCATAAGTGTCTGCAAAGTTAAAAAGATTGTCATGTTCAGTAATAACTTTAGTATTACCAACTGCTGGCGATCCTTCTGAAACAGAGCCATTACCAATGTAAAGTTCTCTTGTGTCTACTGCCCAACCAAACTCGCCACCTGCTAATTGCGGTACTCCCGAGCCTTGGTTCTTTTGTCCTCTACGGACTTGAATACGTGATATTTGTACTATTGCCACTTTGCTATACTCCTTACATAGTATTTATGCAAAACGGTCATAGTACATATATACCCTATCCCACCATTTTGATTCCCAGTGTTTAAATTCGTCTGGTGTTAGATCAAACTGCTGGTATTGTAGGTCTCTACTGCACATAAACACATGGCCTTCTTTAATGTCGGTGCCATACACTTCGTTGTGTGCAAGAGCATAGGCTACAAGTTGTAGGTAATAATCTTCAACCCATTCTTTTTTCTTGGGTTTGTTAGTTTGTTTAAAGTCCATGATAGCCGGCTGGCCTTTGTATGTTCCTACAAGATCAGTCGTTCCTGCGTAAATTTGAGGGTGATACAGGTTGATTTCACTACCCCATATTTCGTCTACATCTACCATAGCATTTTCTTTAACTTGCTCAGCCATCTTATGTGCTTGTTGCGAATAAGGATTACTTCCTGGGTGTCCCCATTCACCTGTGTCAATATAATCTTCTAAAAATTTGTGCATACGTGTTCCAACACTTGCGGCTTCAGTAACAATCTCTTGTGCTTTTTGTTCGCCTACACGTTTCTTCCAAGCAATTAGATGTGTCTTGTCTTTTGTTTTATCAAGTATAGTTGTAACACTTGCAACAGCATTGCCGTCTGGACAAGCATACAATCGTTTGCCGTCTACTTGCTGTCGTTTGATTTCTTGGTAATCGTATCTATTAGTAATTAAACTCATAATTTATCCTATTGGGCAGGTTTCCACTTTGCTTCAAAATTAATAACCAAACAACGCCTCTTGTGTTTATAAGGATAAGTTCCGTGATTAACATTACCATTCATGATAATTGTTTTGCCAGGTGCTGGTGGAAATTCGTGGAATTCTATTTGTGTATTCGGGTGTGCCATCATGGTATATAGACACCCATCTTGTTTGAACATTTCATCCTGTTCTTTATGATCAAAGTACATAACTGTACTAATTAGATTTTCTTTGCCTGTATGATTATGAATGCCTTGGTAGCCATAAGGTTTGTATTCAATATACCAAGATTGATCTGGTTTAATTGATTCTATTGGAATATTTAGGTTTTGTACTTTGTCTAACACCCAGGAAATATATTCAGATGATATCGAATTAAGATCAATGTCGTGCTGTATTCTATCTGGGTATGTTACAGTTTCTTTAAAACTATCAATCATAATCCTATGCATAATTTCATAGTTATGATATTCAGTTTCAATTAAAAACTGTCCTTCAGCAAAGTAGTTATTATCCATTCGGAGTGTCCGGATTTAGTTGAGTTTGCATTCCTGGAATTGCTTCGTCTGGTTTGTAGTATTCAAAATCAAAATCAACAACAAAACTTCTTCTAGGTGCTTTACATGGATATACTCCATGCCATACTCTGCCATCCATTAAGATAGTACGTCCTGGATACGGACCAAATTGATTGTATAACATAGTACCATCTGGATGTGGCATTAGTGTATAAAGCATTCCGTTCTGAGGAGTCATGCCGTTCTGTGTGCCTGACACTTCTTGTTGGTCATCCATAAACATAACCATACTAATACATAACGGTCCATGATGATGTATTGCTTGATATCCGTAATCATAATAATCAACACACCAAGTCTTACTTACTTTAATACTTTTAATAGGTAGCATATATTTACGGATATTTTTCATAACCCATTCACCTAGTTTATTCCAATTAATATCGTCAAACTTTTCTTTATCAATTGGCGGAAAGTTAGATGCTACTGAAGGTTCAAATTTTGTTTCTTTAAGTGTTTCACTGCTAGGAAAGCCTGCAACCTCTGGACTGTCAGGATTTAGTTTGTCTGAGCGTACTACTGAACCGCCAAACTGTGGAAGTATAGCAGGTGTAATATCGTATTGGTAACCATTAAACGTTGTTTTGATTTCACTTTCATCTTCGCCTCTAAACTTTTCATTTTCAAACAACGGCAAAAACTCTTCGTAGAAAGGACACTTTGCATCAATAATCCACTGATTATTTGCACTATGGAAATTAGGATCAATACTAAAATCTCTTTGTATATTCTGTCCAACTTTTTTAAATGTCATTAACTTAACTCCTTAAATGCGGAAATAACTTCTGTTCCGTCCTTCTAGATTAATAGTAAACACAATTCTATCTTCATCTGTTTCATTCTTTTGGGTTTGGTGTGTAAGCCATCCAGGGAAGATTAAAACGTCATTTGTTTTTACACTAACTTCTCGCCAGTAGTCGTGTATAGTGCTTTTAGGAATACGACTGTATGCTACCCACTTATCTCTTAATAGTTGTTCAAACTCAATATTACCACCATTAGGAGGATTAACAACGTATGTGCTTACTACCAAACTTGACGATCCATGATCGTGTGGCATAGTCCATGCACCTTGTTTATGTAGGTTAGTCCAACTACCTGTAATAACAATGTCTGAAAAATCAACGTCCCATTCACGTAGAGCAATTTCTAACTTTGGATATAACCATCTAATAAAGTCTTGGTTACATTCCCATTCGTGTGGAGGGTTTAGATGTCCTGCTGATGAACGTCCGCCATCTGCTTCAGTCTGATGTAGTTCTGCTTCTTTATCAATATAGGATTTGAACTGTTCGATGTCGAATCCTGGTTCATAATGATATTTGTATACCAAATTTGGTACTATTGAAACTTCTGACATTCTTTACTCCTTGTGCTATAGTATATAACAAAAGTTACAAGTTGTCAAGTAAATTATGAGAGTGCGTTATCTGTTGCTCTTTGAGCCATTTGGTCAACTTCGCCGTCTGCAGGCTCTTCACCACCTGTCATTGGTTCTTCGGAGTCTGTTTTAGTTGCAAGTGTTAATCCCTTATCGTCAAAGTTTTTGATAAGTGGTTGAATATCTGGATTAGCATCATAAATCATTTTGAAACCATCAAAGTCAAACTGTGGTGCTTTCATATTACGCATGATTTGGTTTAGTGCGTCCCAAGATAGATAGGCAGGCTGATCTTGATTGTCAGCACTACCTATCATGTTTCTTAAAACTTTAATGAGAATGTTTTTGGAAGGTTCTTCTTCCTCAGATAACGTTAGGCCTTTTTTTTTGAATCAGTTAATAACTGACCTAATCTTCTGCTTCTTAGTACGCTTTCTCGTTTGGCCCTGTCTGCCGTTTCTTCTCCGCCTGTTGCTGGTTCACTTGCGGCAAATTCGTCTGCTACTGGTTCTTCAGCACCGGCTTCTTGATCAACTGTAGGTTCCATTGCTGGTTCCTCTGCTGGAGCCTCACCTTCTGCTCCTGGCATAGTTTCTGGTCCGCCTTCGCCTGTTACAATGGCTACGCCACTTGTTAGTGCATCACGAGTTGTTTCGAATGTTGTGTAAAGAGATTCAAGTGCTGGTTTTACAGTATTAACAAATTGCTCACTTACTTCTGAACCTAGTTCGTCTCTAATCTTGTCGCCTAGTTCTAGCATTGATTCTGTTTGCATTTCTGCTGTATCTTCCATCCAGCCTGTAATTCTGTCAACCATGTCCTTAGCGGCCATGACCAAAGTTGCTTCTTCTTCAGCACCTTCTTTTACTACAGACTCATCTTTCTTGCCAAAGTATTTCTTTTGCTTGTCTGACATACCTGAGTCTTTGCCTGATTCTTTATCTTTGATAGCCTTCTTCATAGGCTCTTTTTTGTCACCATCTTTGTCCATATCAAGGAAGTCTGGTTTTGCTTCATTAGTTTCACGTTCAGAAATTTCAGCGTTAATAACATCAAGGAACATTTTTGCTTTCTGATAAGTGTCGCTAGTGTTTACAGATTCAAACTTTTCACTCATTTCAACTTGACTAAGTTGTGTACGTAATCTATTACGTGCATCTTCGAGTTGTTCATTAGTAAACTTCTCTATTGCAATACGTTGTCCAAAGGTCTTAGCAAGGCTCTCATTTAGCGCCTTTGCTGTTAATGGTTTTCTAAGTTCTTTTAATTTCATAGTTTTTGTTCCTTACGCTTAATGTTATTTATCATTATTCATCAAATATATAGTGATCAATCTGGTCCATAGTATCGAACGTTTTGTCCTTAGCAATCTCAAATCGTGTAATAATTGCTTCTTTACGCCATTCATCTTCTGTTTTTTCGATAACATTCTTATGAAACAGGCTATCCATATAGTGTTTACATAGCAAATTATCCAAACTTAATATGTGATCGCAGTCGTGATCACGGTTCTTTTCACGTGCTTTTGCGTATGCTATAGCACCCCTTTTACTAAAGGTTTCTGCTACCCTTTGATGTGTTTTAACATCAAATACTAAAAAGCCATCTCTCGACTTGCGTATAACAGTATTACGTATTCTAATGCTTTTACCTTTTGCATAAGGCAAATGTACTTCTTGCAATCCTTTTTCCATGATTGCATTAAGTTCTTTAATTATTTCGTGGTTTTTCATTTGCGATCACCATAGTCATACCGTTATTGCGTATTTTAGTTACCAAAGCCTTGCGGATAAGGTTTTCAATAATGAACTGTTCATTCTCTGGAAATGCTATTAAAGGAGTAACGTTTTGTAGTCTTTCTAATATTCGAAATTCATCGTTACTCATTTGCATAGTAAAACCTTTAAAGATTTCTTTAATCTTCATTATACTACCTTCTTTGCCGCTGGTGTACCAACTGCCTGATCTGCTTTTTGTTTTACTACACTATCTAAATCTTTTTTAGTGTATACAAATGCATTAGGCTCGCCTGGTCCTGGTTTTGGATTCTTCAATATAACTTGATCGCCCTTGACATCATCAATGTCGAATTCTTCTTCGCCTGCCCCTCCTTGTTTAGGCAAAGATAATTTATTTCCTTTTTTGAGAACACTTTGAGCAATATTATTTTGTGATTTTTGTATTGCTTTAACTGCTTGTTTCCCTAAGCCTTGTGCAACATTGGCCGCTTTGCCCATTGCTTTAGTACCTAACTTAGCACCTGCTTTAGCCGCCGCACTTCCCATTGAAGCACCAACACGACCAACAGCCGCCGCAATAGCAGGAACCACTTCTACTACTACTTCTTCTTCTACTGGCTTAGTAAAGTCTTTTGCTCTCATTATTTTTTAGTCCTTTTTCCAGATCTAAAGTTTTTCTTTAAGTGAGACTTTTTATAACGTCTCTGTGTTAATGGCTTATTCGCTTTAGTCAAACGTTTTGTTAAACCGCCTGCTCTCTTAGTACGAGCAGTTTTAACTTTCATTACACTACTGCGTCTTGCTTTTGCTCTCTTAATATTTAACGAACTTCCAACTTTTTTAGTTGCTGAACAAGTGCTAGGTTTTGCAACAATACGTCCTTTACGTGTACCAGAGGTGCAACGATACTTACGAGTAAGTTTACCTTTGTCTCTCCCCCAAATTTGAACAACACCTTCTGTAAGTTCAGCAAATCTCATTTTACATCTTCACACAATTATCAACGGTCTTGCCGTTTTTCTTTTTGGTGCCCATTCTTTTGTAGCCTTTCCAGCATACTTTGCCGTCAACACCTTTTTGCTTTTCTTCTGAAACAAAACGCCAATTTGGATTTCCGCATTCGGAACAAACATAGTTGCTATCTACTTCATAAATTTTCATACTATCTTCCTCTTGATGCTTTATTTAATGCTTGTACTCTGCGTGAAGCAGGGTTAATACGTTTTGTTCTACGTGCTTTACGCATCATCTTACCGCCTATTCTTGCACGAGTCTTTTTCATAGTAATACGTGCTTTCATATTAGGTGCGGCAAAACACTGAGCCATGCTTTTAACAATACGACCTTTGCGTCTTCCAGTTGTACAACGAAACTTGCGTACAACCTTCTTGCCAGATCTTGCCCAAATCTGCTTTTCTGATAATGATTCTGTGATTTCTCGTACTAGCATAACAGTATTTATGCCAGTTAAACGTTAGTTTGCGTTCATTAGGATGACAACAATAGTGGAAAGTAGTCCTGCTACGATAGTGCCAGTTGCACCAATTAGTACTTTAATCATGGACTTGTTGCCGTGTGTAATATCTTCGTGGAGATGCTCGACCTTTTCTTCGATCTTCGCTAAACGTCCTTCTAGGACTTCATATCTTTGAGCACATAAATCAACGTGTGCTTCTAAGTTTTCTTTTTCTAAGTCAGTGGCTCTTGCCATCTTTATCTCTCCGTTCCTTAGTTTATCGTGGAAGGGGCCTAATAATTGTAACCTATGTTAAGATGTAATGTTTGCCTTATACTATTATTTATTATACATCCAGGCTAATATTATCTGCTAACATAAAAACTATGTTAGTTGCTTCACTATCTTTAGTTCTGAATGCACTATTATTTATCGTGATTGTCTCTGTTAACCCAGCAATTACAGGTATTAAATTGAAATCCTCTTTTAGAGCATCAACACTTGTAGCACCTTCTTGTTCAACAGTAAACTCAAAAGTCCAAATACGTTGCTTACCTGTAAAGTTTGTACCAAACCCTAGTCCGTCTATATCTGCGTCTACTGAAACAGGATCATTTTGAAAGTATGGGTTTGCTCTCATACCTAACACTTGTAGAAATGTATTCCAATTTGCCTGTTGATTAATTGCTTGTCTATCCTCAGACTTAAATTTGGTTAGGCCAGTTTTGGTAATGTCAATTAATGTAATAACTTTGAAGTTCATACACTTACTTATAGTCATAAAAAAAGGGCCCGAATAAATCCGAGCCCTTTTCGATAGTTTCTTCTAAACTATTAATTAAGCAACAGTTACTGAAGAAGCCGCTGTTACAGTAGCCGCTGAAAGGTCAAAGTTATTTGGACCAACTGCGTCACCTAATGCACGGATTCTAGCCTGTAAAGAAGCCGCGTCATCTTTGTGACCGTCTACGATTACAGAAACTGTTTGTGCTGAACCTGCTGAGTAGTACATTAAAGGTGCTACTTCGCGGATGATTGCTTCCATTGCTTCGTTAGCGCCATCGTCTTCAGTTGTTAATGCCGCTTGTGCGTCGATTACGAACGCCGCAATTTGTGCTGTTGAATACACAGTACCCTGTGCATATTGGCCGAAGCCATTTACTCTTGTTACGCCTGCCATTTTATTTCTCCTATAAATGTGAGTAAAAATAAACGTTATTCTTACTCGGCTCTAATGGCCACGCATCGTTCTCTTGATGCTTTGTGGTTACTATTATTTAGTCTTTTTTGGAAAAATATAGGATTAACGGCTCTTTTTGGCTCGATTATGTAATGCTCTTAGCATTTGAACAAATCCCGGTCCTGCTTTAACAATATCATCTACCATTTTAACTACAGGTGCGTATGCTTGAACGTAAGGTGCTGGTACAGCCTTGCCGTCTTTTGCTTGGTCTAAAAACTTCTTAGTTCCTACTAGACCTTTTGCACCAACTAGGTATCTATAATATTGTAACTCAGGACCGGTTGGAGTAGCCAAGTCAGGTAAACTTACAGTTGGCTCGTTGTCTTTAATTCTTGCATTTTCTAAATCTTTAGTACGAGCAAGTTCTTCAATGTAAACAATAATATCACTGCTTCTTAGTTTTGCTCTAACAGCAAGTAACAATCGTGTAACTGTATTTTGTTTTTCTTGTGTGCTAAGGGAGTTGTAGTTAAACAAATTACGTCTAATTGCTTTGTAGTCAGTGTTAGTAATGTTTAGTCCGCCTTCTAAACGGATAAGTGTTTCAGTAGGTCTTATTGCTGTGTTGTTACCTACTGCACTCAAATATCTATTTAAACCCATTGTAGGCAAGTTAGTTCTCATACGTACTGCTTTTGCACTTTCAGGGTCTTTAAGTTTTGCTAAGGCTTTGTCGTCACCTATAACAAAATAGATAAAGTTATATAGATCTGTACCAACCATTCTAAACTGTTGGTATGGACCATATGATGTTGTTTTCTTTGCGTAGCCTGCCGCATAACCTCTAGTGCTAGGAAATAGTCTTAGAAGTTCTAAACTTAATACAATTAAGTATAGTCGTTCACAACAATCTGTATAAGACAACTTGGCCTGATCAGATGAGTTGCGAGTCATTCTCGCTTCTGCTAGGTCATTAAGGAATGAAAACTTTTCTTCCGTAACTGGAAGTTCGTGTCCACCTTCCATGGTTGCCCACTCCATTGCTGTAAACTTTTCTGCCATTATGCGTAGTTACTCTTTTCAACACTTTGTGGTTGATACTTTTTCAAAAATGCGGCGACCATTTCTTTTTGTCCGCCTGCACCTAGTAGCATACCTAGTGTATCTGCGTTTTGTACATCTTTAGTAAACTGACGTTTAATATCAGGCTTAACTCTGTCTGTAGTTAATAGCATTTTAATAACAGTGGCTTGTTCAGCATTAATTTCATGCTGTTTGCCATCGTCTGTTGTTACAGCCTTAACTGGATTTGGATTGCCTCTTGAGTCAAGTACTTTACCTACTTGTACAATCATAGGTGTTTGTTTGAAGTCTGGATCAAGACCAGCGTCATCGCTGTCTGCTGGATCCATTTGTTTCTTCATATCTGCAAAATCATCGTCCATATCTGAATCAATGATAAAGTCTGTTGCTTTCATAGTATTCTCCCTTTTTACTGCTCTGTTTGCTTTACTAAAACCTGAGCGATTTACTAGTTTAATATCACCACCAGGGTGTGCCAACACATAACCTTCACCACCTGGGGTATCACCAATACTTGCTTTAATGTCTGTGTCTTGCTGTTCTAGTTGATTAATAATATCATCTTTAACTGACATTATACTTGAAACAGTTTCCCACATAACTGAAAACGCTTTAATGTTTTCTTTAACGTATTGAGTAATCTTTTCTTGTTTAGGCTTACTAACTTTACTACTGCTTAACCATTGAATAAAGTCTTTACCTAAATTAGTTAATCCCGAGTCAACTTTGCTGTTCATATACGTATAAAGTATTTTGTCAAAGTCTGACACTTTCATTGCTGTTAGTTTATTTCTATCTAATAAACTATCAATAGCACCTGCATTTTGAGTTACAAGATTTTTAAGTTTATCAATTCTTGTAGTATCAATCTGTGGTGATTCTTGTGGTGTTATTGGAGGAAACACTAACAAGTTATTTCCTTCAAACATACCGTAATCTTTTAATGGTGTTTCACTACCATCTTCGTCTACTTCTCTATGAATAACTACACCAACTTTACTTGCACCAATACGCTTACCAATGTCGCTCTTAGCGTCAACTGTATAAGTTACAAGTTGTGGTTTAAAAACGTAACGTCCGTCTTTAACAGGCGGTGTGTCAAAATATAACATATCACCTTTAAAGTATCCTTTGTGTGATAAAGGAACAGCCTTCTCAGCAACAGTATAAGCATTTTTCATATTAGCCGCTAACTGAGCAAAGCCTTCTGGATTCTTTTGTGCGCCTGGACGATTTAAAAACATTTTTTCAACATCATCTGCTGATTTAGTTTTGCCGTCATATCCTTTTGCACTAAAGCCTGACTTGTCGGTAAACACAAAGTCGCCATCTTCATTGCGTCCAAAGATAACTGCTGGCGAGCCGTCCCACTTAATAGTAGTAGCACCACGTCCTTCGTCATTAGCCATACTAGCCAATGCATCAACAACACGTAGAGCACCTTTACTACCATTAAAGAATATTTCATCTTCTGCGTGTTGAATACGTGCTGGCGCTTCTGTAACTATTTTTATTTCGTCAAATCTCATTGTGGTAGTACCAATCCTTCTTTTTCAAAAAAGTCTTTAGCATCTTTTACAAGTGCTTCATAGTTTGGATCGCTTTTAATTTTTGCATTGATAGTTTCAACACTTTTTAAATCACCAGCGTTTGAACCATCACCTAATAAAATCTTAGCAACTTCATCAGGGTCTTTAGTAACTTCTTTGTTTGTTAATCTATCAACTAGTCCATTAGTCGGAGACCATTTGTAACCTAATGCTTTTGCAATAGATGCCATCATGATCATTCTATGTTGTCCTTTAAATTCGCTCTTCTCATCACCTCTTAAAGCAAACTGCATAAACTTAGGATCACCAAACATTAAATCAGTTTGTACAAACCCAAGTTTCTCATTGCCGTTAATAGGAGTTTTAAAATGTACACTTATACCACTCTTTGCAATCCATTGTTTAGTATCATCGTCTGGGTGATTCTTTTGTACCCATGCACTTAATTTTGATACAAGTCCGTCTTTGTCAACACTTGCTTTATCAACAGCAACATCAAGGTCACCACTAGTTGGTTTAAGTCCTGTACTACCGAGCATATTGTTTACATGATCAAGACCTGTAATTTTTTCAAGCCATTTAAGTGTAGGCTCAACATCTGCTTTGTTAATACGTTGTGTTGCTGGTTCACCTTCTGGTGACTTAAAAACGTTTCCACCCTCGTTTAAGATCATTTCTTTTCCTTGGATTCAATTATTTTATCAACGCCACGTTTGAATTTACGAGGATCGCCACTTCGGATACTATTAATAAACCTGCGTTCAAGTTCATTAGCCGTTTCGGTATCATAACTTTCAGCAATACGATTAAGCAAATTAATACTGCTTTCAATAAGATTATTACCAGTGGTCTGGATCAGATGGTCGTTGTTACCAGTCTGCCTAAAACTACTAAGTTCCTCTAGGATTGATCGTGTACGTTTTCTCATTTTCTTTTCCTTATGTTGTATTTAGTGTATTAAATAACTTTGTTGTCGTCAAATAGGTTGACAGCCATTATAATAGGTTGTATACTAAGCAAACAATATAAAAAGCGGGTGTAGCATAATGGTAATGCACTGGCCTTCCAAGCCATGTATGGGAGTTCGATTCTCCTCACCCGCTCCAAACAATGCAGGAATGGTGTAGTGGTAACACGACAGTCTCCAAAACTGTAAACTGAGGTTCGATTCCTTGTTCCTGTGCCAACCCTCTTTTTGCCTCCATAATATAATAAATACACATATTATAGGAGGGCAAAAATGGGTATTTCTGCATTTAATTTTAAAGAGCGTAGTCTTTTATTTGCTAGACTGGCGCAAATAGCATATTCTAATATAGATGTTGCTAAGAAACAAGCAAAGAAGTTAGGGTTTACTACAGTAGAGTTTTACGAAAAAGACGGAGCACAAGCATATCGCTTTATGAATAAAGAGGATCTTGTTATTGCTTGTAGAGGAACAGAACCAACAGAGTTTAACGATATTAAAGCAGATGCAAATGCCCTTCCTGTTATTGCTGAAACTATTTCAAGAGTACACAGAGGATTTAAAGCAGAAGTAGATGAACTATGGCCAATGGTGCTAGAAGATTTACAACGTAAAGCCAATGACAAGAAAAAGATTTGGTTCTGTGGACACTCACTTGGAGCGGCAATGGCTACTATTATGTCAAGTCGTTGCCACTTATACCCAGACGTAGAACCTGTGCAGGAACTTTACACATACGGATCACCAAGAGTAGGCTGGCCTGGATATGTAAAGAGTCTTGGTGTAACACACCATCGTTGGGTTAACAATAACGACATTGTAACAAGAGTTCCACTTGCTATTATGGGTTACAAGCATCACGGTGAACAACACTATCTAAATGCATACGGCAATGTTCGTAAACCTACAGGGTGGCAACTTGTTAAAGATCGATTCCGTGGAATGTGGATGGGGTTAAAGCAAGGCAAGATTGATAACTTTTCAGATCACAGTATGGTAAACTATTGTAACTATCTTGAAATGTACGTTTCAGGAAAAGAAAACAGTCAAAGTTAATCTTTACGAATACGTTTATTATATTCAACTGCTTCTTTTAAAATAGACAGGTCAACATCATCACGTTGGCCTGTTTTTATGAGTGCATTTATATCTTTAGGAAAACAATGTCCACCAAAGCCACGTTCTTCTGTGATGAAACTATGACTATCTCCTATACGTTCGTCCATTGTTGTATAGTGTGCTACAGCGTCATATTCGATGTCTAATGCATCACATAGATCATACATCTGATTAAAGAAACTAACCTTTAGTGCAAGGAAACTATTGCGAACATACTTAGCAAGTATAAGTTCTCTAGGTTCTGCAATTTCGATGCCTACTCCAAACACATTTCCCCAGAAGCAGGTACTGGTACCACCGATTAACATTAGATCCATTTTTGCTAGATCTTCTACTGCTGTTTTTGCCCTAAGAAACTCTGGAGAGAAGTTTAACATACGATTAGGAAATGTGTCTACCAACATATCCCAACCTTCTACCGAGATTGTGCTTTTGATTAGAATAGGTACATCAGGAGATGATTCAATTACTTCGTAAACATTTTCCATTTCACAACTGCCATCAGGTCTTTCAGGCGTTGAAACACAAATAATAACTGCATCTGTGTCTTGCGGAATTGGTTTATTGTATTCTGGCCAAGCAGGATCTACAATAGTAATGTCATGCTTGTCTTTTAATACTTCTCGATGTGCTTTGCCTACAAAGCCATACCCTGCAATAGTAATTTTCATAACTGTAGTTATTTTGCTTTGCTTTGTAAGTCTGCGATTGCGGCTTTTATGGCATCCTCTGCCAATACTGAGCAGTGAATCTTAACTGGCGGTAAAGCCAATTCTTCAGCGATGTCAGTGTTTTTAATTTGCTGTGCTTCTTCAAGCGTTCTACCTTTAACCCATTCGGTAAGTAGACTACTTGATGCAATGGCCGACCCACAACCGTATGTTTTAAATTTCGCATCACTAATCACTCCATCTTCGCCTACTTGAATTTGTAGACGCATAACATCTCCACAGGCAGGTGCTCCTACCATTCCTGTTCCTACGTTTTCTTTCTTGGGATCAAAACTACCTACGTTGCGAGGATTCTCATAATGATCCATTACCTTGTCGCTGTATGCCATCTTTCTCTCCTATTTCACAATACTTTTCTTGTTGGGTGAAGAAGTCTTCTTCTTCCCAGTCGGGTGCCAATCTAAACTGTAAGGGATTGCCAGTGCGTTTTGAATACGCTCCACTGTATTTAACAACGATTGTATCATCTTCATATAGTATTTCCTCTGCGTAGGCCGGGTGTAATGCAAACGTGTTCAGGACAAACGCATATATCAATACTGCAATCAGTAC